CCATCAGAGTCAAGACCGGTCCTATGGCGCGAACGACCGATTGGCGCCGGTTTTCGAATATTTTGCTCCTTATAACCTTCCGAATGACCTTTATAAAAACTTGGAAGAAATGACTGGCCATTATAGCCGCTGGAATTTCGAGGACAATACGAAATGGCGCAATACCTTGAAATTATATCTTGAAAATAAACAGCCGTTTATCGTTTGTGCGGAAAATGTAGAATCAGTGTCTCATTATTTTACATGGGATGCGTACAATACACCGGTTCCCAAGGTCGTGAATGACTCTACTTTTCCCAACAAGGGTACGATTTGGGGTGAACTCCGGAATATTGTCCATTTCGTTTTTTGCGAACCATGGACGCTTGCACTTGAAAATAAAACTCTGCTGATTATTTCTCCTCATGCTTCTCTCATGAAAGGCCAAGTGGGAAAGCCTATATTCCCTGTCGAGATATTCCGGAATAATACATTTATATTCATGGAAAGTATGGGTCCAAGGACTATTTTACCCGAATTCGATGTGGCTTTGATCGATTTCGTGAATCCGGTTGCATGTGCTCATTTTCTTTTTACGACCAAAGGGAAAAGCACGATTTGTATGGGAAAGGCGCTTTCTCTCATGTTTGGACTGTATGATGTCGACGATATACAGACATTCCAGGATCTTTCCAAGATTTTCTTGAATCAATACTGGAAGAGAATCTAGGTTGTTTGTTCTTGCAGGATGGTTTGTATGGCGTCTTGAATTCGTTTTCGACATTGGTTTTCTCTTATCGATTTTTTGCCGTGGCATTCGCGACAAAGTGCCATGAGATTGGATTCCTCATCGGTTCCTCCAAACTGTAAGCCGATTATGTGGTCGAGTTCGAAATATGGGCTTAGGGTCATTTTACACTCTCCACATGCATTTTCTTGTTTGTCGGCGATTTTTTGTCTTGTGTCTTTATTGATTTTTTTCCTGCCTTTCGTTTTAATATCCGTTTTCTCCAAACGGATATTGATTTTTTGTATTTCTTTTTTCATTTCTTTTTGCAATTCTTTTTGCATTTCTTTTTTCAGTTTGTTGATTTCTTTCTCAAACGCGAGTTTCATTTCTTCCATTTGCTTTTGGTGATCCTTTTTTGATATTGTTTCTGTTTTTTGAGGTTCATTTTGTTGCATTGGAACACATGTATTTTTATGTGTGTACAAGCTTTGTCGGTGATAATATTTTTTACCGCAAGCATCGCACGCAAAAGAAGGTAGGGGATTCCTTCTATCCAATTTATTTATATGTCTTCTACATTTCATATGTTGTTGCAAACATTTATTGGATTTGAATGACATCTCACACGTTTTGCAATGATGTTCCATGACTTATATGACATACATATATCTAAATCTTAAGTATTTCAATTTTTCAAAGAAATTTTCTAGATTTCTCTCCATGAGAACTAAATTTTAAAGAATACTTTTTCATTTTTTATTAAGCAATGTAGTGGAATCCAATTCCGGAAAAGGAAAGAATTCTGGATTTTGCTAGGTAAATCGATCCATTGAAAAGTTTTTTTGAAAATATTTGTTGGACTCTACTTTTTTTTTCTCCCCCCCCCTCATTTTTTATAACAAAAATGTCATAAAACAGTGACAAAAAAAGATTACTAGATATTATTGCTGCTTATAGTTTGAAAAGATATCAGTTTCTATAAATAAAAATGGCACTGGGTGGCTTAAAACGATGACAAATTCGTATAAAAAGTACCGAAAATAGTTACATTTACGAATTATAAGTCCTATCTATAATGACAGTATTCCATGGAATAGTGACATTTTCCTATTATGGTAACAAAATGATGACGGAATGTCCTGAATATAATGCAGGATCTTAAAAATAGTGACAATTGTGCATATTTCTATACCCAGATATATTTAGGTATATATGGAATGTGGCTTTTGAAGAGTAATGAAGACGTCTCACAGCGAGGATTATTTTGCGATTAATGACACAAATCTAGTTCCGATTAAAAGCACATAAATATTTTTCTTTGTTTTATATATAACATGTTTTATTGTAGTACTTGTAATGTCGCATTCTCATCTAATAAAGGATTGCAGCAACACATGAAAGGCAGCAGACATATCGATAGATTAAACGGAACTACAAAAATATCAAAACACTCTTGTGGGAATTGTGGAAAATCATACTCCCACCGACAAGGATTGCACGTACACAGAACGACCTGCAAGCAATCCAAGGCTCCGGCAGCTGAAACTACTCCTACTCCTACACCGTCCGTGACAGAAATTCTAGAAGAACTTAAAAATACCGTACTCGAAGAACGCAAACAACATCAACTAGAGCGCGAAGAATACAAAAAAGAACAACAAGAGCTCAGAAACCAAATATCTATTCTTCTGGACAAACACACAACCAACAACATTCCATCTTCCACCACAAACAACCACAACAATACCAACAACACCAACACGAACAATATCGAGACCCAAAACATTACCATCAACATCAACGCATTCGGTAATGAAAACACCGACTACATAGACGACAAGGCGATCATAGCATGTATCGGTCGCATATATAATTCGATTCCTTCTCTGCTGGAGAAAATCCATTTCGACCCGAAACATCCTGAAAACCACAATATCAAAATCACCAACAAAAAGCTACCGTATGCATCCGTCATGGGAAATAATCAGAAATGGAAAACCGTGGACCGAAAAGATGCAATCGAATCCATGGTCAACAATAGTTACAATATGCTGGATGAAAAATATACCGAAAACAAGGATAAAATCTCCGAGTCCAAACAACAACACTTTAAAGGATTCCAGGCCAAATTCGAATCAGAAGACAAAGAACTCATGAAACAACTGAAAAACGAAGTGGATATGATGGTTCTTAATGGAGTATAAGTAAATTTAATATCAAAAAATAAACGTTGATATTAACTAAAATACCATGATTTCAGGGATCAATTTGCTTCGGAACTGTGGAGTAGTGATATGAACAATATTTTTGGCAGGTTCTTCTTTCTTGGCCGGTTCTTCTTTCTTGGCCGGTTCTTCTTTCTTGGCAGGTTCTTCTTTCTTGGCCGGTTCTTCTTTCTTGACAGGTTCTTTCTTAACGACAGGTTCTTCGACAAAATGCACCGACTTTTTCTGCTGTTCGGATTTCGCCTTTTCTAGTTTCAGGGTAATCAGTTCCCGTCGGACCTCTTCCAGTGTTTTTTCCATCGCCTTTATTCGCTCGTCTTTTTGCTGACATTCATTCTGGAATTGCTGGACGAGGCCAACGATCTCATGCTGAGTTAGCGCTCTGTCCGGTCCATTTTCACATTTCACCATGATTTGCGGTACACCACCAGATTGTTGTCTGGCATGGTTTTCTTCGTATTCCTTCATCATGCGCTTTCTCTCGGCATCAATCTCCTTCATCTGCACGAGAACATCCGGTTTGAAAATAGGATCACCAGGCAGATATTTTTCAAGTTCCTGGTCAATGTTTTCCATGAAATAATCTCGAATTTCTTTTTCAAAGGGTTTCCGGATAAACATATCCACGGTCTTTGGAGACTCTCGGAACAACTCATTCGGCATTTCAAGTAAAATCTTTTTATCAAACGTGTTTTGGGTATGAGAGAAAACCAAGATGGTTTTAAGAGGATCTAATTGGACAAAAGGAATAGTATAATTCTTAAGGAAATGTTTCTCTTCTGCTAGAGCGGCTCTATCCTCATACGATGTCTGATCCAGAAGTTCTCTACGAAATGCAAAGGTCCCTGCCGTCGCATGATTCGGGCCATACGGGCCGGCTTGATACATTTTATGGATATGCTTGAAATAAACATAGATTTCACTCGAACCGGCACATAAGGCTTCCTTTTTTTCTTCCAACCGTTCGACCGCATGCGAAATACGTTCAGGAGGATAATAATCGTCGTCGTCCATGTAGACAATGATCGCACCAGAGGCTTTTTTATGCATGAAATTGCGTTTTTCACCCAAAGGCATTTTCTTATCGATTGCAAAATATTTGATTTGGGGTATATCTGCTGCGTCAAGCAAGTCTTTGATTTTATCCGTACCGTCATCGACAATGATCCATTCTATGCGATTTTTCGGATAACTTTGGTTACGAAAGCATTGAAGCATGGATTTAATAAAAGGTCGCCGGTTGAAAGTTGGCGTACAAACACTAACAAACGGTTTTAGTTCATTAGCCTTTGTTTTCTTTTTACTGGACGGCATAATAATATAAATTCATCAATGAAAGAGTTTATATTATTTTACTGGATTAGATATTGTTTCTTTGTTCATCTTGTTCCGATCATCAAAATAAGGGTCAACTACTTCTAATGTGGATGTGCCATTTCCCGAAAAAGCATTCTTATAGTGTATATAACAAATAGCTGCAAAGCAAACAAAAATACCCAATCCGTTAAAAACCCCAGTAAGAACTCTGATATTTTTATCAGTGGTGAGCTCGATTTTTTGCATACGGTACATGAAAAACAACATCCAAATAAAAAAGACGAAACAAGAAAACTTAAGATTAGATTTCAGTAATAGAACTGATCCTAAAAAATAATTCAATTGACCGAATATGGAGGTTTTATCTGTTTTACAGTTGGCGTCAAGTCCGCTGTAAATTTCTTCGTGGACTTTTGATTGAGGGGGACCAAACGAAGATAGATATCTGAAAAATAAATACCACAACAACGCCATGGTTAACGAAATCTGGGCAATCGGCGCAACTAGATGAGAGATAATGATGTGACATAAAAATGAAAGGAATCGAGTGATTGTGGAAAAATACCACATAATGGCATTTGAAAAAGTTAACCCCATATAGTTTGATAAATACGCGATAGCGATAAGCAAATGAACTTGCCACGAGGCTTTCGGCATTTCAGCATCTTTGATGAAACATTTGAAAAATGCGGACCGACATTTCGATAAAAAATTAAACACGAAAAAAATCGAGGCAAAGAATGCTAGTAAATATTTGAGACATGGAAAATCATCAATACCAAGTGAGTAAAAAATGGGGCCAATACGGGTAGTGAGAACACGAATAAAGAATTCGGTAGGATACCATAAAATAGTCCCTAGTACTGTAAAAAAACTCACAGCGACCCATTTGAATTTCGTGAACCAACCTTTCGATTGTATTTTAGGTTCAGTTTCTAATCCATAATCCAATAATACATAGGTAATCCAAAAAGTCAACAGCAAATAACCGACTTCCACCAGAAAAGTCCTGATAATCTCATAATCAGCTTCTTCTTGGGTTCTCGTTTTCGTTTTATCGATGCTGCTGTCCTGCAAAATTTTGACTAACATTCGAGATGCAAAGTTGATGATAATATTGGGTATATTGAAAAACACAACCACGATCATGTAAATCAATTTAAGAAATTTGGGTTTTTCACCTTTGGTGTATTTTATGGGAGGTTCAAGACTCTGGAAAAATGTGACGGTTGGATTGAGCGACTTTTCGTAATCATCAGCTTTTTTCTTCGCCAAGTCCTTTTCTTTAAGAACTTCTGCCGTTCTTTTTTTCTCTTTCGCACTAGGATTTTTTATTTGCGTCAAATGTGCATATTCCTTCTCAAGAGCACGCTGTTCTGCTCTTAATTTTTCAAGTTTCTCAGTCCCTTCTCCGGGAAATAAAGTGTCAAACCCGCTGGTAAACTCTTCTTTAAACTTCTTGGGTCTTTTCTCTCTTGTATCATATACGGTTTCAAACGGTGTAATGTTTTTGAAATTGTTCTTCATTTTATGAACTTGTTGAATAAGATCGTCAATCGCATCATCCATTCTCGTTATAAACCTTCTTCCTATATTTTTTCTGTATTTAACGTGCATACAAGGTACCGACACTTCCACCAATAAAAGACAAGACATTATATCGCTCTTCGAACAAAACCATATTATACGTGTATTCAAACAATCTCCAATTTTGTTTATTTACAGCAATCGCATTCCCTGTGACGGCATCACAAATAATATCAAATTTCGACCCTTCTCGGTCGATTTGTGGAGCAAATGTATTGATTTCCAATTCTACTTTTTGAAACATGCCTAAATTAATAGCCCCCGATGGTTGATAAGTCAAGGGACTCGTATCTAAACAAAAGTTATAACAATACAATCCTTCTTTAGCACAGCCGCCCGTACGCGTATATTTTTCAACATAATCGAATACTCCTCGAGGCATAGTTGTTTCACGATATTTTCCATCAAGTAAAATACCACAAGTGATGAGTATATCCTTTTGGTTTTCAACCGAGAAATTCCCGCTGGTAAACAGACCAGTATTACCATCCACATCAAAAGTTAAAAACGCAGGACATCGCCTAACATTTGTGGGTAATCGACGATAGGCCCAATTTGTATAATTACTCCATTCATTTCTCAAGTTCACGTCGTTTCGTTGTAAATACCACATCCAACTCGAGACCATTCCTTTCGAATCTAGTTTCACGTTTTTCGTCCCAGAGATATTATCATATTTATACGTAAAGACATCCTTGATTAAATAGACCTGATCTTCTTTTGCAAAGATTTTCGCTTCTTCTTTCGAGAGAAACGCATATGTTGATATCAAATGTATATCGGCATTCCAAGTATTGAATTTATTGGAATAAGCGGTTGGGTCCGTAATGTTCTTTTTCAAGGGGCTTTGTAAGAAACGATACATTTGAAACCGGTCTTGGTTAAAATCCGGTTGAATATATGGAAAATCGTTTAGTGGATCGAAAACATCTCGAACTTGAAATAGTTCTTGGATAGGTCTCAGTGTGACGCGGATTTCGAGTTCATGATATTGCATGGCAACTAAAGGAAGTGCACAACGGCTATTTAGTGTAAACCAAGAGTTAATGGGGATATAAATATTACGGCCTCTTATCGATGGTTCAACTCCAACGGTTGGACTAGTCAAAGGGTATGTGATGAAGGTTCTATCACTTGTAGTATCGTTTTCTTCTAAAAAAACCGCATTGGGGTAAGTATTTAACCGGTCATGTGCCAAAGCTGGATTGTTGAGTTCAATGACATTCCCAGACATTTTATTAAATAACAACTTTTTCTCTGCAGTAAAGTCGCGGTCGACCATGGCCGCCAAATATTCTCCGGAATACTTGGACAATGTAAATGCCCCACAAACGATTTCAATTTCTTTGATCATATGAGTACCTAAATCTTCAATCCAACGAAACTCGTATGGTGCAAATTTTCCATTTGTCCCCGTGTCGTCGGCTGCAGTGGTCGCATTATACGATTGTCTCGGATATATAGGACTCCAGATATCGGGAATCGTGAGTACAAGATAAGTATCCATGACCAGTTCGGCGTATCGAGGCATTTTAAAGGTAAATGTGGATTGTTCGGTCAGACGCAAATCTCTCGTTCCAGTGAAATCAATTCTGAACTTTTGTAGACCGAAATTGGTATATTTCGAGTAGGCAATACGAAAATAAGTCTTGTCTGGATTACCCGTTAAAAATACATTGGCATTTCCTACGGCGATTAAATTTAAAAGTCCTCCGGCCATCTTATTTATTATATCCTTATGTATTATTTCATTATTATTTTTTCTTCCTTCATTATATAATGAAGTTGACCATTTTTCAGAAAATATTATTGGTCGTCTCTTTAATCATATGTGTTTACATGTTTTTCCATATAAAAATGATGAGGGACAGATATCATAGTTTATATGTGAAAGTACAAGAAGGATTCGCCACCACCACGAATATAATCAATGTAAAAGCAACCACACCACCTACCAATTTCGACAAGTATTCCATAAAAGCCTCCGCAAATAGTTGTTATGATGCGACGGGTTTTGTCGAAATAGGCAGCGAAGAAAATCCCAAAGGACTTTACAATGTAATCAAATCTGGCTGTCGGTTTCTGGACTTTGAAATTTACAATGTAGACGGTGAGACGATGGTTGGTTATTCGGGAAGTTCTAGTTTTTCAAGTTTAGAAACCAATACTGTAAAAACCGTGGATGTGCTGAATAAAATAATTGATTGTGCATTTACTATTCCAGCACCGAATCCAATGGACCCTCTGTTTTTACAATTTCGCATGAAAACAAACAAGGGGTCTTTGTACGGAAATCTGGCTAAAGAAATTGATAGTGTGTTGACCGGCAAGTTGTTGGATTTGGGAGCAGGAGCTAGTTTCGATAGCAAGTCATTGACCGATTTACTTGGGAAAGTAGTGGTGATTATTTATGCAATGCCTCCGGGCGAAAATGCGAAATCTGAATTGGACGTGGATATGCAAAAGGTTTTCGATGAAGAAATGGGTGGCCGGTCTTTTCTCTTTGTCAAGGGTATTAATTCCAGTTTCAATGAGCCGTATAATATTTCTCCCAATATCAAAGTACAAATGCCATTGATAAATGACTTGATTAATGAACACGGGAATCGACCCAAACTAGCCGTAAATTCAGATGCTATCGAGAAATCATTCGACGTTCTAAAATCCAGTGTAAATATCATTCCATACAAGTTTTACGTGAAAGACGAACACTTGATTTCGTACGAGCAATTTTATAAAAACTTTGCCTTTATCGTGAAATAAAATCCATGATCATGGGGAAAATCGACGAAATGACTTGGGCACATTCTAGAGCTACTTCGCGGTGTTCTTTTTGAGTTCCATTCGCACAACGCAATTGAATATAATGTATCCATGAACGTAATGTTCCATTCATGTACATTCTTGAAACCGTCATGCCTTCCGGAAGAACAGCGCGGGCTTGTTCTTTCGCGATGCCATTCTGAAGCGCCCATTCATAGGTTTGTTTAGAATGTTCCGCTAATTGTTGCTGTTTTTCGGCCCATTCGATTGCCAATTCCTTGTTTTCCGTTTCAATACTATTTTGCCGGTTTTTCTGGTCTTGTAACCTCGCTTCTCTCGTTTCGAATCCGAGAGAAGCCTCTGCATATCTCTGGGAAAATTCCTGAAATGAAAAAGATCGATGTCTTAATATCTGCCTACAAATATCTCTCGTTGACACGATTTCTAAGCAAACTGAAACCATTTCAAATGGAGACCAATGCTGATTTCGAATGAGATATTTCAACAGCCGTTCATTGGTTTCCGTATTGGATTGGTTTGCTGGATTTGATACACGAGCACAATATGCGATAGAATCTTGAAGAGATAAACCCGGTTCTAGTTGTTGTGAATACGATACGAGTTTCACCTGCATTTTTAGGATATTAATATAAACAAAATCAGTTTATATTATTTTTCTGCAAGAACTCTAAAAAATTGATACTATGATTTGAGAGGACCAAATAACGCATAGCTAATAAATAACATGGGGATCAAATATCTAAACAAGTACTTGAGAGAAAACTGCACACAAAAATCGATCCGGAAATTGTCCTTGCGACATTTGAAAGGAAAGAAGATTGTAATTGACACTAGTATCTATTTATACAGGTTCAAAGAAGAACATGCGCTTTTCGAAAACATGTTCTTATTAATGTCTGTCCTGAAACACTATGAAATTATACCGTTGTTTGTATTTGACGGGAAACCACCACAAGAAAAAAAGAAGTTATTGTTGGAAAGAGTTGCGAAGAAAAAAGAAGCACAAGAAAAAGTAAATGACTTGAAAGAGTCATTGACAACTGATGAATTGACGCTTCATGAACGTAAGCGAATCTTTAAAGAAATTGATGATTATGAGCGTCAGAGTATTCGGATTACCAATACCGACATTGAGCAAGTTCAAAAACTAATGACTCTTTACAATGTCCAATTTGTCGTTGCACCGGAAGAATCCGACCAATTGTGTGCATATTTGGTCAACAAAGATATTGCATGGGCTTGCATGAGTGATGATATGGACATGTTTCTATACGGATGTAAACGAGTCCTCCGACACACGAGTGTTTTACATCACGACGTTTTGTTGTACGATACAACGGAAATATATAATGAATTGAAATTGTCAAAGACGAACATGACGGAATTGTTGTTGCTCATGGGAACTGACTATTATGATTCGCAATTAACGAAAATCCAGTCATTCGAACAAGTCATGACCTGGAATAAATTGTATGAGAAAACCAATAGGAGCCAACAACATCATCTTTACGATTGGTTTGTTGGTCAAGGGTTCATAAGCGAACATGATAAAACGGTTGCTCTCCAGACATACAATTTGATCAATACGCAATACGAATCGGTCAAAATGTGGTGGAAAAATCAAAACACATGGACTTTCCAAGAAGGAGAAGAGAATTTTATCGAACTCAAAATGTTCTTATCCGAATATGATGGGTTCGTGTTTTAAACGGTAGGGAAATATTCCCAATCCAGATACTCGCATACTTTTTTCCAGATCATGTCTTGTTCGAATTGTTTGATTCTGTCTTTCATCATGGGAATATACGGTAAATATTGTTTTTGGTCAAGCAAAACACACAATTGGCATAAAATATATGTATAATTGAAAAAGTTGGTTCGGGTAATCGGGCAGAAAATCGCCCACGGTTGCTGGATTTCAATGAATAAGACACACAGCGTTTCATGGAGTTCTTCACTCATGGTCGGGGGTTTGATGCCCAATATCGAGTTTATATATTGGATATGTTCGAAATATTTGTTGTAACCTAGAATACTTAATATATTCCGCATTTCAGCATAATTCAAGTCGGTCAATAATTTCCGCTCTTTGGCAATCCTGTTTTTTACTGCATCAATCACTTCGTCTGGTATTTTCGTAGTTTCCTTGGCTTGAAATTGAGAGAGGATTTCCTTGAAATGATTGAGACGGATATATGCGGTATAGGATACTTCATTTGGCATCTCTTTGTTTAATGGTTTCTGGTTATCAATCATGTGGATTAGAAATTTCCCGCACTTGACATTATTACAAATAAGGACGCCTTCTTCCTCTAGTGGGACTAATTCGCCTTGGTTGCAAATGAGACACGTGTGTGAAGAAAGCACATATTCTTGAAGATAATGGATATCGCCATTAACGTTTTTCCAGTATTGATGATATAGGTTTTTCGATTGTTTGTACGTGTCGCTGGTAATAGGCGCGCCGCCCTTGGTTGTAGCTATTTTAAAGAAACTGTTCATAGTATTGACATCCTTGTGATTCACACCGCTCGAGACTTTTTGTTTGTCTTCGTAGTAATGGAAAATGAATTTCGAGTTTTTTAGGAGATAGTCCGTCTTTTTTTTCTGCAATTTCTTTACTTCTCGTTTAATGTCTTTAATTTTCTCTCGAAGCTCAAAGTATTCTTCTGTTTTCTCTTTCGTCTTTTTTTTAATTTCATTACGTTTGCGAATACAACTGGCTTGTTCTTGATATAAATTGGGGATTGTTTCGCGCTCGATGACGAGAAACATGTTCATCATTTCTTGATGTTTTTCGTCAATCGTTTGTTTTGTATCGGGTTTATCCATTCTGTACTCTTTACCGACAATGTGTTTAATGTTTCATATATATTTTCTTTGAAAATAGAAAAGTTTGTTGCTATTTCAAAATTGCAATAATATAAATACAATGTGTATTTGTATTATAATGGAAGCGAACATACAACATATAAATGTGTACGACGATGGGTTAATTGAAATGATTGTTGTTTGTAATTCCTGTAAAAAACAAAATGTTCATACAATCGCCCATGCATCAACTAAAAGTAATGATAAAATTACTATAGATTTTTCAAAACTTGGAAAAAGATGTTGTAGTAATCACGGTAAACCTGGAAAACCAGATACAATGTGTTGTGCTAATTACAATTTATATCAATAATTTCCATTTGTATCCTTGATGTATTTCGTTCGTTTTCATGACTTCTTTTAATTTGTTAACCGACATTTGAAACAATTTACATATCTCTCTATTTGATTTATATGTATTAAGTACCAAATTCGTTCTCGGATCTATTTGTTGAACTTGTTTTCCACTATTGGGGACATATTTTTCTGGAAGGGTAGAATGAGATAAATATTCTTCTTTCATGACATCAGAGCATCTGTCGAAAAAGTTCCAATAATGTCCGCTTGACACGGATTGTTCTTGAATTGCTCTCGTGAAACTGTTACATTTCATATTTCTGGCTTCTACCGCTTCTTTTTGATTTTTATAAACTGCCAATATCTTGGTCTTTTTAATATCAATCATGGCAATGAAATGAACTTCCGGTGTCTTGTGTCTTTTATTTATGGTTTGTTCAAGTTCGTTTGGTGGTTCTGAATTACGTTTCACAAAAACCCATCGATAATCTTTGTAGATGGTATTATTCTTGGCGGCATTTCTCAACGATGCGGGAGAGATCTCTTCCATATTTCTCTCCACATCGGCAGGACTGTCCCATTTTTTTACCCAGTTTTTTAAATCGGTCGGTTCATATTGATAAACGACTGGAACTTTTATTCCATTCTTTCTTTTCTTTATCGCGAAAACTGCTGTAGCTGCTTCTTCGATAAGTTCATCATCGCTCGTTTCGTCTTCGTCGCTTTCATCGACTTCGTCGTCTTCATCGACTTTGACTTCAACCTTATTATTGTGTTGTTCTTTTTCTATTTTCTTTATTTCTAATTCAAGCTCTTTTTGCTTTATGGAGAGCTCTTTCTGTTTCACTTTGAGTTCGCTTTGTATGATCATGAACTCTTTTTGCTTGATATCGTATTCGCCCTGTAATCGTATATTTTCGCTACGTTTTTCTTCCAATTCCATTTTTATTTTCAAACTCTCGGGTTCAGATTCATTATAAGATTTTTTAATATGGGATATTATTTTGACTATTTCCTCATATTGCTCGTTGTTTACCAAGTATGTTTCTCTCGATGGTGCATTGTTCTTTTTGACGTCTTTTGTATAAAGAAAATTCTTGATGAATTTATTTTTACGAATTTGTTTCTCACAATTACAGTTGTTATGGACTTCGAACACATTCAACAATAGTGGATAATCAGTGTTGTAGCTATTTGAAATATTCTGTGTTCTCTCTTTGATATTATCTGTATGGCCAATTTTAATCACGAATTTATCTTCTATCGTGAGAAGTTTGAAAATGTATACAACATTCTTTTCATCAAATACATTCAAAAATATATTGTGATTTTTCAACGAACAGTTATACTCCATTATTTTTCTGTCCACTTCATTTTCTGTTTTCAACTGATACATCCCATTCACCCTTATTTCTTTTATCGTTTTCATCATCCATCTTTGAAAGGTTGCTGCGATTGGTTTCCTCGAACGACCTAATAATCTATAAAGGCCTAACTCGGTAAGAAAATTTGTGTCTTTTATTCCATAACCGGTATAGTTCGAAACAAGGTAGCATTCTTCAACGTCGAAATCTTTTAAAGCAGTGCTGATATTAGCAATGCCCAATATTTTGCCGATTTGATTTGCTTGAAACAAAGGTTCGTCAGGTGTTCCTTTAATATTAATATGGTATTCGTCGCTTCCATCGCCTAGCAAAGTGAATGCTCTCAGTATGTCCATGATGTATTATTACTATCTATTTATTTAAGTTGTTTTAGACAATTGTAAATATATTAAAAATCAATTTTTAAAAAACACCCTTAAACTAGGTACCTTTCTTACCCCTAGTTTCAAATGAGGGGTCCCTCGTTTGAAAAGAGGGACCCTTTTTTTCAACATGTTTTGTATAAAAACAGTTATATACAATGTAGACAAATTTTCGCGAATTCATATCTACAAAACCGCCCAATGTAGACAACGTGTCAAATAAATGATTTTGTCTGGAAAATATTATCTTTAGGCATAATATATATATAATAAAATGGCAGGAGCTCTCATGCAAATTGTCGCTTATGGCGCACAGGATCTATTTCTTACCGGAACCCCCGAAATTACGTACTGGAAGGTGTCTTACAGACGCCACACCAATTTTGCCATGGAAAGTATTGAACAGACTTTCCAGGGCCAGGCTGATTTCGGTCGCCGTGTAAGCGCTGTTCTCTCCCGCAATGGTGATCTCGCATATCGCACATACCTCCAAGTTACTCTCCCCGAAATCAACCAGTCTAATGCCAAGAATGCTCGTTGGTTGGACTATGTCGGTGAACAGCTTATCTCGATTGTTGAAGTTGAAATCGGTGGTCAGCGCATCGATCGCCAGTATGGTGACTGGATGCATATCTGGAATCAGCTCACCATGAGCTCGGAACAGCAGCGCGGATACTGGAAGATGATTGGTCACACGACTCAGCTCACCTACATCACCGATCCTACTTTCGCAGCCGTCGCTGGACCTTGCGCTTCCAGCGGTGGACCTGCTCAGGTGTGTGCTCCCCGCAATGCTCTCCCCGAAACCACCCTCTATATCCCTCTCCAGTTCTGGTTCTGCAAGAACCCTGGACTTGCCCTTCCTCTTATTGCTCTGCAGTACCACGAAGTCAAGATCAACATCGACTTCAGACCCATCGGCGAGTGCTTGTGGGCGGTCAACAACCTTGCCGGAACCTCTGATATCAAGGCCACCTCTGCTTATTCCCAGTCACTTGTGGCTGCCTCCCTCTACATCGACTATATCTTCCTCGACACTGACGAGCGCCGCAAGATGGCTCAGAACCCGCACGAATACTTAATCGAGCAGCTTCAGTTCACGGGCGATGAGTCGGTTGGTTCATCAAGTAACAAAATAAAGCTAAACTTCAACCATCCTTGCAAAGAACTCATCTGGGTTGTGCAGCCCGACAGCAACGTCGATTACTGCTCGTCTCTCGAATCCGGAGAAGTTCTATACAAGACTCTTGGTGCTCAGCCCTTTAACTACACGGATGCCATTGATGCTCTTCCCAACTGCGTCCATGCTTTCGGTTCCCCCGAATCCGTTGGTGGAACGAACCAGTTCATCACCTCCCAGGGTCTTTTCGAGATGCCTGGTGCAGGTGGATTCAATATCACAAACGGCTTGGCAAAAGGCAACGGTAACGATTGGCAGGGTCAGCCCTTCGGCGACGGAACGTATCTGGCTGGTGTTTCTGATGCTGGTACATTCGTTCTCGCCGAAACTGCCCTCGACATGCACTGCTGGGGTGAGAACCCTGTCGTCACTGCCAAGCTGCAGCTCAACGGCCAGGATCGTTTCTCTGAACGCGAAGGATCTTACTTCGATGTCGTTCAGCCTTTCCAGCACCACACTCGTGCACCTGATACTGGTATCAATCTTTATTCCTTTGCTTTGAGGCCTGAGGAACATCAACCAAGCGGGTCTTGCAACTTCTCGCGAATCGACAACGCTACTTTGCAGCTGGTTTTGTCTTCTGGTACCGTCGGAGGTGTTTCCACAGCCAAAGTCAGAGTTTACGCCCTATCTTACAATGTGTTGCGCGTGATGAGCGGCATGGCTGGTGTAGCATACTCGAATTAAACATTTTTCTCTTGATTTTTTTATAATAATATTTAACTAAGGTATTTATTATAAAAGCAAAAAGCAAAAACCCTCATATCTGGCCATCACCCTTCTCTTCTTTCTTTTTAGCTTTTGAAAGCAAAAAACAAATTATTAAAAGCAAAAAACAATATAAACAAAAAGCCCTATAATCATGTATAAGATGAGTCTCGATATAGTAACACTGATTGAAAATAATCCAATTACCAAGTTCGATGGTCAATACAATTCAACCTTGATTGAAAAGATTAAACTTAATTTCTCGCCATTTGAACAACAATTATTTTTGTCAAATTTGTACTGTAATATGAAGTATGACCACAAAAAAGATTTTGTAGTCGACCTTGATAATATATGGAAATGGCTTGGGTTTAGCCAAAAAAATAACGCCAAGCTATTATTGGAGAAAAACTTTACCGTTGACGTGGATTTTACGATACGAAGTTCCAATAAAAGATCGATCCAGGGTGAAAGAGGAGGTCATAACAAGGAAACGATCTTATTGAATCTTGAGACATTTCGAAAAGTTTGTTTGAAAGCTGGAACGAAAAAATCAGATGAAATCCACGAATATTTCATCAAGTCACAAAAGTTTTTACAAGATATTTTTGCAGAGGAAAGCAACGAATTAAAATTACAGTTGGAACAACAAAAAACAGAAGAAGCCAAAGCAGCGGAAATAATAAAACAAGAATATGAACTCAAACTTGAAACGCAAAAAGTACTTGAAAGAGAAAAAGTACTGTTGAGAGAGTATGCAACAATTGGAGCCATGTTTTATATCATGAAAGTGAAATCATGGAAAGAAAACAAACAGTATGTGATCAAAATCGGCGAAAGCCGGCGCGGTGTTGCGGATAGGTACAAGGAACATAAGCGTAAATACGAAGAATGTATTTTACTGGATTGTTTCGCAGTCAATAAAAGCCGAGATTTCGAGACATTCATCAAAGAACATGATTTGATCAGACCCAATAAATATAAAACACTCGAGGGTCATGAAACCGAATTGGAACTATTCCTGATTGGTAAAAACCTTTCTTATCAGACCCTAATAAATATCATCAATACGAATATAAAGTATTTCAATCACCATGACTCTGGAAAGTTAGAACTTGAAAATGAACATCTGAAACTTTTACTAGAAACGAAAAACAACAACAACAACATCAACAACCCTAACCCTGGTTTCAGAAACGAATCAATCCAAGAATTAGTCCAAACCGTGAAACAATTGTCCAGTAAAATAGACCGACTTGAATCCATGATAGAAAAACTAGTCGTCCCTCCCAAAGAAATCCCAAAAATCGTCACTGGATTTCAAGACCCGTTGAAAACGCTCGGACCGAGGGTGCAGAAAATTAACCCGGAAACGTTAGAGTTGGTAAAAGTATATGAGAGTGTTACAGAAGTCATAAAAGAAGATGGTCGTATCAAACGGCCAAGTATAAACAAGGCCGTCATGGACAATACTGTATATCATGGATTCAGATGGTTTCTGGTGGATCGAGAATTGGACGCAACTATCGTTTCAAGCAACATATCTCCTACAAAACAAACCAAAGTCCAGAATCTAGGATACATTGCTCAAATCAACAAGGAACAAACTGAAATCATAAATGTATTTATAGACCGAAAAACAGCAGCGCATTTCAACGGATACGAGTCGGTTTCTGCTTTAGATACTCCGGTGAAAAACTTTTCTCTCACAAATGGGTTTTATTATAAAGTCTATACAAACTGTGACCAAACGTGGAAGGAAAAGTTTGAAGAACGAATTAACGGACCGCCGCTTTTATACAGGAATGGGGTCGGACAATATGACCTCCAGAACAATCTACAGAAAGAGTTTTTATGTAAATATGATTGTATGAAACAATTGAAAATAAGCGATAAAACGTTGGCAAAAGCCCTGGACAAAGATAAACAATACAATGGATATTTGTACAGGACAATCGGCGAAAAACTCAAATGTTTTTGACGGAATATCATATAAAAGCTTCTAGAAATATAAAAATAAATGGAAACGCTTAAGATCAATTACTTCAACCACGCATCAGAATTATGTGAAATCGGTAGAAAATATGACACTGACAAGTCATCACAAAGAAACAACGTGACGGATATCAGACATTGTCACCCGTATACATTGTTTTACGAAGGACTTTTCAGGAATAAAAAGAATGCAAAATTAAAAATAGCCGAGTTGGGAGTATTGCATGGTTCATCTTTGCGAATGTGGCAAGAATATTTTTCCAATTCTGAAATATACGGGTTCGATTATCACGATGATATTTTAGAAAGATTCAGGCAATCATATGATAATTCCCGGATAAAACTAGCCAATATGGATGTGAGATATGCAGACAAAATCAAAAAAGCGTATGCTGGCTTTCATGTATGTTATGATATAATTGTGGAAGACACGACGCACCAATTCGAAGACCAACTCCGGGTGATTGAAAATTCCGTGGAATATTTAAAACCAGGAGGGATATTAATCCTCGAGAATATCTTTAAATCTTATCATGAAAATTATTACATAAATAGATTAAATAAAAATCAAACGTTGAAACACTTTCAAGAATACTATTTTGTCGAATTGGACCATTGCAGAAGAAACTCGACTGGATGGAATAATGACAAGTTATTCGTATTGGTCAAGGGCGGAGCAGAACCCATATTTAAAAATACGAATAAAGTGACCATCATAACCCCATCCTATAGGATTCATAATTTACCGAAACTCAAAGACAGTATTCGTTTTGATTTTGTCGAAGAATGGATCATCGTATATGATGGAAGTAGAATAACGGAAAACCCGAATGTATTCAAGGACCAAGAACACGCCCATAAAATCAAAGAATATGTTCACACCAGCGAAGGACTGTCGGGGAATCCACAAAGGAATTTCGCATTAACAAAAATTACGAATCCAAATACTACATTATATTACTTGGACGATGACAATATAGTCCATCCGAATCTTTATACATTGTTGAATATACTCGACAATACCAAATTGTATACATTTAACCGAGAGAACGGGATCAAAGGGGATAATATCGGTGCTCACTGTATAGATACGGCCATGTTTATGGTACCGTGGCAAATGTGTCGTAATGTGAAATGGATCATCGACAAATATGAAGCCGACGGACATTATATCAAGGATTGCAAGACTCTAGCTAACGAAAACGTGCATATATATGTCGATAATGCCATGTGCTATTACAACAAAGTCGTTTGAAAGTATGAGTATAAAACAGGTAAACTAATAATATTCGATAGTAAAAGAACTGCAGAACCGAAAATAAGTCGCGCATCTATTGGTTTAAAGTTAAAACTGGTTCGAAAAGGATTGTATCGATACATCAGGAAAAAACATAAAAACAACTGCACCATGATATTCCAGACATAGACAAATTTCGGAATAGCGCTAAAAATGCCTAAAAAAACCAAAGCATAAATGGCTTGAATAACAACTAAAGAAAAGAAATAGAATCCGTAATGAAATTTCATGTAATATACTATATAAGTATAGTGTATTATAATAAAACAATGGAGGATGTATCAGTGATTGTCAGTACAACAACATTATCCTTATGGGAAAACAAGGTACCGGAAGTCGTGTTTACAGAAATGCGAAAACATTTCCAAAATGTAAACAGTAAACAACGTCACTTAATCGATACCTATGTTTCAAGGGACGATCCAAGACTCGTGTCATGTTTTCAGTTATTTTATGGGAAAAGCTTGGAAAATTGTCAATATGCCACCATTCGTAGTTTCCATTCTCGTTATGTGAACCATTATAAAATACTTCAACAACCTTGTTATTTAAGTTGTGTTTATCCTGAAGAAGTATATCTAGATAAAAAGGCGTGGATCAAATCACAAGAAAACGAAGAGTTTTCTCAAAAACTAGTTGAGAACGACGAAGTATTTTGATTATTCCTTTTTGGGAAAATGCCGGTTCACAAATTTCTGCATATTGAAATAATCAATTTTTTCATTTTCAGATTCAGGACCAAACAACGTTTTCAGTCTTGCATCAACTAAAATATGACGTCGGTTCTCAGGATTTTGTAGATTATTATCCGCAATATATTGAATCAAGTATTTGGTCACTTCCGTACGTGACACCATCGAACCCGTTTCCTTTCCCATGAAAATACATAATTCGTCTGAAACCAGTGTCGGTCGAGCGAAACCATGTGGTTTCCGTTCTTTTTTCTGTTTCGTGTCTATTTTATCCTGTTTTTGCATCATTTTTGCCAATTGTTTACGGATCGATTTCAATTCCGCTCGACATCCGTTAATATGTTTTTTATGGTCCTGCATCTTATTGTCTAGAATATCGAGTGACTCCATCATTTTCTCACACAAGGAAGTATTTTTAGCCATGGTCATATAATGTTAAAAGGTTTATATTGTTTTTTGAGCGAAACATTATCTACCCGTCCAAACTTTGATCATTGGCAAATGCCTCGCTTTTGAAATTTCCGCATATGTGAGGCTCCATTGAGTATATTTATGGATATTTCCATACATGGTGGTTGGAGAATGTAATGTTTTCTGCATTAAACAAGCAATGACTCTTTCAAACGAAGATCGATCTTTTCTTGAATTAACTAGACCTAATAATTTGCTAATATCATATTTACTGTTCATTTTCACTAGAAAGTCGTGGGTGATGATACACATGCAACCGAAGCAACCCTTCCACATAGATTTGTTTCTGTAAAAGGCGATCAAGTCGGGATCTTCAAAAACATGCAACATTTTTTCTTCTTCCAGTGGTTTATTCCAGTCATGTTCAAAATCCCAAAAAATTTTATATCCATTATTTTCCACACTGAAATCAATATATCTTTGTATAAACACGGAATCGTGAATAATGACGGCCTGGTCAAAAAGTTTGTACGAAAGGTAGTAATAGAAAGGCAAGAGTTCGCCCCTTTTTGTGAACTCGCTGTTTATTACAGTGGTTTTGTATAATTGATTGTTAAATACATGAATATATTGATAGTCGCTGTTGTCGTCGATGATGAGAATCTGGTTTTCCGGATAGAATTTTCGGATACATTCGTAACATTGCTTCCAATATATGCTGTTTTCTTCGTTGTTTACATGTCTAAGAATGATGAACCCGAGTGATGAGGACATGTAAAGTTTAAAACGCCCATTTTTTATATAATTTTTTGTTGCTTTCTTATTTTTTATATGTGCCGCATAACACATCCCACCACATAAAAATATGCCCGTAGTTACAATGCCTATATTGATGATGTAATTGAAGACTTTGGAAAACCGGTTCCCATGGATGTGGGAAATCGGAATGAATCAACACAAGAGATATAGAGTAAACCGTCCCAAACGCAATATAAGTCGGAGTGTTTATTTCTCTCACAACCTGCGAAGTGATCACCAATGGAACTAAAATCATGAAGCATGTATCTACAATTGATCCATCAAAGGCATGAAACCATTGTGGATGTATATGTTTATGGTGATATTGGTGTCCAATACGATACAAAGGTTTCCAATAGTGTTCTATGCGATGCATCACATATTGACCCGCGTCTTGAACAATCAACTGTGTCCCTACCAATGCCCAATGAATAGATCCATCGTGAACATAATACGAAGATGGCAACCATCCGCCATACCAAGAAACGCTTAAATAAATCCCGAGTAAAAAGATACCTTCGATTTGTGACAAATGAGATAAAACTGCATGTGCAAACACATATTTTCTGGTAACCACCAAAAATTCTGTATACCACCAAATATAACTTAACAATGCGAATTGGCCCACGATTACAGATCCAATGCCGTATAAAAGACCAAAGTTTAAAAATGCATTTTCTTTTATGTATTACTTTACACCACAGTTTTATATAAATGGGGGTTCTGGTTCCGAATCAATACCTTTCTAAAATAACTTAAGAGTAAAAGAATATTAAACCCTAAAATGGATACATGCGTCGTGTTGTTATGCAACAAGGCATATTTTGTGAGATTTGTAAAGACATGTGAGCTTTTGATAAAATATGGGAAATATAAAGGGCCAATTTGTCTCGTTATTGGAGATGATTTGTTGAACGACCCATTACTGAAACACGAACTTATCTTAAAAAACAACATAACCATAAAGCACTTTCCAGATATCGTCTTTCCGGCTGAAGTTACAAAGGCACTTGAAAACATAAGTAATCCGAATATCGACAAGAGGAATATTACGAAAAGTTTTCAGTGGCACAAATTATATCTTTTCCACTCATGGTTCAAACAATATAGGTATATTTTTTACATGGATTGCGGCATTACTGTTCTAGGTGATATTGCACCCATTTTGAATGAAAAGACGGAAAATAAATTACTGGCCCATTCTGATGCATATCCTTCATATGAATGGAAACTGCGAGGGCAATTTGATGCGTCTCATTTGGAGTTTTTTACAGACCTCGAATCGAAATTCAATCTGGACCGGGATTATTTCCAGACTACTGTCATGTTATTCGATACAAATATCATTAAAGAAAGTACATGGGACGAATTATATAAACTAGCAGTTGCATACCCGATCAGCCGAACAAACGAACAGGCGATCATGTGTCTTTATTTTTCTGAGGAATGGCAACAGATGAAAATAAGAAACGATGAAACGTATTTGTACGACTACATGTCAAGAAATCCATCGAATAAATATATCATGCTCAAATGGTTCTGAATTGTATGAAAAATTGTTTTTTATTGTCTTGAAATGTATACATACATAAATTTAAAAAATGGTTCTCGTTTCTCTTTCACACTCAACGAAACTCCTTACCGACTTTAAAATAAATCCTTATCAGTCTGCATACTACGATATAGTCATCCAGGTCGACACATATATTGCTACTGAACGAGAATATTATGAGATTTTATACAGTTTCTCTTTCCACCCACCGGATTATCCCCAAACGGATGAGGAATTGGAAGCCTTGAAAGTCGAATTACATCCATTCTTTTACGAGTCATCAGAAGCATCAGCAGATATACGACTGAATCAATACCTCGGTATCATGTTGAAAAATACATTTACCGCACAATTGATTGAATATTTATTAATGGATAATGAAACACTTGCCCAGTTTTCTGGACGAATGTCGCCTGAAGAGTATAGAAATAGTCTCATGTGGACAATATCTTATTTTGCAAAGGAAGTGAAACAATTACTAAAGAATGTATAAAAAATTGATGCTTCTTTTAAAACATGGAATAAATAAATAACAAAATGGAATTTATAAAGACGATGCAAATGCGTGAGGGTGTCGATGTCGGATATAACAATTCAAACATTCATCCTGAAAACAGAGAAGGATGTGTCGGTGTAAATGGTCTTGATAAGTCATTGCTTCTACATCAGGTGGTTGATATTGCATATAAGATGGAGAACAGACCGAATGTTATTGTGAAAGCTGGCAAGAATGCGAAATGGTATTTGAAACGGTTTCCGAAAGACCAAATCGATGTCGAGATTCAAAAACAAACATGGAGAGACACGAGTCGGAGTGTAATGTATTTAATTGAATGGATATAAACACTTGCTTGTAAAAAATTAAAAAAATCAATTAAAAAATTGATTTTTTATCTGGAAACATTCTGTGAACAAATAAACGAAAAAATGGCTGACGTAACCGAACCCCTAATCCTTAAGTTGGTGTTGAAATTCAATTGTCCTATCTGTTATGAAACCGTTTCCAAACGAGTTACTATGCCATGTAGTCATGCATTTTGTTGCAAATGTACAAACGAGTGGTTACAAACATGTAATGAAGAAAATAAACAGGTTACGTGTCCAATGTGCCGATATTCTTGTTTTTTATCAACCGACGAAAAACAGTGGGAAGCTTTCATGTATCATCATTTCGGCCACTAATTTATCAAAAAATTGAATCCAGCTTTAACAAATCAGTGAAAAGAAAGAAAGAATGAAAAAAAGCGAATCGTTGAATAGTTTGATAAATTCGTTACCGGACGACGTGAACCGGTATATTTACGAAGAATATTTTGTGGGAATCGAAGCTTGTAACCAATATTTACAATTACTGAATTCAAGGGAATCAACTAGATTAGAATATGCGCATCTCATACAACCTACCAGGAAATTGTTGGGAAATCCGTGCGCAGTAGAATATTTATGCAAAAAACATGAGATTTTTAATAAAATGTATAAAGAACACTACATAAAACACAACAAACTGTTTGTTCTTATGCAATTGCTCGACAGCTTTATTCTTTCAATTTTAATGCATCTGTACCATTAAAAAATATATTTAAAAGTAAAATATATTGTTTTTTTACATGAGGTGGGATTTGAACCCACGAACTCATAGAGGCAAGATCTTAAGTCTTGTGCGTTTGACCACTTCGCTACTCATGTCTTTTCAACCATAACATGATGAAGAGCGACCTTAAACCTGCTGCTTTCTAACTTTTTTCAATCCTTTTCCTCGAGTAACACTTTCGAAACCGTCGCTACTTTTCATGTCAGCGGAAGCCCTTGGTGTCTTTGGAGTCGTACCGGATGAGGCTCTTTGAACTCTCTTTACAGGACGAGGCTCTTGCTCCGAGCCATCTCCTTCTCTCGGAAGACGACGCGAAATCTGGCGGGTCTCACACATTAATCTTCCATTATTCATACCAGTGATATGTGTTGCCTGAAACTCATGTGTATCATTCACGGAAGTTGAGAGGGAAAATTCAACATATTCACCTTGGACCAAATATTTATATTGGGTATTGTTGACTTGAATCGTGGTATAATGCGCGAAAATATCATTCGTGTTTGAACCGTCAAGCGTAGTCGTGATAAACCCATATCCAGCCTTATTGTTGAACCATTTCACTTGTCCCATGTACCGACGCGGTTTACTTTCAGTTGACTCTGGCTGCTGCATTTCTTTCTGACTTATATACACATTTACGATTCTTCATTTATATTGTTTTCTAAATACAATTTATAGAGGAGTATAAAGAAACAGCACGATGAAATCGTTTCGGTTTATCCTAGTTCTTTTTATGTTCATGTTGATATTATTGTTTGTTTATTTTTGTAGTAAATACATTGCCTTGACAAAATTACAAGAGTCTTTTGAGGCGAGTATTTCAACTGAGACAAAAGAAATTATCGACTCTGAAATCTTAGAAGAGCCCCACGTGAATCCAAGAATACCAATGGTTTTAGGTAATTACGAATATGATACATACAAGGCAACATCTTCGATTCCCATCAAAAAATGGGGGGAAATAACGTACCCGGATTTAGCCATAGGTGGCGGGTATAGTCCGTTGCCTTTTGATATGTTCGGTGTCACGTTGGGATTCAACTGCGACAATACGACGGAAGGTTCTTTATTCTCCATAGAACCCGCTTTTGGTCAAGCGATTCCCTACTTTGCTATTGCTGTGTTGAATAAAAATATATCGGTTTTCCTGGGTTATGATAGAATAAATGAAAAAACGAAATGGTCGCCGAATACATATGACCGGTCTAAAATTAGTGCGGGTTCAAACGGAATCACATTGAAGTCGAATTTAAATATCGTAAATACCGACTATAAAAAAATAGAAATAACGCGAAAAAAGAATTCAATCGTTTTTTTTAATGTAATCACTGGCAAGATTATGGATACCATTGATATTACAGGGTTTAAAGTGTACTCATATATTCCGGAATCATCTTTTGTATACTGTGGTAGTTCAACTGGTCATGCCAGGACCATGGTTCATAATCTGCATATGACCAAGCCCAACAAATCGGTTATCGAATCGTTTGCTGGAACTACTGACGGGATTCAACCACTGGTAAATTCTAGTCTTGATATCAAGCATCCATGGGATAAATTAATATCATATAATGGCCACCCTGAAGCTCAATGGCTAATACTACGCGACTCTACTACTATATTAGATACAAAATATGATAATAACACAAAACGTACTATAAATGCTAAAATCGACATAATATGTCTAGGTGGTAGTTGTAGTTTTCGTCACAATAACGGCACTACAAAACCTATTTTAGCAGACACACTTACAACTATAGACATAACACTTACTCCTGGAGAGAACAACATTAGATTCGAAAGTACTGCTTCTACAAGTATCCTAGCCAGTTGTTATGAAACCATAACTTATTATAAACAGGGTGTTATACAAGCGTTTGTATCATCCAACAAGACAGGTTCCCAAGATCTTCAGAATAAAAAAGAGTTAACCGGGGATATCATGGTCAAACAAAAGGATGACAACATCGTCCTGACTAATGGCGACAAATATGTCATCAAAGGCTTTTTAAAACCGAAAACCCAGGGAACATATACGTTTGATATTATAGGTAAAGATGTACAATTAGACATAAGTAATACATCAATTACATTAAAACCCTTTGTAATAGAAACATTCAAGGGTTTAAAAGCAAAACTTCAAATTGCAGCACCAGCACCAGCATCATCAGCACCAGCATCATCAGCACCAGCATCATCAGCACCAACAACAGCAACTAAATCATCAGCAACATCAACATCAGCAACTAAATCATCAGCAACATCAACATCAGCAGCACCAGCAACAGCAGCAGCACCAGCAACAGCAGCAGCACCAGCAACCTCAGCAGCACCAGCAACATCAGCAGTACCAGCCTCTAAGCCAGCATCAGCAGCATTATCAGCACTTTCTTCTTTATTTTCTGCACAAAAAGCGCAGAAAGTTCAAGCTGCTGCAGCAGCACAGAAAGACCGTCAAGACACCTCAGCTGCAGCAGCAGCATCAGTAGCAGCAGCATCAGTAGCAGGAGCAGCAGCAAAAGATCAAGATGAACAAAATAAAAAAATAATTCTGTATCAAAAACTATTTGATAAACAACAAGACGACCTCCGAAAGGTAAAAGAATTGAAAGACCGTACAGAGAAGGCAATCAAAGAAGCTGCGAATAAATTAGCACAAGACGAAGAAATGCAGAAACTTGCCCGTGAAAGACAAGTAGAAATACAAAAACTACGAGAACAAGTGGAAGAATTGGCGCGTAACGAAGCAATACAAAAAGCCAATAAGCTTCTAACTGATAACCAGGTAACGTCAGTTCCTGTCAATATAAGTAATGCTGTTCCGTTTCATATTACGTTCAATAAGTCTCCTGATGTAGATTTCAAAGTGAACAGTGTTTTTATGGTTATGTCGGATGGAAAAAAAACGGTGGCCCAATCCGACATATTTTTTATACCTGCGACAATAACACATTTATTTTATACAGACAAGAAAAATTGGTTTTTACGTTAACGCAGCAGATACTGTTTCAAAGTAGCGACCATATTCTTACTGATTTTCCTCTTCTTCTCTCCTTCGCCAATCATTGTATTTTCAACAATACTAGGATCATTTTCCAGTGTTTGTATAAAGCGCTTCAAAGAACCTTCGTGTTCTCTCATGAGAGAAATAGCCGTTGCAGAACTTATCCCTGGGATAGAACACAACATAATAACTGCAATATTATCCTCGGTCACATTTTCTTTCTTCACTTTTTTCACCACGGTCGAATAATGCTCTTCCGGCATGGGTAAACTCTGAACCGGCATGGGTAAACTCTGAACCGGCATGGGTAAACTCTGAACATTCCATCTACAGTCATGAGGCATTGTACCTTTTTGGAATTTCCGGTCTATTTTATCGGCTACCCATACCAACAACTCGGCGGTCTCTTGTAAATTACATGTCCGGAAAACGCTGAAACCTTTAAATAGCGACAATGAAGCAATCGTCGAGAGAATCACCTTTTTCTGTTGAAATGAAGCCAATTGAGAATACATTCCCTCAATAATATATACCACATTATGTCTGGGAAATTCCGCACTATTTTCAAGACGAAACGATTGTTCAACATAACGCCCGTCTTTTATACTGGCTAATAAATCAAAAAGTGATTTACGTTCAATAAGCCATACAGGTCTCCCTTCATCGCTTTCAATAATGGCATCGCCTAGCGGTAAAGGTTTCTGTTCTACTTCGACAAAAGTACCATTTCCGTCATTTGATAAAACACATTTTTCATACAATCCAGTTTCTCTCGAGTCGATATATATTTTCATTTCATATATATATCAACAAGTCTTTATATTACACAATGGGACTATTTAACCAATTCTTCATACTTTCAAAATCTCGCGAACCATTATATGTTTCCAGTTTATGATCCACAATACGAAAAATATACGGGAAACCCGAAGCCATTTCCAACGCGGGTACGGGGTTTAAGATTCGATTGATTTTTGGAACTCTTCGTTCTTGTTGTTTATCTTCGATATTCACACTTATCCATTTCCCCTTCATATGTTTTTTCAATTCATTCCAGGCAGGTTTCATGCTTGTGCAATGTCCACACCAATCCGCATAAATTCGACCGTACACGGGCTTTTTCAAAATAGCAGATTTTTTTAACGTTTTTCTGTTTTTCCCCGAGGAAAAACTCCGTTTTGTCCGCTGCATATTTCTTAATATATAATATATATCGAAAAAAGTCATACATGAAAACAATCAAGAAAAACTTCCCTCTCATAATCTTGATGTGGTTTGTGGTTTTTACATTTTTCGTAGGCCTTGGAGTATGCTTATCCCCGAATATAACGAGAGAAAGCATGATGAGTATCTTGAGCCCTACTAGTAAAGAGGCTTTCCAAACAGAGACAGAAACCGAATCAGAAACCTGTCCAAATATGCTCCTTAAAAAGGGAAACCAATTGATGCTGGTTTTCGCAAATCTTCCTAAAAGCGAGTCTAATCCGCTTTTTTTCAATACTTTAGAAGAATACTCTGCCTTTGTAGAAACCCAACGAGCGGAAGGTATTAGATGTCCCATTTTGTTTTTACAGGAAGAAACCAACACACAGGGAGATGATGTATACAGAATGCGACCCAATCCTCTGGAAATGAACGGAGGCGGACAGGTCTTGCCGGTTCAGCCGACAATTCAAGCACCACCCGGACCGGTTAAAATCCAAGACGCGTCTCGAAGTGGAAATGTATTTAACGCTAATCAGTATCCAGGATTCGACAGTCATGGAACATATATAGGCGTATACACTACCATAGACCAAGTGCATGATTCAACCGAAAAGAATAAATTAAGCGACAATCCAATGGACCCAAATTGGGGAGGAGTGACATTTAGTCAGGCCGCAGTAGATTCCGGAAAATATAGCGATAGAATTGTTGGAAAACCAATATGGGGGGTTCCGAAGGTACTGCCTTGAAAAAAGAATGAACCAAAAAGAAAAGAACCAAAAAGGGGTATAAAGAGATATGTAGATGGATTAAGAAATGGAAGAGCAACTTAAAGAGTACGTGGAAAAGCATAAACCGAACATAAGTATATTTACAGTATGTCCAGCAGGTTCTTGTCCGGTAGAATTCACAAATAGTCTAGTCGGAACAATGCAATTGTGTTTCCAATTTAAAATAACAATCCAAGTTGAATTTCACAAACAATATCACACATTGGTTCATGCAAAGAATGCATTCTTAAGTAAATGTGAACGCGATAAATCCATTACTCATATCATGTTTATTGATAGTAATGTTGTTTGGAAACCGACTGATATTTTGGGAATGCTTCTTAAAAACAAACCGATTATTGCCGGGGCAGTTCCACAATCATATTCGTGGGATGCGTTTGATGCAGAGAGTAATATCTTCGATGTGATTTCTAATAAACGCAAAAGCGAAACCATGTTGGATAATATTCCCTTATCGGCGTTGTTGAAATCAAAAATCTGTCGATACAATGTGCAAATTCCTTCAAACGATATCGTGATTGATAATAATCTATTGGAAGTACTAAACGTTTCGTTCCAATTTGTAATGATTCAAAGAGAAGTCATTGAAAAAATGGCGGTATCGTTTCCTTCCTCGAAATATATATCGAACAATACAGCCATGTGTTGTTTCATGGAAAACACGGTAGAAAACGGCGTATTTTATTCTGACGAGGAAGTTTTTGCACGAAGATGGTCAAATATGAATGGGAAAATATATATTGGCACAAACATCATTTTGGAAAATATGAATCTATTCAGTTGCCAAGGAGACCTATTACGGTCTTTATTATTAATGTGATCAAATATACTATTTTTCTTGAAAATCGTATATATTTTTTCTCTTTACATGGCAGGTTTACATGGCAGGGAACTTGACGAGATTGGCACCGATACCAAACCCTGCACCACCACGAGCGGAACCGGCCATAGAAGGAACGAATACGTCCAAAACGCTAAAGGTGGCAGCCGCCGTTAATGCAATAATAACGACCTCCTCCACTTTCATTTTTCTCTGGGGAATCACAAATGCGGCAATGGCAACCATGATACCTTCCACAATATACTTGATGGCTCTTTTCAAGAATTCGCTAAAATCAAACTCGGTCATTTTGATATATATAATTATAAAACAAATTATTTACACGAAATCTATTTAAAAACATAATCTGACCATTATGTACAACAACAATGTCTGCCAAGATGTTCCAACCAAAAACGACTAAAGAAGGAAAAATAAATTCGAAGTATGTGGATTTGCTTGCGGAAGATCCTCCCATTCCTAGTCAATTGTTTGGATGCTACTCGTTTGTATCTCCAGATAAAATCATTAAAAATCGAGACGTTTTCATGTTTGAGCAATTTGTGAAACAGTGGGATTGTACAAAATCGCTGTCCATGTTTTCAGATTTTATGCAATTCGTTTCGCATAAATATAAAATCAATCCGGAATCGCTTATGGACGATTTGTCTGATTTCATCAAAGAGGAGGAAGTCGTTTTAAAACGTCTAAATGTGGAAAGCGACTTTAAACAGTTCTTGGACAAGCAAGAAACAAAACTCGCGGAAGAATATAACAAACGAAACAAATTCCAGACGTCGGTCAGAGGGTTTATTAACCGCGGAAACTTTTCCTCGTCCGAAGAAGCGGAGCAGCATGCGAAGAAGATCCGCGATCGTGATCCTAATCATGACATTTTTGTGGGTCGAAATTTCGTGTGGACCCCACTTGATCCGGATGCATACAAGACCGGTCGAATTGAGTTTTTAGAAGAGGAGCTTAACCAATTGCACCACGAGAAACTTAAAAACGAACAGCATGCCAAGGAAGAGTTTGATAAACGGGTTTATGAAACGAAAAAGAAGGCGATTGAAGCGAATATTAAACTAGCGAAAGAATCCGGAAATAAACTAACACAAACGATGGATGAAGAAGGAAATCTCATAGGCGTTCGTGAGACGGTAAATTTCGACGAAAGAGAAGTAGCGGATGATGCAAGTAAAAAGAAGCATGAACAGCGGGTGATTAGCCAGAGCGTTCCGTTTAGCGACAATTCAAATTAAAAATATATTTCTCATGAATATGTATATCATATCATGGCTTCTCCTACTCGAAGAGCACTTTACAGAATACAAGGCAAAAAGTCTTTGTGCCGAGGCAAAAGTATTAAGAAACCGAATAGATGCAAAAAAGTGAAAGGATGCAAAGTAGCAAGCGGCAAAAAACGAACCTACTGCCGAAAGAAAAAGACGACACGATATACACGACGGGTTTAGGTTAGATATTTATCGATTCCAGAATGGGACTCAATAAAGGATGAATTTTTATTTACGACGCCTTCTTGTTTTATTTCCACCGAAGAGAGGCACATGATTAGCAAATCGCTTAAAAGGTTTAGTACTTTCAGAAGATAGTGACGACGAACGTTTCCGTTTCGTGAGATGATTTCTTTTGGCTCTGCGGCTCTCTCTCAAGCTTAGCTCGTCTCATGCTTATGGGTTTCGGTAGACTTTTTGTTGACTTGACTAGTTTGAATTTTCGATTGTTTTTGAATCTCTTTTTGTTTTCTAACTGGGAAAGATTCAACTCGGAAATGTTTGGTATAGGAGGGTCCTCATATTCTATTGCAAGTTGTTGCCATTCATTTAATTGCATGATTACTTCTGCAGTATCATAATTCGAGTTTTCCGACACGAGTGAGTCTATTTCCGTTATAATCTTGTCAATCTCTGTTTTTTCTAGCATGACCTGTCGGGTTTCCATCGAAGTTATAAGTGTAATAAGTGCATCTAGTGGTTTGCTTACAGGATTGGGTTCATGGTCACTGTGTTCGTAGATTTTGTGTTTTATCGTTTCGATTATAAAGTGTACTCGCAATTTTGACAATTTTGACGGATCATTTATTGTAAATGTATTATCCGGGCTCAACGTAACATGGCCTTTAAAAATCTTGTTTATAAGTACATCGTCAGAGTAGTAGGTTGATTCTATTCCATATCCGCCACCTTCTTGTTTTTCTCTCGTCCCTCCTGTCCCACGGGGGAAAAACCCAGCCTTTGCAACACTGGTAGCGATACTCATAATGTTTTTGGTCGTTTGAAGACTATTCTTGTCGGGCGAAATGGTAATCCCACAAACAGTGAACAAATCGAATAATTTGAGTGCATCAAGCAGAACATGAAGTTCATTATCAAAAAGTAAATAATTTACCGGTACAGTTTGTGAATCGAAAAAAGTTTTCATTTCTGATAATTTCGTACCTTGAAGAATATCATTTAAACTCGTAAGAATATCATCCAAAATGATTTCCATAGATTCAACTAATTGAATATCGGGACCAGTATAAGCATTTTGAATAAGTTTGCCACCTACAGTAACATCCCAATAATCGGTTGTTAAACAGCTAAATCTACCCATCTTTTTAACTCGTTTCACAAGGTTAGTTTTGAATACATCAATGTATTTTTTCACCTCTGAAATGATGAATTTTACTTGTTCGATTGTCTTTATTTGTTCAATGGTCTTTTCAAACAACTCTTTTTGCTCTCCGAAACATCTAGCTTTTTCTTGCGTCTTGAATACTTCAATGGCATCTTGTTGTTCTTTGCTGATTATTTTGTTGTCATTAATAAATAAATTACTTTTTTTAATGGGTGTAATCGTATTGAGATTCCCCAATAAAGCGTATCGATTCGAAAACGTATCAATTGTACCTGTGTGACAAAGAGGAATAGGTGGCGAACAAGTCGAATATTGTTCAGATAGGGAGTTTATAATCACCGCATCCATAAGTCTCGTTTTATCACCAATGTGTTTAAAACGGATTTGAAAAATTTTATTGAAATTGACAATGTCATCTAAAGGAGCGGTTTTGGGGAGTTTGGTATTTGCATATAATGCATTAGTAATACCTTCATATTGATAGCAAGGATTTGTATTTGTTATATTTAAAAAAGTATTTGCCAAAGAACGGAAGCATCCCTGTACAGGACCCGCTAAGTAATTCGTCACATTAGTCAAATCTGGAATATCTTTTCCCGACACGACAATATATTGATTCGGGAAATTTCCAGACAAATCTCGTATATTTTCTATAGGTGTTTTTGTCTCGATACCCACGGTTTCGTCACCAAACAAAAATGCCAAAAATAATTCAGGATTTTTTGTGCCGGGATCTATCGCTTTCGTATAATCATTAAATGTGCAGTACATAAAAATAGTGGTAACCGCGGGAATATCTATGAAAGGTATCAGGAATTGTAATTTTTGTACTGCACCGGAACAATCTTTGATATTTAAAACAGGATCATTTACTGTACTTGAATCGATAATTCCAGAGAAAATAGAGACTCCTTTGCCTTTGATATTATTATTAGGGTCTGCGGTTGTATAATTTTCATGAAACAATCGTTTTCCACAGTCTAAAATATATGCACTATTGCTCGAACCAATTATATTTCTCAATTCCGTTCCTGCACTTGCGCTATTTGCAGGGGTGTAATTATGATATTTATAAGTTGCGAATGTAGGGTTATCAATCTTTGTTATTGCACTCCAAGGCAATTCAATGAGTTCGGGCAAGGCGTAACCACAATCGATAGAGGACGATCCTGGTAGTTGAATTTTGAATCCGAATTTGTTTGACGGTGTCCTGTCTAATGCCTCTGCTAATTTATGAATATGATTCGTTTTTAAGAATTTGTGTCCGTTCGTATAGAACTCTGTGCTGTTGGTGTTTCCGAAAGAAAAAAACCAGATAAGATCACGAAGAGATTCCGTTTCTGATTTATTAGTCTGGAAAAAAGAACTCATCCGCGAAGGATCGAATTGATCATGACAGCAATCAATGAAAGAATGTACCTGTTCTAAACAATTGACAAACGGATCCGAGTTATTGAGTGTTAACACATTTTGATCTTGTTTGTATGAATATATACGGGTTATGGGAGTATTACCTTGAGTTGAAACCTCTGACATAAATATAGAATACCTTCATAATAAAAAAAACAACATCCTCACTTCAAATGGCTAAAATCAAAACCCCATATCATATGCATCGTCCTGGCAGAAACTTTCCTCCACCACGATATCGGTCTCCCGAAGAGGATTGCTGATCACCACTGCCTCGTATGCACATTTGTCACTTCGGTTGTGTTTTTCAAGAAGGTCCGTGTCCAATTCGTTCTCATAGTCCCTTCGTTCGACGGCTTGGGCTTCTGTATTCATTTTTTCCATCTCACCTAAATCCAATATAAGCTGAAACGCACCGGTACCAAAAGAACCAAACTGACCCGTCATCACATTTGCCGAAACCCCTCGCATGTTATCGGTTTGTCCATGTCTTGCTGCTTGCAAGAACATTTCGGTATGCATTTCGAAACTCGCTTTTGCCAGCGGTCCCGTATCGTCTTTCAACAAACCATTGCGTTGTACTTGAACCATGTTTTTAGAGTACGTCATTCTGTCGCAAAGCAGACTCAAATGATGGTAGTTGATGTACACACTACTGGATTCCATCACTTCAGTAATTTCATTAAGAATCACTTGTCTGGCAGCTTCAATACCGAGTGTCAAGAATACTTCGTACATGTCATTACAATACGTTTTGTATGCATTTATAAATGGCAACCCGAGAACCTCCAAGTAATTTGACCCAGTGGTATCGAGAACCCATGTTTCGGTTGGAACATATTTTCCATCCGTCTTGATCATGGTTCCGAGACATTTTCTCGGTAGAACTTTGACGATTCCATCAATGCCTCTGAGGATAATCTTCTTAAGAAGGTCGTCCTGGAAGTTTTTAAGGATATATATTTCGTCAGTCACGTCCAATGACGTCGGTTTTTTATCTTTCAAGTTGCGACCCACTCGAATACGGAAGACCAAATTCGAATCGTTATAGTCGGAGTATATGCAATGCACTTTTCCTCTATTATGGTTCTGAGAAATGGCAAAATGCACATCATCCATACTGATGTTTTTGGCCAGCATGACTTCCACATTCATAACCATACGGATTACCCATTTCGATTTATATTCCGACACGACATTTTCTTGAATGTTATGTAGAGATTCAAAACGATGGTATTGGTCAAGGAATGCCCTATCTTCTTCAATGACCGTATGTTTATCGTCGGGATCAAATACGATTTGAACACCCGAAACAATATCGGAAAGCCGAGTATGTTCAATCATGTTTGCGAATTTCATGGCCCGGTCTTGATGTGTTGCGTCTAATTGCTTAAGAACAACTGTTAAAGATTGATTCTTTGGCTTCTTGCTTAATCTAAGGATTTCTTCAATACGAGGAACACCACGCGTCACATTCGACTTGGATGCTACCCCGACGTTATGGAATGTATTCAGAGTAAGTTGAGTAGTAGGTTCGCCGACGGATTGTGCCGCAATCACGCCGACCATTTCTCCTGGATGGACAATGGCTTGTTTATACTTGAGAGTAATCGTTTCCAGCAAGACAATCAAAGCACTTCTATGGAAACGGCGATTGAACAAGAGGTCTTTCGGGGAGAGGTAAAAGTCGTACAGAATTTTGAAAAGTGGATTCGGTTTCATGTACTGGTTATATCTAGTCATCCGCTCGAAATTTTCCTGAATCAGATTAAATGCTTCCAGAGGAGTAATGTCAATCATGGTCGCCTTGTTCAGTTGCATTTGTCCCTGAACATTTGTAATGAGGAATTGAAAAGCAACGGGACAGTGTACTATTTTATCATCCTTATTATTAAATACGTTTTCAATGAGTTTTTCACGGTTCTCAATCATGGCTTCAATCATATTCATCGTTTTTTCTCTGGTTTCGGCCCGCTGTTTATTGAGCCGGGTCATGGCACCTCTAGTCATAACCGACGTCAATTCGTGTTTAGAAGTGTCGAATTTTGTGATTCCGATAATATCATAATGCATATAAATATCTTCCACACTGAAATGGACAAGAGGAATGATTTGAGATTCCACTTTGGTCGAATCAAACCCGTCATCGCCATAGCTGAACTGGACGATTTTACCCATGTGATTTCGTGCAGTCATGTCGTATGTAATGGTTATATCTTCCAGTGATTTCACGATTTTACGTTGTGCGTAACCAGTTTGAGATGTTTTTACTGCAGTATCAATGAGCCCAATACGTCCCGCAATCGCATGAAAGAATAATTCGTGTGCAGTCAGACCATTGATATAAGAGTTTTCAATGAATCCTCTAGCATTCGGTGAATCGTCGAATTTATTGAAATGAGGCAGGGTACGATGTTCGAAACCATACGGGACTCGTTTCCCTTCTACACTTTGCTGTCCTAAACAAGACATCATCTGTAAAATATTCGTAACGGAACCCTTTGCGCCTGAATCAACGATTGATTTGAACCGATTATTATCGCTAATATTATCCCGACCTACTTTACTCGCATCGCCAGTAGCCTTGTTGAGAATATTTGAAACTTGCATCTCAAAATGATCTTTATTCGAAAAGGCCGTATTGTTTTCATTCGTTCCAAGATGAATACTCTGAATCAGTTCCTGTACAGATTGTTTACTGTTTAACAGAACTTGCTGTACGCTTTGTTTCGTGTTTTTATTGGCAATAAGATCGCTAATCCCCACACTGAACGAGCATGTTTTCATGTATTCCGTAATAACATTTTGTAAGTTATCGATGAAACGGACACAGGTTTCGTTTGTATAATCATTCACGATTCGATGCAAGAGTCCTTTTGTCGTCGACCCGATGATTCCTTTTTCCAATTGGCCACGCACATAATGTCCATGTTTGATTTCCACAATGCCATTGGAAGTGGCCGGGTCTTCCTTGTCACTGAACAAATTCGTCTTTTGCTTCGAAGTCAATGGCGGTACGATCTGAGACAAGACATCGAAACTGTTTGTAGTATTCTTGAGAAGTTCCAAGTCGATATCCCGGCACATCATAAGCAGATTCATTGCTTGTTTCGGCGTGATTTTGGTATTTCCCTTTGCTGACGAACGAGTAAACAGATAACATCCGAGAAGGGAATCCTGGAAAATCCCGATAATCGGCGAGTTCTTCGATGGACTAATGATTTGTTGGGTAACTGCCGGGAGATATTTCAATTCCGTCTCGGCCTGCATGCTCTGAGGCATGTGCATATTCATTTCATCACCATCGAAATCCGCATTGTAAGGGTTCGTGACACCAACATTAAAACGAAAAGTGTCTCCTTTTTTCATGACCTTGACCTCGTGACACATCATTGACATTTTGTGTAAACTAGGCTGCCGGTTGAAAAGAACATAATCGCCGTCCATCATGTGACGGTGAACTTTATCTCCGTTTTCTAGTTGAATAATGGTCCGGTCGACATGACGCAACGACACATTTTCACCATTACGCCGTTCCAATATTTTCGAACCGGGGTGAATATCCGGACCGTTTTGAACCAGCTTGGTAAGAAAGTTTTTATTTCTGTCGTTAACCACGATTGGTTTGGTAATATTCTTGGCAATCTTTAAAGGAACACCGAGTTGGGTAATGGAAAGATTAGGATCGCCGGTAATGACGGATCGCGCACTGAAATCCACACGTTTTCCCATTAGATTTCCACGAATGCGTCCGTTTTTCGTATTGAGACGACTGCTAATGCATTGATATGCGCGTCCCGAGGCTTGACCGATAGGACTTGTCCCACTTGCTTTGTTGTTTGCAACCATTGCGACGTAATATTGTAAAATTTGATGATATTTTTCAATCACCATTGGTGCTGCATTTGTCGAGATTTTTTCCTTGAGAATGTTGTTATATTTATTAATACTCATGTAAATATGAGTGAGATCATCTTCGCTTCTTTGTTGAGCGTCATGCTTCACCGAAGGCCGGACCGCAGGAGGCGGAATCGGGAGTACTCTACAAATCATCCATTCCGGACGAGACCAAATAGAACTGAATCCCATGAAATTCACGTCGTCGTCCGAAATGCGTTTGAACATTTTGTATACTTTATCAGCACTGATATGCTGAGTCACGGTATCTTTAACGTCATTAACCATAATACTCTCCCATACCGCATCAAGTGTAGCAAAACCCGACATGCGAATTTTATCGGGTTGTTTGCATCCGCATCCTTCGTCACTATTTTCACCACATCTCGAAATATGTCTCTTGAAAAATACACTGGTAAGAAATGTCCACCTTTCTTCTGCAGTTAGTTCCGTCAAATGTTTATATTTTTGTTTATCGATGAGGAGTTTACTGCATTTGTAGCAAATCATTTTAAGTATTTTCGAGATTTCCTTCATGTGTTGGATGAAATAGACGGGCATGGCCATTTCCATGTGACCGAAATATCCCGGAGTTTCAATATTACTGAGTCCGTCGGTAGGACAGTAAAGACCGTGTTCCAGTACGCCCATTTTCGGATCAAATAGACCACCCATGGTATCTCTAGACTGTGAGGTTATTTCCACCACTGAATTTTTTCTGATTTCATCGGGAGACAACATACTAAATTGGATTCCAATGATTTTTGAAGGATTCGCATATTCGTTTGTTTGGATTCGTTTCATGATTTAAAAGAACGGTGCTTAGACTATATGTATATATACTTTATATATATATTTGGTTTTAATCAATTTTTTAGTAGTAGTAGGGTTTTTTGCCAAAATTACAAAAAATTGATTGTTCAGAAAATATATCATGATTCATTATATACCCTAATTCTAACCATGACACAAACTCGCGCCAAGAACTCCCAGAAGAAAACCGAGACGGTTAAAAAAGGATTGGAATCCGATTCTGAAAATGATTTCGAGACGATCCACTCGTCGGACGAGGAGTCCGAATCGGAAACTGAAACAGACTCGGATGATGGCGATGACGACGACGATGATGACGATGACGACGATGATGATGACGATGACGACGATGAAGATTATGAAACCGAAAGCACGGAATCTGATACAGAGAGCGACGAGAGTGTTGCGGATGAAACGACTTCTTCTTCTTCCGAAGAAGAGGAGGAAACCAAAGATAAAAAAAGAAAAAGAATGTCTAAGAAATCGAAATTGAAATCAAAATCGAAATCGAAATCAAAGTCGAAATCAAAGTCAGAAGAGTCTGTGAAATCGAAAGGAAAAAATAAAAAAGAAAAGGCGAAAGCAAAGAAAATGAAGAAAAAAGACGAGTCGTCGGAGGATGAAGAAGAATTTGGAGGTGAGATTATCTTGTCGATTGACGGGTTCGGAGGAGGTGGTTCGTCATGGAACAATGACGAGGCTGAATATAAAGAGATGATAAAGGAAGATAAAAACGAAGTCTGTGACAGCGATGATGAGAAAACATTCATGAAGGAGACATATGAATCTGCGACGACTTTGCCGATTTCATCTTCGAAAAAATCAAAGCAAAAAAAGAAGGAAGAACCTAGTGTCGAAAAAAAGAAGGCGGAAGAACCTAGTGTCGAAAAAAAGTATGCTGAATTTACTCAATTGAAAAAGACACTTACTGACCAACTCAACAAGAGCCCGAACAATAAAATATTACAACGCGCAATCAAGGAATGCCGGAAATCGATCTCCAGTCTAGTGAAAAAAGAGAGAAAGAACAATACAGAGAAATACTTTGAATTGGTATCTTTGGATGAAGATAAGCGAAACCAAAACGAAATGTCCTTTTTCAAAAAGAAAATGTCTCACAAAGAGCAACTAAAAGTGATGCACGATTTGACGGAAATCAACAAATTCACCTCTTCTGAAAAACCATATCGATTGGCACTCCTAGAGTCCAATATCCCGCCCAAGATAAAAATGGTAGTTTTGCAGAAATTAAATGTACTGAAGAACATGCAACCAAGTGATAACGAGTACTATAAAATGAAGAATTGGGTAGACGGGTTCATGAGAGTTCCTTATGGTCTTTATAAAAATCTGGACGTGAAATTAGAAGACGGAATTGATGTATGTCATCAATTCATCGAAAATGCGAAAACGAAATTGGACAACTGTGTATACGGATTGAACGACGCAAAGTTACAGATCCTTCAGATGGTAGGTCAATGGATCGCAAACCCGAGCGCGATGGGAACTGCCATTGCAATCAAAGGCCCGATGGGTACTGGAAAAACCACATTGGTAAAGGACGGTATCAGTAAAATCTTAGGCAGAGAATTCACATTCATCGCACTGGGAGGAAATTCGGACGCAAGTTTTCTCGAAGGGCATTCCTATACATATGAGGGAAGTAGTTGGGGAAAAATCGTAAATATCTTGATGGAGAGTAAATGTATGAATCCGGTGATTTATTTCGACGAGCTGGACAAGATTAGCGATACACCAAAGGGTGAGGAAATTGTGGGGATTCTCACACACCTGACCGACACGACACAAAACAATCAATTTCATGACAAATACTTTTCAGAAGTTGATTTTGATTTGAGCAAGTGTCTGTTTATCTTTTCGTATAATGACGAGAGTAAAGTCAACCCGATTCTAAGAGATCGGATGTATCGTATTCAGACAAAAGGATATGACGCCAAGGAGAAGATGATTATCGCGAGGAAACATTTGTTGCCAAAGATACGAGAGCAAGTGAATATCCTAGAAGAAAATGTGATTATTCCGGACGACACTCTTCAATACATCATTTCAAGCGACCATTTCAGTCAAGGCGAACAAGGAGTTCGTAATCTCAAGAGATGTTTGGAAATCATTTATACCAAATTGAACTTGTTCAGATTGGTGAAACCCGATTCGAATCTGTTTGAACAAGACATGAAACTTGAAGTGAAATTTCCATTTACAGTGGAGCGCAAACATGTAGATATTCTCATTAAGAATGATGACCCAATTAGTCAGTCGTTGTATTCGATGTATGTGTAACCTTCAAGTGGGAATAAGTAAAATGACGTTGAGTTGTAAATAATCATTACCATTATTGACTCCTAATTTTTCAATTACATCCCACTCTACAAATCTACTTCCATCATTCTCATATTCTTCACCCCAACTGTTTTTTAGAGTTATCCCTTTTTCATCTAATTTACTGACTGCAACTGCGTGTCCAGTTGTTTTTTGGGACTCGGCTGAATTCTCAAATATTGTTTTAAATTTGCCAAAACAACTTAAATGAATATAGACTGGTTCATCAATGGGAAAAGAAGGTAATACGTTAAAAAAAAAATTTCCCTCTTTCGGATTAGGGTTAGGGTTAGGAAATACTCTCAGCTCAACTGGAATAAGATTTGCAGCAACAAGTTGTTCTTTCAGATTTGACATTAACTCATAGAAAGTTTTTAATTGATTATCGAGGTGTACTGAATCTTCTATATCTTCAGAATATTCCATATCTTCAATACCTTCTGCAAGTTCTTCATCTGTTATAACAAAATCTCCTATATCATCGCTGTCATCTTGTTTCACAACTGTAGGTTTTATTTTAGGTTTCTTAAAACCTACATTAAAATTTTCAAAGTTTCTAATATCATCAAATTTTGAGTTTAGAATTATATTTTTTTTTTCAACTGTAAAGTACTCATTCATTTTTTCTTTATTTAGCAGCCTACTTGTAAATTGGAACTTATTGTTAATTCCTATAAATTCTCTTACCCCTAGAAAATAATAAATATATACAATAATCGGAAATATGCCGTAAAAACATTTTAATTGTTCAAAGTATATTTGTTCAGCGACATATTCTGGTTCATTAAGAAAAGCTAAATGAACTTTTTTTTTATCATATTTCTTCAAAAAATCTGCCAAATCAGTTTGGATAAGCTGATGCGTGTGAAATGATAAATGACTATCATCTTGTCGTTTCTTATTAAAATTTTTAAATGCTTTTGTAATATCATGATAATCTAGTTCTGGTAAATCTAAATCTGCTCGCCGTTTGTTAGTTTCTTCTATTATTTGTTTTATTTCATTGGAATATAAACCTTTCGATGGATCGCTGACCAACATAATGTCTTTATGTTTGAATAACTTATACATAACTCTTGCAATAGAATACGCTTTACAATAACCGATGGAATCATCAAAAACATGTAAGCCGCCCATTTGATTTTCATCAGTGCTTGATTTTTCAATTGATGATTCCTGAAACAATTTAAGCGCACTTTTTACGCTTTCTCTATCTACGGTTGTGTTGTATTTTATTTCGGCGTTCTTGATGAGCCTTATAACTACTTCGTCTTCCGTTTCTTCACCACCACCGTCAAAATAAGCTTTATTTCTTCGCATTTTTTTCGTTTTGTTCCGGTTTTTATTTTTTTTCTTACGAGGTTCTTTTCTACTTTTCCGTGCATTTTTTGTTTTTTTCGCGCTAACACCATGTTTCATTTTTATGTATATAGAGATAGATTGAAAAAAATAAAGCTAAAGAATTAAATAAACCCTGAATGGAACAAACCATTACTTTCCTGAAAAAAATATGGATGAATATATAAAAGAAATGAAAAAAACATGTACTCCTAAAATGTCATTTGAAGAATGTGAATTAGCTATTCTTCGTCAAGCGGTAGATGAAACCGAAGCGGTGAAACAAACCGAAATCGCGAAAAGCGATGATGTGAAAAAAATGATTAAAATCGTAGAAACATTTCTGAGAGATACTGGTAATGTTTGTTATGGAGGAACAGCAATAAACAATATATTACCGGAAGAGTCACAGTTTTATAACAGAGACTCGGAGATTCCAGATTATGATTTTTATTCTCCTACTCCTTTAGCGCATGCGAAAAAGTTAGCGGATATTTATTATGAAGCAGGGTATACTGATGTGGAAGCGAAAGCAGGTGTTCACAAAGGAACCTTTAAAGTATTTGTCAATTTTATTCCCATGGCAGATATTACGGAATTACATCCAGACCTCTTTGAAAATATTTCGAAAGATGCACTTGTAGTAGATGATATTAAATATGCACCACCTAATTTTTTACGCATGAATATGTTCCTGGAACTATCACGACCACAGGGCGATGTATCGAGATGGGAAAAAGTTTTGAAACGGTTGACTCTGTTAAATCAACATTATCCTCTCCATAACAAACACTGTTATTTGGTCGATTTCCAGCGTAGGATGGATAGTATTCAAGGAACTCCTGAAAACAGTGAAAAGATTTATTACATCACCCGTGATTTTTTCATTGAAAATCTCTGTGTTTTTTTCGGAGGCTATGCGAGCAGTTTATATTCGCGGTACATGCCGCCTTCACAAAGACGTTTAGTTCGGGCCATTCCAGACTTTGATGTTTTGCACGATGACCCCGACAAATGTGGAGAAGAATTAGTCGCTCGTTTAACGGAAAAGGGATTTGCGAACGTGACGTTAAAAAAACATTCGGAAATCGGTGAAATTGTCCCGTATCATGTAGAAATAATGGTGTCAACCGATACAATAGCGTTTATATACAGACCAAATGCATGCCATAGTTACAATGAACTGTTTATCCGCGACAAACAAATAAGAGTGGCGACAATTGATACCATGCTTTCTTTCTATTTAGCGTTTTATTATGCAGACCGAGCGTATTATTCTCATTTCAAAGAGCGATTGTTATGTATGTCTCAGTTTTTATTCATGGTCCAACAGAAAAGTCGTTTAGCACAAAACGGATTATTGAAACGTTTCAGTATTAAATGTTACGGGAAACCACCGACATTGGAAAGTATGCGGAGCGAAAAAGCGGACAAATTTAAAGAATTGAAGAAAAAAAGAAATACGGAGGAGTTTGAATATTGGTTTTTACGGTATAATCCAGGAGGTTCTCTCGAAGCCAGAGCAACTAAACAAGCTTTGCCAGAAAAAGAAGTAGAAGCTACGCCAGAAGAAGAATCTTTAAAAGCAAAAAAAACGAAACGGTCGACTCGACGAAAGAGGAGAACTAGAAATCAAAGCAGATTATATGGATAATATTTTATCGTTATATCGTAAATGCCGCCAACCAAAAAAGGAAAAAGAAAAAAACGAAAATCAAGGAAAAAACAAAAAGGAGGCACGGTAAAAGACGAGTTTACAAAAGATAAATTAGCGATTTTTCTAGATGCTGCAACCGATGAGATATTTTTGTATTATTTTTATTATTCTGACAAAAAATATGATGAACTAAGTGACATAACTGATAATGGTTACGCAGCGTTCAATGGTCAGCCAGATTCTTTCAAGACAGAGCGTAAGGAATATATCGGAAAACTAATAACTGCATTACAAAAATACCGAGTAGATTTTATTGCAAATCCAGATACTTCATCACCTCAGAAAATATCTCAGCAGCAAATTGAAAATACCATTTACATTTTAGAAATGTTGAATAAGAGATCTTTTATGGATGTATTTCGAAGTATTTTTGTTCCAGACAACACCGCATCATATTCAGACCCGAGAGAATATTACAAAAAAGAAACAGATATAACCATGAGGACTTTACCAAATCCATTGGGTTTTGCGAAAGATTTATCATTCACGAACGTATTGCAAGACATAACATTAGAAATTACGGAAAAGTTCCCAGAAACCTCCTTGGACAGGTTACTTCACGCAGTTTACAATGTTGAAAACGATTTTTACTTGAAACTTTTATTGGGGCAAGGGAACTCTAAAGAATTGACACGAATATTAGACGAAAACAAAAAATCGCAACACCAAACAACTACATATGCAAGTTCGTATCCTATCATCAAAAGTAAAGGTTAAAATAATAATTTATTGATTTTGGTCCTCACTCATCAAATTTCCCAATATAAATAAACCAGATATGCAGTATAGTTTAGGCACTCTTGAAAAAATTAAAGAGCACAGCCATTAAAACATCAACGACGGCAATATCAGACTCTCCTCATTTCCCAAATAGGGACAAGACATGATTATATAATATAAATCAAGATTATATAATGTCTACTTTCCAAGACTTTGACTGGCAGCCGATTGTGATTGATAATGGGTCAGGAATGTGTAAAGCGGGTTTTTCCGGCGACGACGCCCCTCGCGCGGTTTTCCCATCTGTCGTGGGCCGTCCAAAACACGTAGAAGTACTCGGATTAGAGCAAGCAGATTCCTATGTCGGAGACGAAGCGCAAATAAAAAGAGGTATTTTGCAGATTCGATACCCTATTGAGCACGGCATTGTGACCAATTGGGACGATATGGAGAAAATATGGCATCATACATTCTACAACGAATTGCGCATTGCTCCCGAAGAACATCCTGTTCTGCTGACGGAAGCACCCATGAATCCTAAAGCGAACCGAGAACGTATGACACAAATCATGTTTGAAAATTTCAATGTTCCCGCCATGTATGTAAATATTCAAGCAGTTCTCTCTTTATATTCTGCTGGAAGGACAACCGGATGCATTATTGATTCCGGAGACGGCGTGACACATACAGTTCCTATATACGATGGGTATATTCTCCCACATTGCATTAGACGCCTAGACCTTGCAGGACGAGATATGACGATATTTCTATCTAAAATTCTGACGGAGAGAGGCTATGCTTTTACGACTTCTGCGGAAATGGAAATCATTCGCGACATTAAAGAACAAATGACTTATGTTGCTTTAGATTATGACGAAGAATTGAAAAAATCGGCAGAGTCTGGAGAACTGGAAAAATCATACGAATTGCCGGATGGAAATGTTATTTGTATTGGTAGCGAACGATTTCGTTGCCCCGAAGTACTTTTCCAGCCTTCCTTGATGGGGAAAGAATGCGAAGGAATCCACGAAAGTGCATTTGCGACCATCATGCAATGTGATATCGATATTCGCTCCGATTTGTTTGCGAATATAGTCATGTCAGGGGGATCAACCATGTTTCCAGGAATAAACGAGCGGTTAACATCGGAAATTAAGCGACTAGCTCCACAAGCAGTAACTGTGCGTGTTATAACTCCTCCTGAACGAAAATATAGTGTGTGGATCGGAGGATCGATTTTGACTTCTCTCAATACTTTCCAGGAAAACTGGATTTTGCGTGAAGAGTATGACGACTGTGGTCCATCGATTGTGCATCGCAAATGTCTATGAAAAAAATATTCTATTTAAAATTTTTTAACCATACATACTTCTCATTTCAGAATATGACATTGCCTGTCCGGTTCTCGGGTGTGTGAACATGTGTTTAATTCCGGCCTCAATACCTTGAGTATTGATAATCTCCATGGCCTTTCTGTTGTTTTGTTCTATCTGGTTTCTATTTATAGTGGGCAATAGACCCAATGCTGCTATGCGAGGGAAGTCTCGTTTGTATATTTTTTCTTTCTTTTGGAAATGGTAAATAGGTTCTTCCCAGGTCCCGCCCGATGCATCACTTACTTTTATCCACTTTTCTTGAATGTACTCTTGGACATAATTCGGAAACTGTTGTCTTTCCATGAGCGTCGTCTTTGCGGCAATGCGGACATTCGGCCAGTTATGCAATAGCCATTGAGTAGGTTTCGAATCGTTGTTGTTCATTTTTAGTAAATTTGTTTTCCTTATAGGGTTATGTATAAGTTTAAAAAAGAGGAATCAATTTTTCCTCTTTTTTATTTTCCTCTCAAAACCAAAAAGTATCGCCGATATGTCCAAACTCGGGCGGCGTGACGTGTTTTGTCATTTGTCCACCGAGAGAACCCGCTCCGAAGAAAAGTGACAAGAACAAACTTGGATCGGATTGAATATGTGAACTATTTCCGATGCATCCATCCCAGACAATAGTTTGTTTCGCGTAGTATTCGGATTTATCCATGACTGGAACCATCTTCCACCGCATGAAATTCTTATAGGGAGACAAGATAAATTTGATGTCTTTTCGCATATCGCTAACCGACGTGAATGTACGTTTCGTTTGAAATCTTCCACCCATGATGACATAAAAGTTATCCGGTCTCATAAACGTTTGCCTGGTTTTTATAATATTTTCCAGATACGAAAATACCAATTTGTACACGGCAGTCTCTATAAAAGACTGTTTCCAATAAAGGGAGAGGAGCTGCTCCCTGAATATTTCCGTACGGAATGTATTGTGATACGTGTCGTCGAATTCGAGAATGGCTCGTATCATATCTTGAGGAAGAGAACTAAATAGCTTGATCAAATTATATTCGAATTTCATGTTTCATATTATATCAGTCTTGGGCATTGGAACATCCGAATCAATTTTTTCTCTCGTGAAAAAAAAAAACAAGGCAAGATTCATTAATTCATTAAAAATTCACATCATCAACATTAACATTTATTCCACGCATCATTTGAGAAAAACCTAGATTTCGATTTATCTTCATTGGGGCTTTTGGCTAGTTTCACGACCTTGAAACCCGCTCCTTGGTTTTCAATGTCTCCCCTGATAACCCATCGGTGTTCCGGTTTGACTGGAATGAAATTATCATGTTCTTCCTGATTTGAAATCCTACGATAAACAAACTCGTCTTTTTTCAAATACTGGTTCTCAATATCATGATCCATTTTTTAGTAAAGGTTTTGTTACAATAACGATTATATAATCTTTAAACTGTTTCATCAATTTTTTCTCTCGGTTTATAGTTTTACGGTCAAAAATTATATGAAACAATGTGTATTATGAAAAGAAAGAAATGCCTCTTCGAAAAGTAGCTTGTTTTATCCACAGTACAAACATGTCTCCTCATAAAAACAAACTCATTCTTCAAATGGCGACGGCATTAAATCACCATCATTTTATGGATAAAACCGATTTTGTTTTCATCAACAACATTGGCGATCCCTTGAACGAATCCGAGTTCAAATCTATACATCCTAAATTCATTGTTGAAAATTACAGTCTTCAGATGGATTTATTCGAAAACTGCACTATCCGGCAAATGCATGCTTTCTGCAAAATTCATCCCGAGTACAAAGTGTTATATATGCACACAAAAGGAGTGACGTATGAAACGAGCCATCCGTTTTTTGCTGGAATTCAGTCGTGGATAAAATATTTCATGTTTTGTCTCGTTGAAAATGCAGACATTTGTACAGATTATTTGGACATTTACGATGTCGTTGGGACGAATTATCAAAAAGATTCCGAAAATCCCCATCATTATTCAGGTAATTTCTGGTGGGCAAATGCATCTTATCTAAATACTCTGGATGTTTCAAGGTTACGTGATAAATACGACGCGGAATTCTGGATATTACAAAACCCCAAGGCGCTTTGGTATAATATCTATAAACTAGAACATATGTATCAAGTTGACTATCCTAAAAGTAATTATGAAGAACGTGTTAATTTGCGTTTTCGAGAGAACATTTTGTACTGTAAATTCGGAACAAGTGGAATAGGTCTATGTAATCAATTGTATTCTCTCGTAAACACAATGGTAATCGGTTCTGTACTGAAAGGAAATACTCTTATTATAGTGGATGATTTCATGGGAGATTTAAACAGCAATCAATATCACGATGCATCCACTATCCTGGATTTTCCACGCATAAATAAAGCCATGAAAGAATATGGGGTAACCATTTTGTCAAAACAAGCTGTACAAATCGAATCAATTCAAATTCATTATGGCCAATGTCATGCCAATTTGGTCGATATTACCCCGCAAATCATGGAACGCTTCTATACCAAAAATCGGCTGTGTATTCCGAAAGGCACTTCTCTCAACGAGATACTCGGATACGATCCATGTGAAAATGTCAGAAAACAGATTTATTTTACCTATATTATTAATGGATTTATATTTCATGAAACGAGAGACGAAGTGCGTTTATTTTTACATGAAGATATGGAGATTGATTTTATAAACTGGGAGAAAAAACCATGGCTTTCCCCAACGAGTATAACCGACTGCAAGGGTAGAACAGAGTCTTTCAATCTTTTCCTGAGCAATGTATGTTTCAGTCCGATTTACGAAAAGTATGCGAATTTATTCGTTTCTTCAAAAAACAGAGGAGGATCAAAAATCAACGTGATTCATTTACGGCTAGAAGAAGATGCGATTCCGTTTTGGTCATCTATCAACGGCATTTCATGCGAATCGTACGAAGATGCGATTGTGAAGCAATATATCAATAGTATTCAAGCGCACATTGATCCACATGATTCGCTATCTGTTATTTTGTCAATGAATACTGAAAATAGAGTGACAAAATGGATGACTGAGAACAAATACGAATTTGTCCAAATGGATAAAACGATGATTACAGGAAGAGAAGTCAATGCGATTGTGGATTTACTCATTAGTAAGAAATGTAACAATGTATTTATAGGAAATATTAACCCGTATAATTACCACGGTTCAACTTTTAGTTACGCGATATTGAATGCATTACGGTATACATCCGTGAAAAAAATATGTATTGACAATGACGATATATATCATCCTCCATATATTCTAAAAGAAGAAATATAAACACTTTACGATATAAATGAGGAATGGATGTGGCACTTGAAGCCGATGTATATGTTCCAAATGTAGACGAGGCTGGAAATTATGTAGATAAACCACCTTATAAAAGAGGGGTTTACTGTCCATGCGCAAGTCGTAAAGATAAATTATACAATACCACTCAACAATTCGCTTTACATACAAAGACGAAATCGCATATTCGGTGGATGCAAGATTTGAATTTCAACAAATCGAATTATTACAAAGAATGTATAGAGTTGCACGAAACAATTAAAAATCAACGACAAATAATCGCGCAATTCGACATTGAGTTACAACATCGAACAAATACAATCAATATCTTAACCCAGCATATAACTCAGCAGGCGCTAAAAAAGGAAGTCGTAGAAGATTTACTGGATATGAATTGACCCTATCCGAAAGGGTTTCCATTTTCGTCCAACTTGATTATGTGTATTTTATTAATATTTATATTTACAGGATTATTAAGTGGGTCGCCTTCGAGAGTGATTTTCGGTTTTCGGGTCTTGGGTGCTCGATGTTCGTATCCTTCCTTTCTTTCCTTTTCGACAACTGCCCATTCCTTCTGTAATATAGGTACGGCGGCTTGAAACCATAAACTATTTCTCTCCACGAGAATGCATGAGAATTCATCTAAATACCAATACGTTTTTTCATAGAGAATGAACTGTGGATTCGCACGTTCGGTTTCTTCTACGAAGAATTCCAAATCCTGGCAATGTAATGGAACATATACATATTTTGAATCGGCGACCACACCTTCTCTCGGAATTAACAAGTAAATAATCCCTTTATATTTGCAATCGCTGTCTAGATAAGCGGCTTCTGTTTCAAACTCTTTGAAACGGGTTTCCAAGAAATCGCATTTCTGCAAATCACACACTTCCATCTGGACCTGCATTTGAACCCAATATTGTTCGGATGGTATACCGTCAATATCTCGATTGACGATATTTTTCACCTCGACCAAAGTACCGTACTTGGACAGATTCGATGGGTCGATGTTGATTGCATCAGGAGACGCGCCGACATGCATCAATGGATTTGGATGAGGAATACATCCGTAATCCGATTTTACTTTTGTGGAAAATTTATCTTCGTAAATCATTAAAGATAACTGTTCATATTTGATTCCCCAATTCATTGGATTCCGTGTGTCTCCGCCATTCATTTTATTCATGCCCTCCACTGCAACAGAAGGAGGTTTACACTTTTCATAAATAATACTGTTTATTTGTGCCGCCGACCCGAATAATTTATACAGATTACTCGCACTAAATTGGTCATGCCGTTTCTCATGCCATTCTGCGCTTCTTTGTTTTTGTACTGGAACTGCTTGTAATCGTTCTAATTTATCACGTATTTCGTTTTCATCCATTATCAATTCTTCTGTAGGAACTAGTATTTGTCGTTCAGGTATTGCTAGCATCTCACAGATTTGTTTACAAACATGTGCAACAAATTCGAAAGGTATTTCTGGTTCGTCTTCTTCTTCTTCTTCTTCTTCATCATCATCATCATCATCATCTTCACGATGATAAAATCCTATAGATTGAATATAATGGAACGTGTCATGTAAAAACTCGTCGTAAAACCCGGGTTTCGACAATTTTATTGCATGTAATTGCAAATATTCCTCACTATATTCATAAATAGCCAGACAAACATCATCTAGCTCTTCTTGAGTTAGTTCCATTACTATATATTATAAATTTATTATATATAGTATTTTCAAAAAAACGAATCAATTTTCTGTAGCTAGATTTCATTTCCCTTATTTTTCTCCGTTTTCCTCGGTCCTAGTGATTTCAAAGTGGAGATCCTGCTCTCATTTCTCAAGGTGAATACTCGCGTAATAGGGTGAAAAAATAAATGGGGAATATTTATTATTTCCTGTTTATCACGGTCGTACGCTAGATCTTTTGCTCTATTTAACTTTTTGGTATCGAGAGATATTGTCAGGTATTGTTTCAATTGTTTCACTTCTTTCGGCTGGGCATTGTTTTCTTTACCATACTTTTCAGCATAGTTATGCAACAGATGTAGACGTAGAGTTCGGTTAAGCTTTCCCCACGTCTCTTTTTTGTTCTGTTGATTCTCTAATTCTAACAAGTCATCGATATTAATCTCCTGGGCTGGTATTTCATTATTAGAAGTATCTGTGTTCATCCTTAATATATATACAGCAAAAATATATCTAACTGGTTTTTTATATATATAGTTTTTATCATGGAAGAAGATAATACGAGAGAAATAAAGTATAACCCGATTCTCAAAGTACATAAGAAAAAAGAGACGAAAAAAGAGGACATAAAAAAGGAGAAAAAAAACAGAATAATCACGGGAACCGCAGTATGGACTTTGCTTGACGACACAGATTTTACAGTAGAAAAACAACTTGAAATGTTAAAGGCGGTAGACGTCGAAGAAAACCGATACTTGAAAAATGAAATTGCCAAAAAACTGAGCGGATATAAACAGCAGGATTTAGCAAAGAACAAATTCAATCGTGAAGAGTTTATTGGATTCAACGAAGTGGTCCGAAAATTACTGAAAAGCAACCTTTTGTGTTTTTACTGCACCCAACCCATCTTGGTATGGTATAAGCAATCGAGAGAAAATATGCAATGGACATTGGAACGAATCGATAATAAAATCGGGCACACCAACGATAATGTAGAGATTAGCTGTTTGTTGTGTAATATAAGACGAAGGTGCATGTATTCCGAAAAATTCCGGTTTACAAAACAATTAAAGGTATGCCGAGTAGAAGAAGATAAAAAATCATATAAGGAAGAAGATGCATAACCAAAGAAGTGAATGTTGTTGGATATCCACCAAGAAATAAAAACAAAACTAGACGAATTCTATGAATCAAATCGAATTCCGCACATTATTTTCAACGGACCATCCGGTTCTGGTAAACAGACATTGGTTCAGGAATTCTTGAAAAAGATTTACCGATACAACGAAAACATGATTAAGAATAACGTCATGCACGTGAATTGTTCACATGGGAAAGGAATCAAGTTTATTCGCGAAGATTTAAAGTTTTTTGCCAAAACAAATGTGCAGTTGAATGGCGGATACTATTTCAAGTCGGTGGTGTTGTTAAATGCAGATAATTTGACGATTGATGCTCAGTCGGCTCTGCGGAGATGCATAGAACAGTACAGTAAAAATACACGTTTTTTCATTATTGTCGAAAACAAACAAGGCTTACTCCCGCCTATTATCTCTCGATTTTGTAATATATTTGTACCGTATCCGATTATCAACCAAAAACAAGTGAATCTGCACATGAATACAATTTCCAATCCAACGCAGACTAAAGCCATACAACTTGAAATATCGAAGGAATTGTCACCAGGAAAATGGAATCATAAAGAACTTATGAATATAGTCAACAGAATGTATGACAATGGAATTTGTTGCATGGATATCGTGAATTGGGCGAGCGAGCAGCCAAAATGGACGAAAAAAGAAAAATCCGAGTTTAATATGTGTTTTATTAAAGTAAAACCGGAGTTCCGTTGTGAGAAACTCTTAATGTTGTATATTTTGGATTTCATCTTTTACCGCATAAGTGACCCTCTCCACGAACTTTCGTTTTTATGATTTCCAAAGAAAAGGATTTAAACGTGCATTTTTTAGATTCAGTATTGCTTGCTAAGAAATGGATGATTTCGTCTTGTCAAATTTGTACGAATCGAAAAACGAATGGTGTGGACGATTGGTGAGTATTCTTACCCCCTTGATTGTAGAAGGGGTCCAGTCTATTTTCAACGAGTCGTGGAAAATGTGTGTGGAAAATAATGAAATGGGCAAATATTTAATGACCTTTCAGAACTTGTTGACACGTGTACCGAAATGGAATTCACTGATTCTAGAAGAAGAGCGAAAACGTATTATCGAAAAGAGTGGGTGCACTTATTTAGAAGATTTGATTTCGTGTGTACATATTGTTCAATTGAAAGTGCTCACATGTATTCGTGTTGGAAATAAGCAAAAGAAAATCGACATTTCAATTCCGAAATTAGACCATTTCATTCATCGCGTATATGTCAATGTTGCCAGAAAGATATATTCTAATGTTTATTTGTTTGAGAAAAACGTGGGTGATTTACAAATCCAAAAATACAGACGAGAGACGGAAGTGATTGTTCAGGAATGTATCTTGTCTTCGATTCGGGAAAGCATTCCGACAGAAGCGATCATCCGCGCTTACATGGACGAGACGGTGGAGGAAGAAGAAGAGATTTTTATTGAACCAATAGTTGAGAAACCTGACCCGGCGGCGATTGAGGAAAAGAAAACCGGTGTAACGGAAGAAATGAAGATAAAAGTAGAAGAGCCTTTACCTCCCGTGCTGTCGATTCAAAACGTGGATGAAGAAAAAGTAACAACAAAACTTACATTCAACAACACTGATCAGGCTTCAGATGGAACGAGTATTGTCGCATCGAAAGATATTGATCATTTAGAAGAATTGAGTGTCGCGAGAAATGCTCAACGTAAATTGGAAGAGGAAAACGATTTCGAAGATCTTCCCGACAGGATAAAAATCCACACCGACCCAGTTATCTTGAATGATGTGTTTGATTTAGACAATCATAAAGAACCGGAAATTAATCTTGGGATTGAAGATTTGTGAACTACGTTCAAATAAGGGGAAAACGTTCTAATAAGATATAAACATGGAAAAAGTCTTGCTATTCGCAGGGTGTGTGACGGTACTTTTTGTATTATTGAAAATACTCGAGCTAAAGTTTATCGAAAAAGACATTAAAAATAACTTAAAATATGCCATGCGGGATACAATCATGGTGTTTTCAAGTTCTCTCGCTTGTGGGTTTGTCTTTCTTCAGTATCAAGGCCAACTTGACGATTTCTTTTCAGTGATTACCAATAACAAGGGCATAAGTCTGAATAAAACCCCGGTGTTTACAGGGGTGCCCGATTTTTAAATACAGATTATGAAATATGTATATACATATTATTTCATAAAACAAACAAAATGACTAGAACTCTTGTATTATTTGTGTTTCATGTAGTGAACGATCGAGTAACAAGTTTTATTAGAAACGCAATATTTTACGATGACAATATTGATTTTGTTGTAATTTCAAACGATAAAAACAACGTGTTTGAAGTGCCGAGTTATGTAAAAACATTTCACCGAGAAAACATTGGGTACGATTTTGGTGGCTGGAGTGAAGTATTATTGAAAAATAATTTGTATGAAAACTACGATACATTTATATTCTGTAATTCCTCTATCATCGGTCCATTTATGAACAATCCGACTGCAAAATGGACAGATATCTACTTGAATGAATTAAAACATGTAAAACTTACTGGTAGCACAATAAATACGATATCGGAGCCAATGACAAAGGCACACGTACAATCATATATTTTTGCTATGGACAAAAATACACTCGAATACTTAATAAAATGTGAAATATTCAGCAATACTAATATTGCCAAAACATTTGAAGAAGCTATTTGGAATAAAGAAGTATTGATGTCTCGCAAAGTTATTGAAAATGGCTGGAATATAGGTTCGCTTTTACTGCAGTATAACGGCGTTGATTTCACGTTTCGAAATAAACAACCACACGATTATACTAATGTAAAGTTTTATGGCGATATCATGTACCCACACTACGAAGGAAAATTGTGGGATAGAAATCAGCTTGTTTTTATTAAAGGAAATCGTGGTTGATACTCATATATTTGCGTATGGATTAAAATATATTAGTAAATTCAATTCGATTTTTTTATGATTGCGGCAGTTTTATTGTTTCCTATGTCAACAAAGTCGTAATTAATACCGATTTTATCAAAGAATTCGTCGACAGCTCTTCTTTGTCCGTCCCAATGGTAGTAATCATCAAATATGATGACTCCGCCTTCCACCACATTATCGTACATTTGCTCCAATTCGTACTTGCTTGACTCATACCAGTCTGTATCCAATCGCAAGATTGCAATTTTGGGAGGAATTGTTGTCTTGTTTTTAAGTGTTTCCATGACGTCGCCGACTATATAATGTAAATTTTGAGACGGGTAACCGGTTGAGTGCAAGCGTTGCTTTACAGTTTCTAAAGGAGTATAGCACCACCCGTTAACTTTTTCACCGATGATTTTGCTTTTCCAATATTCATGCACTTCGTCTTTATTCATGGAGTATAATTTTGCATTGGGGCATGTATAGTCATATTTAGACGGTTCGACTAATCCACCGAATGTGTCGTACAAATATATATCACGTATCTGCTGATTACTCATTAATTCCATAATCCATATATGTTCAAAATCGCCACTATCTACTCCACATTCAATAATCGCTCCCTCAATTCCATTTTGCAAAATGTACTTAATCGCAGAAGCTCCGTCCATTTATAGAAACTAAAAACTTTCATTTATATTGATTTCACAGGAACTGTTTTCTCGCAGCCACACTTTTTCGGGGTGATTTCACTAACTTACACTTTTGTCAATTGTGAACACGATATCATCATAACGGTTTTTATTTTTTCTTAAGTCATATACCTTTATAAATGGTTTTAAATCATTAGGAACAACATTTTTAAGCGTTTCAATCCAATCGATGGATTGAACATCTTCAATCACCAATATTCCGTCATCGCTCATTATTTGCGAATACAGTTTAATGAACTGTATCATGCTTTCCAAAGTATGCGGCCCATCATCCAACATAAAATCAAACTTCATTTTTTTATCTAGGAATTGAGTTTTAAAAAAAAGTTCGTCATATGCGTTAGTAGATGTGTATAAAATTACCCGTTTATCATTTTTCAATTCATCGATGACTCGATCAATTGGCAATATATCCAATCCATAAATAATTGCATTTTGGAAATAATCTTTCCATAGTTTGATACTTCCTCCGTTTTTCATATCAAAATCCCCTATTCCGATTTCTAACACATTTTTCGCAGTGTTTTTCTTTCTAAACAGTAACTTGTCATATAAATCCAAATAACTGTGGGTTGTATTTTTGTCTGTCTGGAAATTATCAATAATTTCGGCCAATTTCATTGTTTACTTAATCGAGAAATATTTAAGTTGTTTTAATTTATTAAATAACATAATAATTGATGGCCGAGACGAGTGTGAAACGTTTATAAAACAGTATAATTTTTACAGTATGTGAAATATTCTTGATTGTTGGATTGTATTGGGTTAAACAAAGCAGTCATGTATAAGTTATTGCCACGAAATATAAGTCCACCTAATAAAGAATAACCACCTTTATGCAATAACAAGTTTTTTGATGTTCTCATGGCACTTAAATGTATATCGGGTTCGTTTAAGTCTACTGTTATGTCTAAGTTTTTTGAATATAATTTTGACAAGGAAAGTTTCATGTTATTTATTGATTCAGTTACATTTGGAAAACAATGTGATCTTTCACCATTTTGATGAATACCACATAATATTACAATCTTCTCGTATTTAACAGATAAATTTATGATAGTATTGATATAATGGTCTTCTACTACACCCTTATCGCCACTTCTTAAATGGACAACTAATGTGTTCTCGCTACTACATGTTACTAATAAAGTATTCAACGTCTCGTTTGTTTTATTATTTTCAATAAATATATCAACTGATGATTTTATTTTTTCAACATTTGGAAATGGTTCGTTTTCATCTGTTCTATAGCGATCATAGATACCCAAAATATTGTCTTTATATTGTGATGCTGTCTTTTTAAATAAATTGTACATATAATCGTTGTGATGTGGATTACTATTCCATCCAGCGAAAAACTTCGGCATGTTGAATAAATCCCCTATGATGTAACTTTCTTTGAATTCGTCAAAAATTTTGAAATCTATGTCGCTTTTCATGCTAATATAATATAATATACTATATTATATATATATTATATAATATACTATTCCTTTAATATTTTCTACAAAAATATAATATATATTCCCCTATATATATCATAATGTCGACACCAATTACCGAAGAACCAGTCCCCATCCCGATTCCAGAAACCGAAAAGGAAGGAACTTTGAAAGATCTCTTGAGAAAAACGATGGAAGAAAAGATTAAAATCACACCACTTTTGCAATTAATGGTGTTGGAGCTCACGACGATAAAGATGGATACTTTAGAAAAAATCGAGGCACTTTTGATGAAAATTCTCGAAGACAAGAAACTGGACGCGAAGGATGTTCCCACACTGATTGTTTTGTTTGTGGAATTGAACGATGTTTATGCCACCTTGAAAATCAAAAATATTACTCCAACGGATTGCGCGACAGTTATCAAAATCATTGCTGCCGCAATGTATGATTTAAAATTCAGAGAGAAGATGACGGAGAAAGAACGCGACGCTATACTTGAGGGATTTAATCTCATCATTGACACGGTAGTTACGTTGGTTGACTTGAAAACAGTTGTGGCTCCCAAAATGTCGTGTTTCCCGTTTGTGTGTGGGAAATAAGGACCCTTTATATTCGCAAAGTTACATACTCCATTTTTTTGGGTATAATAGTTATTCCTTTTTCTTTCAATTTATCGAATAAATATCGTTCAGAAATTATACTTTTATTCTCGGAATATGCCTTAAGTTCATCAAACAGTTTTCCATATTGTAAAACGACATTTGGAGTTCCTATACAAAATCGGTCGTTGCATCCACTCCACCACTGATCGTCAGGTATGATAATGTTACTATCATTCAACTCTTTGAAATAATCAATATCAATAGTCTTGTTAAATTGCATGTCCGGACGGCAGATAATGGCATAGTCGTACTCTTCTTTATGTTGTTCAAAAAGTAATGTGATTTGTTTTTTTGAGTATAATGCCAAACACAAATTTTTAATTAAATATTTTGTCATCTCACTAGACATCCCCGTCCAATTTCCTAGTTTTTTATAATAATCTTCGAAATCAATACTACAAATAACCGTTCCCTGATCACTGTAAATATAATACTTGGGGTTTAATATTTTTTCAATATCTTCATTTTTATATACAGGTGTGGATTCTGAGGACCACTCGTTATGGTAAGGTCCGAAAATTTTAAATGTGTGAATAAAAACATCATATTCGATTGAGTTTTCTTCCAAGGGGGTGAACAAATGATGTTTTATAGAGTCAATCGTTTTTTCAAGTGTTCTAGATAAGCCGTAAAAAATTACTGCCACCTTTTTTCTCTCCATGTGGTTTATATTATGTCTGGGTATATATTTAAATTATTTTATGTAAAACATTCAAATAACACTATAATAATAATCATTTATTATATTTTTATTTTTCACGCATCTACTCATTTTTGCAGCACACATATTTTCGGCTAGAGCTGCTTTTGCAATTGTATCCCATGTTGCCAATACCATGTTTGTTTCACATTCTATTTTTGATACTTTTTTTCCGGTAGACGAAATCAACTTGGGTTTCAAGTCATTTTGTTTTAAAGATATACCATAATATCCCTCGTTATTTCCTTCGTCTGTCCACACGGTAGCTTTCAAAGCATACGGCGATGCATTCAAATATTCTTTGATTTCCACTGAGATTTTTCACTTTTGACATTCTCTCAAAAGAACGGAATTCAAAACCCTTCCCATATACGAAAAAATTGATAAACAGTAAAATAAATCAGAATATGTTCATATCCTAATGGAAAAATTCACGAAAGACTTGGATGACCTAGTCCCATATTTCAAATGCCAGAAAACAAATTTAACTACGAACTTGGAAAAGAACTACAAAGAAAATTTGCATTTTATAAAAAGAAAAACGACAGCAACTTGTAAACAAAATGGTGGACAAAATAAAATCCAATATCTCCTTACCGAATCTGCATTTGACTTGCTGAAAAATTCATATAATTTAAGAAACAGATACATAGTCGATATAAGCGACACAGCGAAGAGTATAAATATCGGAATGTGTGTCGAAAATCAGACGATTGGGTTCATTGAGAATGCATTCAAAGGTGTTATCGACTGTAAAAGACAATTTACCATGGGGAAATATAGAATCGATTTATATTTCCCCGATTATCGTTTGGCAGTTGAATGTGACGAAAACAACCACATAGATCGAGATCCCATAATGGAAAAAATCAGAGAAGACTATATTATTTCCCGAGGAAACAAGTTGATCCGATTCAATCCCAACACCAAACAATTTGACCTCTCAGACGTGATTCGAGAAATATTTATAATAATACTAAAATAACCCCATAATAATAGTTTTATCCTTCACACAATCGATTATATGTATTGAATTTGTGAAGGTAGTTCTCATATTGATTCAGATTTTATTTTTTGCTTATATATTAACAACTACCATTTATTTTTTTTCACTGTGATTCCGGGCTTGTTTTTCTTCGCACTATTTGGGTCATATGGTTCATCTTCGTCATCAGACGCCATTCCTTTCGACAATTCCCAGAATTCTTTTGATCCCAGCCTGAAATCGGGCCGTTTTTCAGCCTTGTACCAGAAGATTTGGTCGTTTAGTTTGTTAGATTTCGTATTATTATTGATTACCAGGCATTCAAAGTTCTCGGTAGTCTGATCCATTACCGAGCAGAATGACTCGAGAGTAGGAAACATACTCGCATAGTTCTCCCAAATGCGTTTTCTATTGGAAATGTACGGTTCCCGAAGAATAAAAACGTAATCAATATTGGTCCGTAGCGTAGGCGGAACACCTAAGGGATATTGCATTGTGATGATTAACATGATCTTCCAATGTCTGCCGTTGAAAAATAAAAGACGCATTAATTTATCCCGTGCCCAACTATTGTCGTACAGACAATCGTCTAAAATGACAAACGTCCGGGGATCTATAGAGCATTTCCGATACGTGTCCATTTCTTTTTTGATTTGTTTGAGCACAACTTTTTGCCTCCGCAAGACATTTTCAACTAAAATAGAGCTATATTCTTCATGAATGAACAATTTCGGGACTAAGCTACTGTAAAAGCCATTACCCGCTTCCGTCCCGGAAATAACAGTGCCAATCGGAATATCTTGGTGAAAATATAAAAGATCACGAATAAGAAAGGACTTACCCGTATCACGTCTTCCGATCAGGACAACGACCGGACCTTTATTCTCATCAGGTTTAAATGTAATCATCCGCATATCAAATCGTTTTAATTGTAATGTCATTTCCTATATAGTTACTTTCCTAAACCGTTTATCGATATTTCGCACATTTATTGTATTCATGTTCATGAGCATATAATTAAATATATTTTCACATCATACCAGAATGAAAATAATACCGGATTTGTTATTTAGCAAGAATCTCGATTTGGAACATTTCAAAGAGCAATTTTCGGAACTCCAGATCGAAAGTGAAGAAGATAAACTCGAGGAATACAACCCATTCGACAGCGAAGATTTCCAATCATATATTCCTATATTTACAACTCTTTTCCCGAAAAATACCGGAGAAAACACGACTTTGAACCAGAAATATCAAATACTTGATCTTCATCATGTTACAGACAGGAAAGGAATCGTCATGGAGAAACCGATTTTCATCAAGTATGCACCATTAGTTGACCCGATTCATTATTTAATCGGAAAATACAAAGACGACTTTACGAGACAAAAGACGCGAATACCGATAAATATCGATGATATTCATTGTCCGAGCAAAGTATTAAGCGCGAATAATTCTTCCTATATCGACGGGTTTTTCAATTACCTTTGTTCCCAATTGCTAAATGAACATGGTTTCATTCACGGGGTCGATTTTTACGGTACTTATGTATGCACCCAGAAGAAATTCAAACTGAATATAGCGGACGATTTCGAGTATCTACAAGAATCATCTCATTTCATGAAATCGTTCAAACTCCTGTACAATATAAATCACGAGACTCTCGACCATATTTCCAGCTCGCCAGGACAAGCCACTTTTTCAAAAAAAGATCGTCTTGATCTCACTGGTGACCAAGTTGTTTCTCTCGAAGTAATAGACGACCAAGAAGACGATTGTTGGGAGAAAGTAAATATGGAAGACGATAGTATGGATATGGAGGTCGTATTCCAAGATTCGAAAAAAGAAACGGATAATTCGGATAGTGAAGACTCGACAAACAACAGCGTAATAAGCGAAAGTTCTGTCGATGATAATTCAGAAAAAGGGTCTGAAGGAGGAGACTGGTCTGAGGAAGAAGAAGAAGAAGACGAAGACGACAACGAGACTAGTACAGAAGATGACTCGGAAATTGGAACCTCTGACGATTCAAATGAATCTGAAAAAGACGCTATAAATGCTTACATTTATAATTTTCCGGTACAGTTGATTTGTCTTGAAAAATGCGACGGGACATTGGACGATTTGCTTGATAAACGGTTAATCAAAGAAAAGGAGATAAGCAGTGCTTTTGTACAGATTATATTCACTTTACTGACGTATCAAAAGGTATTCGACTTTACACACAACGATTTGCATACAAACAATATATTGTACAGCAATACCACCATTAAATCCATTAAATATAAATACAAAAACAAAACATACGTCGTACCCACTTATGGGAAAATTTATAAAATAATCGATTTCGGAAGAAGTATTTATAAATTCGGAAACAACTTGTATTGCAGTGATAGTTTTTCCAAGGGAAACGACGCACATTCGCAGTATAATTGCGAACCATATTTTAACCCTAAAAAGCCGGTGATATTACCAAACAAAAGTTTCGATTTGTGTAGATTGGGATGTTCGCTGCACGATTTTTTCTTTGAAGAAGAAATGCCTAGTAAAAAAGGCAACTCCGAAATTGAAAATGCAGTTTTACGGTGGTGTACAGACGATCAAGGGAAAAACATTTTGTATAAATCATCAGGCGGCGAGAGATATCCGAACTTTAAATTGTACATTATGATTGCGAGATTGGTGCATAAACATACTCCCGAAGCACAATTAGAGTACCATTTATGCAAACAATTTTTGTGTCCTGAAAAGAAAACCAAGTATTTAAAATCGTGCGTGTTCATAAATATAGACATGTTACCGGTTTATTATACAAAGTAAAAAATTGATTCAGGAAAACTGGAACTGATATAAACCATATAATCTAAACATAACGTATAAGATGTCGTCCTGCGTGATTTGCTGCGATACTTTTAACCGTTCTAATCGTAAACTGGTATCGTGTCTCCATTGTGAGTTTGAAGCATGCTGTGCATGTTGCCAAACGTATATGGTAAACGAAAGTTCCAGTAGATGTATGAATCCCAACAAACATGCAGACGGGTCACTGGTTTGTGGAAAAGAATGGCCTCGGAAATTTCTCGTAGAAAATTTCTCGAAAAAATTCCTTACGGTTGTATGGAAGGAAACATTAGAAAAAATCGGATTTGACCGCGAAAAAGCGTTGCTCCCAGCGACTCAGGGATACGTCGAGCAACAAATCGTGAAAGAAGGCATAAAGAGAAAAATTCATGAAGTAGAGCTTCTCATGATCGAGTTAGGTGAACGTCGACACAATCTCTTACGTGAACTTCACAACGGTGGTGATTTCAGAACTGGTATTGAACGACGTTTTATTAGAGCCTGTCCAGTTGAGGAATGCCGTGGTTATTTGAGTACGGCTTGGAAATGTGGTCTTTGTGAAAAGTGGACCTGTCCGGAGTGTCATATAGTAAAAACCGAAGGAACCGACCATGTCTGCAAAGCAGACGACTTGGCGACTGCAAAATTACTAGACGAGGACACAAAACCCTGTCCGAAGTGCTCTGAAGGCATCTTCAAAATAGAGGGTTGTGATCAAATGTGGTGTACTCAGTGTCATACCGCATTTTCCTGGCGAACAGGTTTCATTGAAAACAAGGTTCATAATCCACACTTTTACGAATGGCAACGTCGAATCAACAATGGTGTAGCACCTCGCGTGGAAGGTGACGTGGTTTGCGGACGAGAACTCGACCATCTATCTGTAAATAATATTCGCACATATTTGACTCGAATAATTGGAATCCCATTAAAGTTGGAAAACGAATCTAACCAACTTCAACGTAAGATTTCAAATGTTGTACAGTCTTGTCTACATTTGCAACACGTTCATTTGGGGACATATACAGTAGACAATGTCAAAGACAATTTGTATTTACGAGTCGACTTTTTAAGAAATCGTATTACAGAAGAACAGTTTAAAGTTCTGGTTCAACGTGCGAATAAGAAAAACGACAAGAACAAGGAGATTGGTGGAGTATTGCGTCTCTTCCTCCAAACAGTTACGGATATTATCTATCGAATCCAAGAAGCGTTGAGAATCACTAGAGTTCAAACAAACAAGGCTGGAGGGGAACTTATACTCAAAGAAATTGAAAATATGATAAAAGAAGTAGATGTAATCATGTCATATTGCAACGAGTGTTTGGAAGACACCGCTCGTACCTACGGTTCCAAAGCGCTTAGGCTGGAACTTTTCAGTAACGATAGAGGAGGTGATCGTCGTGTGTTATTCTAAAAAAAAAATGGCTGGGCTTCTTTCTTAAAAATGTTAATTAAAGAAAATATAATATTTTTTTAACTGCGCTCCCCTCTGAGTCGGCGTGCCAGTTGCATATCCTTTGGTATAATAGTCACTCGTTTCGCGTGAATTGCGCAGAGGTTCGTGTCCTCAAACAGTCCAGTTAGATAAGCTTCGGAGGCCTCCTGAAGACAAAGGAGTGCCGCACTCTGGAATTTCAAATCACTCTTGTAGTCACACGCGACCTCTCGGACTAGACGCTGGAAGGGCACTTTGCGAATAAGGAGATCGGTCGACTTCTGGTACTTGCGGATTTCACGGAGAGCGACGACTCCTGGGCGATAGCGATGCGGTCTTTTCACACCACCACACTGAGGTGCAAGCCTGCGAGCCGCCTTGGTGGCGAGTAGTTTTCGGGGCGCTTTTCCCCCAGTCGATTTACGGGCTGTGTGTTTGGTTCGTGCCATATCTGTATATATTGTACAGTTAACAACCGAAAACCCCATTGTCAATAATTCCACAAGCAAGAAAAAACATGCTCTTTTTTAAAGTGGTTAAAAATTCTTTACTTGGCTACGTCTACTTCTTTCTTAGCAGCCTTGGCCTTGTCTTCTTTCAAGGGGGTCATGCGTGGTGGTGCCGCCTTTTGTACGGGAGAGTCTTCTTTCTTGCGTGCCGCCTTTTGTACGGGAGCGTCTTCTTTCTTGCGTGCCGCCTTTTGTACGGGTGAGTCTTCTTTAAAAGGGGACATGCGTGCCGCTTTTTTTCCAAGTTCTCTTCTTGGGGCGGACTTGTCGTCACCTGAGGTTTTTCGATATATCTTTTTTTGACGTGCCATGATTTGTGTATGACAAGTACTTTCATATAAATTCCCTCTGTCAATAATTCCACTTTGGTAACCACAGGGGAATACACTTTAGAAAATATAATATTTTTTACTATATATGGTCAAAGTCGTTATTCTGTTGTTATCCATAGTGTTGAAAACAACTTTTCTATCCGTTTATTATTTAATGCCGCAGGATTTGTTGTAGTAAAAAATTGATTTATGATTATCATACCGTCAATTAAGATATATAAAAAATGACGACGAAGCCTATCAGGAAAAAGTTAATCATTAAACATAAATCTGAAAATGAAGAGTCTGCTACAACATTCCGATTATTCGATTTCAAAGCATTTGATAATAATCAGGAAGAGGTGGTTGAGGACAAGAAAAAACACCAAGCATCATTCAACAACCGTTTATTCCGTATCCAAATGTTCGGTCTGAATGAACTCGGTCAAACGTGTATGATTTATATAGACGGATTTTGTCCATTCTTCTATATCAAAGTCACCAATGATTGGACCGCTGGAAAAGTAAAAATGTTTGAATCTCACTTGTGTGAACAATTAAAATCATTCCATAGCGGTTGTTTAAAATCGGCCGTACTCGTCAACCACAATAAACTATACGAATTCACGGGCAACATGGAATTCCAGTTTGTGAAGCTTACTTTTTCGAATATTGATGTTTTCAACAAGGTAAGAAATATGTGGTACGAAAGCAAGGTCTCGGAAACCGGAGAATATACGCGGAAATATAAACCCTTTCATTTTGGAGGCGACGAACTTTTCCTCTATGAAAGCAAAATTCCGCCGCTTCTGCGTTATTTTCATATCCACGAAATCAGTCCTTCCGGGTGGGTCGAGATTACCCAGTCTATAGTTCCAAAAACAAAAAGTTCATCATGTGTCTACGAATACATTTGCACACCGAAGAGTTTGAAACCATTGCCGAATAAAGAGACGAGAGTTCCCTATAAAATTTGTAGTTTTGATATAGAAGCGAGCAGTAGTCATGGCGACTTTCCTCTTCCGAAAAAAAATTATAAACGACTAGCAACTCAAATTGTGGATTCGTTTCAGAAGAGGGGTGACAATTTGAAACCCGATAAAGCCGACCAATTGCTGAAACAAATGATTCTTGCTGCATTCTCAATCGGTTCCGTTGAGAATATCGACTGCGTTTATCCTAAGCAAAATATAGTCAAGGCACACATAAAAGAATCTGTGTTGAAACTATTAACCTCTTCTTTAAAGGAAATCGAATCGCATATCAACGAAGCTGGTTCTGAACACATCAGTCTACGGAAAACCACTTCAAAAATCTGTAATATGTTTGAAAAGATTGCAGACGAGGCGAAAACATTGGAAAAGGTGGAAGAAAACAACAACGAAGAAGAAACCGAAACGTCTTTTGCAGACGGAGGGTTTGGTAGCGGAATAGGAGAAGTTCCGGAACATGTTTATTTCCATTCGTCGGTCAAGAGTGATTTCCAAAAAGAAGAAGAAACTCTAACCCTAACTTCGGTTTTGCTGCACGATGCATATAGCAGAGAAACAAAAATCCGAGTACTGAATGAAAAAATGACGAACCATCCAGGATTTCCAGAACTAAAGGGTGACGAAGTGACATTTATTGGCAGTACATTCATGCGCTATGGCGAATCAGAACCTTACAAGAATCATTGTATTGTTGTTGGATCATGTGAAAAAATTCCCGGTGCGGAAATTCAATCGGTGCCCACAGAAAGTGCGTGCTTGGAAGCGTGGGCGGATTTAATCAGTATTGAAGACCCGGATATCATTATCGGATATAATATTTTCGGGTTTGATTATGCGTTCATGTTTCAGCGGGCACAAGAGCTGGGAATTGTGGAAAAGGCGTTTAATTTATCACGAATCATTGGCGAAACGTGTTTCAAAGAATCTGGAAAGAACCGCGAACAATCCCTTGAAATGACCAAAAACCGACTAGCGAGTGGCGATTACGAATTACATTATCCCGCAATTTCTGGTCGGCTTCAAATCGACCTGTTGTTTTATTTCAGGCGCGATTACAACCTTTCGTCATTCAAACTGGATGATGTTGCGGGGAACTTTATTCGTGACGATATTGTGGCAGTAGAAATCAACAAAGAGGAAAATACAACAAAACTTTATAGTAAAAATCTGGCAGGATTGAATGTGAATGACTTTATTCACATTGAAATGACGAGTTTTACAGTAGATTATTATATGAAAGGTAAAAAGTTTCGTGTCAAGGAACTGCTTCAAAACGTGGCTGTAGTAGACAATGACAACATTATAAAAGCCGGAGTATACAATGTGATTGTTGTGGAGGGACAATTTTGCGATTTGAATGCAAAAACCCAAGCCTTGAAATGGGGAATGGCAAAAGACGACGTGAGTCCTCAAGACATTTTCAGACTCACTCGCGGGTCTTCGACAGATCGTGCAATTGTTGCGAAATACTGTATTCAAGATTGTAACTTGGTTCAGCACTTGATGAAAAAAACAGATATCCTTACTGGATACAACGAAATGGCGGGTATTTGTAGTGTCCCCATAAGTTTCTTGGTATTCCGTGGTCAGGGAATCAAACTGACGAGTTATGTTGCCAAAGTATGTCGACAGAAAAACACCTTGATGCCCGACCTTGAGCATGTCATGTCTGATGACGGATACGAAGGCGCAATCGTTCTCCCTCCAAAATGTGCCATGTATGGGGAGAATCCGGTTGCCTGTAACGATTATTCATCCTTGTATCCGTCAATTGCCAAGGCGTGGAATTTGTCGCCAAATAGTAAAGTGTGGACAAAACTCTACGATCTACAGAATAACTTGAAAAGTATCAATGGAATTTCATTGGCGGATAAATCTCCGTTGAAGCAAGAAGCTCTGTTGGCCCAAAGCATGAAGTACGATTTATTACCAGGTTACAGGTATATAGAAACTCAATTTGATCATTTCGAGACAGTGCAGTTATATACAGCAAACGGAAAACTGGGCCGTAAAATAAAGGAAAAAAGAGGAAGAAAAGTTTGCCGATGGGCGATATTTCCAGAGGGACACGAAGGGATTATCCCTTGCATCATTGGAGATTTATTAAAAGCCAGAAAAGAAACGCGAGTCAAAGGTGAGAAAGAAAGCGACCCGTTCTTGTCGAATGTTCTCGACAAGAGACAGCTCGGTTATAAAGTAACTGCGAATTCTTTATATGGTCAAATGGGGTCAAGTGTAAGTACATTTTTCGAAAAAGATGTAGCAGCTTCCATCACCGCAATTGGCCGAATGATGATCACTTATGCGAAACGGATGGTGGAGGAAATTTACAACGAATTGATATATTCCACCAAAATTGAAGGGACCCAAGTACGAACGAGATCTTCGTATGTTTATGGAGACACGGACAGTGTGTTTTTCACGTTTAATTTGGAAGATGTGACAACAGGGGCACCTATTCGAGGAAAAGAAGCATTACGTTTGACGATTGAAATTGCACAGGAGGCTGCGTACTTGTGTTCGCTTTTCCTTCCTCCGCCCATGGAATTGGCATATGAGAAAACGCTCATGTCATTTATATTGCTTTCAAAGAAACGATATGTGGGAATGCTGTACGAAAAAGACCCGAATAAAGGGAAGTTGAAATTCATGGGATTGCCGTTAAAACGTCGAGATTCATGTGATTACGTGAAAGATGTGTACGGTGGCATTCTAACAATTCTCATGAAAGAACCTGATAATATTCAAAAGGCCATTGAGTTTTTGAATACCATGCTTCAGAGATTAGTCAATGGAGAAGTTTCTATGGAAAAACTGGCCATCACAAAGGCGTTGCGCGGCTACTATAAAAACCCTAGTCAAATCGCTCACCGAGTTTTGGCAGACAGAATCGGAGAACGCGAACCGGGAAACAAACCGAAACCAGGCGACCGGATCAAATACGTATTTATACTTTGTAATGCGGACCCAGACTGTTTATTAGGAAATCGGATTGAAACTCCGGAGTTCATTACGAAGAACAAGTTGTCTCTAGATTATACGTATTATATTACGAACCAGCTGATGAATCCGCTTCAACAGTTGCTTAGTTTGGCCGTTGAAAAGATTTATGAGGTCAAGAAAAAACGTGCAGCGGAATTTATAGAGTACCGGAAACAAATAGAACAGTTACGGGTAACTAGCAATGACGATTTGGAGTTATTTATGAAGAAGCGTGAGAAATATTGTTCTCAGCAAGTAAAACGAGTACTATTCGAACCGTTTCTTACGGATTTGTATAATAAAAACAATGGCATTCAAACATTGATGCAGTTTTATAAAAAGAAAGTTTAGAACCGTGACCATTTCTCTTTATTGAAAGAGTTTACTTGAAGCAATTTGTCGCCGTTTTCCTGGTAATATTTCACTTTTTCATTCAATGCGATTTCTTCTTTTGTTTGCGGAATAGGCGTTTCTTTTGCTGTAGCCATCATGGATTTTTCTAAATCAGATGGTTTGGGTTTTCTTCCAAAACAATTCACTCCAAATTTAATATTGGGGTTCGCAAAATGTCCTCCGTTTATTCCTGGCCTTCCACAGCTGTTTTTATTTAATTCACTCTCTTGCAATTTTTTCCAGGTATCTTTTTGTGTCGGAAAAAAAGCCATTTGTCCTTCGGACCAGCCATAATTACACCATTCTGCACCTTGATTATACGCTGCTTCAATTTCGTCATAGGTAGAAAGGCGTGCATCGAACGCTTTACATACGGCTTTAGCATCATCATATGTATATAAATTATTAGAAACATTGAAAACCTGTTCATTTTCTACCACATTCAATGGTGCGCCTACCGAATTCAAAAGATTATTCACAATCGGGTCTCCTAAGATGTCGAGCATATCATAGCCGAGAAAGTACTTGAAAAAGTCATAAATGAAAACCGAGAGTAAAAATATCAAGCCAAAGAACTCGATGAATTTTATAGACAATGGTTTAGAACTCCCAGTAGGTATTCTCAAAATAAAAATCAACAAGTAAAACGTCAATAAGAAAAGCATGGTTGAGAAAAGAGAGAGTTGATTCCCATAGAAATCTTTTAAAAACTTTTTGACTCCATCGACAAACCCGTCTTGAGTCAAATTATTGGTGGTAAATGCTTGAAACACGATTAACACAAAAATGCTACCAAAAGCCAACATATCGATGGTTGTGCTGAAACGTTGTTCCATTTCAGGATCTCGCTTGGGATTCAAAAATACTCCAAAGAAAGCGTAAATGACTAAATATATTCCTAAAAACCATACCATGAACATAATATAAGAATTATTAAAGACACGTACAAACAATGGCGAGGATTTGTCGTCCTCCTTCTTGGACGAAAGTAAATTATTCAAGAAGGAACCGCTGAGATCTATAATGACATTGCCGCTGGAATCTTTAAGGACATTTCCGCTGGAATCTTTGGCGGTTTTTGTCGCATTATTGCTTAAATCATTTTTGCTAATATCTTTTGCACTCATAACTTTACGCGTATATTCTACTCACATATTTTTGTTATTCATCTTCTTGACATAAACCAGACAATATACTTCAGATTGCATTTTCAGAACCATTTCTTCTGAAACCGATGCAACATTGTCATCATCGCAGAGGTACCAGTGTTCTCCCTTTTTGATGCAACAGGTGTAATGTCCATGATTCAATGAACCGAAATGATTACAAATTGCATAAAGATGATATATTTGCGAAGAAGCATAATATCCGCTACAATAGGACTGCATGTTTAATGTTTCGGGGAAATCCACTCTTGTTCTTATTTTTGCCGCTCCATCAAATGAAAACCTTTTCATACTTATCCATAAAACTGGAGGAAAACGGAAAATAAAAAATGACTTGATCACGGATTCTTTTTCTCTCGTTTTTTCGTTGTGCCAGGCATTTTCATTTTCCAAAGTTTCTTTTTCGAAGAATGTGTTTAGGCAATCGTAGAGCAAGCAATGCCGTTGATTCACCGGTAGAGGTAGGTCTAACGTGAAAAACATTTCCGGATTTCGCGAGTACACTTCTTTTTGCAAGTCTGTCGGCTGTATGGTTGACACGAGAATTCCTTGAAATAACTCGTAAATTTCAGAGAACTCTTTTTCATAATTGGATTTTAGAAATGCATAACATATTACGGCTAATTTGTCCGTATCATTTACTGCAGTCCCCTCTACTACGAGATGATTGGGTCTTTTCAGGCATGCGTGTAAACACTCCATCAAGTAGTGGAGGAATTCTAGAAAATCGTTTTCCATATTTCCACACCACATGAATTCCTTTTTGATTTTAGCAACAGTCTGAATCGCGTGAATAAACCCTTGAGGATTTAGAACTGCCTTTTCGCCGAGTTTCACTTTATTCTCACAAATATTTTCCAAATTCTTCCAAATAGCAATATCTGGAATTGATTCGTGAAGGTTCTCTTTGCTGTTTCGCAACACATGATTAAAACAGTCTAAATTGCACAATATTTGCAGACAAGAATTTATGAAACAAGTATTTCCAAGGTTACATATCCCAAACGGAACAAAATTTGAGTCGTTCATAATGCACAATAAGATTCTATAAGAGGTATATAGTGAAACGTTTATATGAATGATACTTCTTTAGAAAGTATTTTGGAAGAGGCATTTCAATCCGTACTCAGAAGTAGTTTCCCCCTTACAGCCTCTGCTATTTCGAGTATTAGATTAGACAATCCAGTTCCAATCGTAGATTTGTCATTTTCTGTGGCTACTGCTGCTGTGGCTGATGAAATCATTCATCGGGAAAATGTAGATGTTTCATATTCGAATCAGAATGTTAGCCGAAGTGCATCCCATGTTTTGCATGATACTCACATTTTATACCAAAGTTACCAGGAAAACATGAGATTATATCAAAACAATGTTTCCATGATGGTTCGGCATTTACAAAATATTGGACGGAATACTGGTGGCCCGATTACAAGACAACGTTCACGGAATAGCGGGGATCACGAGATTCACAATTTTCCATTTTACGGGATTTTTCCGGTGGGAACAACAGGGTCATCTTCTGAAAGCTACGATATTCCAACGATTAACCATTTCACAAATGCAACTGAATATTGTATCTATGACCGTGAAACAATGGGAGGGACAAGGTCGTGTCCAATTACTTTAGATGAATTCCAAGATAATGAGCAAATTTGTCGTATTAAACACTGCCGCCATATTTTCAAGTCAGTTGCACTTCAAAATTGGTTCTCTCGTAACGCGCATTGTCCAGTTTGTCGGTATGACATTCGAAGGTCCATAATCTAATATCATGAAATATTAATATGGAGACGAAAACGAAACTTCTTACCTATGTAAATAGCTTATACGATGACATCAAAAGGAATGATCCTGGTTATTTAGAATCGTATATCAATCTTAAAAAAGTGTCCGAGCCACTTAGGGGAATTTATCACAATATACAGAATGCTCATCATTCGTGGAATCTGTCAAGAGGACACATTATATCAAAAAACCGAATAAATACGCAGAAATGTGACAATTTACCAAAGATGAAAAATTTCGAATACCTTGAAGAACCGATAAAAATGCATATTGAAGAACATAGCTATTCTGCGAATCAATTTGAATTCACATTAGGCGAGAGAAAATACGAAATATTTATTGTTCTAGAGAAACTTACAAAGGAACAATGCTTGAGAAAAGTAAAAGAAATCCTGAAAGATACCTATATTTGGTTACACGTTTTACAGAACTATGCGAAAATAAACAATACAGGGTCGATTTCCCAAGAAAATGTCTGCTCGAAAACAGTCAATATATTCCTATACATGACCAGCTTGCAAAAAACCTTGCCAGCATCCAAACTGACAAAGCTAGACCAAAATCACATCAATACCGGTTTCACAACCGGATGTTCAGAAATGACTGAAATTTGTATTTTTCGCCAAGAAGAATGGTTTAAAGTGTTGATACACGAATCGTTTCATAATAGTGGATTAGACTTTATCGATTTAAAACAAGAATATATGTCAGAGGCCGAAGCACAAATGAGAGAATTGTTCCCTGTAAATGTAATGGATCTGCGGTTATACGAATCATATTGTGAAACGTGGGGGGAAATCCTGAATGACATGTTTATTGTGTTTGAAAAACAAAATAAAAACAAAAATAAAACGAAAAAGCGGTCGGCTCCTCATCAGAAAAACGACTTTTCGCGTTGGTTGCGTCTTCTCTCGTTTCAATTGAACAAGGAGGTTATATTTTCATGTATGCAATTAAATAAACTGCTGGACCAGCATGATATTGGGTACTTTGAAATGAGCGATAAAAGCAAAGCAGCGACATATACCGAATCCACTCAATGCTTTTCGTATTTTTTCTTGAAGAGTATATTGCTGACTCACTATCTCCAGTTTTTCGAATTTTGTGCAGAACAGTCGGCGGGATTTTCTCTCGATTTCGAATTAACGAGAGAACATGTATTAAGATATGTAAATCTTTTCAAAACCCAATATAATTCTGAAAGGATGAAATACTATATGGAACTTACCAAAAACACGATCGATGATCCATTGTTGCCGGAAAAGAAAAACATGAGAATGTCATTGTTTGGGAACTAGAATGGACTTTCGGTATAGTTTGCACGTAATGTTTCCAAGTCGCCTTGAAGTGTATGAATCGTGGTCCTGCAAATTGGGCATTTTGGAATATTCAAAGAATCCCTTTCCAGAATAAAGTTATATTTCAAAAAACAACCATTACAAAGTGTGTGATTGCAATTGAACCGAATCGCATTTTCCGCGGGAACTTCGTCGTAACAAACAGGACACTCTGAATCTTCTGAACAATCTGACGATTTAAAGATGTACGAAAGTGGCGGCGAGCGGTAATCGATGAGAAAATACTCAATATATGAAATGGAACTCAGTAAATGAAAAAACTCTGTTCGATTTGAAAAGAACTCGTCTTCTATATTTCTAAGGGAATTCTGAACATAAATGCGTTTTAATGCCCGATACATGTCGCGTTTGTCCATCAACTCATATGCGAGATTGTGTTTCCGTGAAAGTGCTCGTAGTTCGATTAATTCCTTATTCAGAAGCCAAGAAAATCTGAATCGGAGTCCCTCGTATATGGAAAATACGCTGTTTTCAAGTAAAAATGATTGGATTGTTTCAAGGTTTTGGGCGTCAAGAACATCTATTTGTGGACATTTCCTGACGTTATGATTTGGCTGTCGACACAGGCCGCAATGTTTTTCTTTCCGTTGAGTATTCATGTAAATTTAAAAGATAATTCTTCTCTCCTTACTCTAATAATACAAAAATCTTTTACACCTTTGGACATTTAAGTTCGCACAAAAAGTGCTAACAAAAAGAGTTTCAAAGTTGGGTCTTTTCATACCCGCATAAAGTTTGGTTATAAGCACCCGTTGAAGCGCTTTGATTACTTTTTATTTCTCTACATAAATAACTTGGTCTTTCTATGTTATTTATCGCATTCTTTGCTATTTTGTAGATATTTGATGAACCATTACGGTCTCTATTCCACGACCCACAACCGCTCTTATGACTAGAATGCCTAAAACCAGCTCCTTTTACTCGCTCTTTTCTTTCCTGCCAATTTCCTTCCTCTCTTTTTAGAGGTTTGTTTGTCAGGGTATTTTCTCTCGGATGAAACCAGACCTAGGCATTGTTCAAACAAAGCATCCGGGATTTCTTTGAGTTCCTTCTCTGTCAAGTCGTCATAATCTTCCGGTGTTTGTGACAGCGGATGGGTAATCACAGCAAGTCCTACAGGTACAACCAAGTTTTCCGAAATCATTTTCAAATAAGGCGCATCAACAACACCACCACCACCGCCAGTTTGCGGGAGAGAAGATATATAAGAGTGCAGAGGAATCCCTGCACTATTTTCGGTGACGACAGGCAACATCATGCTATATAGATAACTTTCTATTTTTATTATATCGTTTCAACTCGGAGACATTTTTAACCTCTCTATTGTCCTTTAGAAATTTTATAACAAAATCGCGTTGGTTTTCGTCGAGAATGAGAGATTCAAAACACTTTTCGATATATTGAAACGTCATATGCCCGTATTCTTTCCGATTCTGTACACGCAATTGACCTTCAGGTAAGTCCAAGGTACAGTGGAGTTTATTTTTTGATTCCAATGTTTTCATAATGGAATCGCTCAATTTCTGCTTTTGTTTTCGTAAAAGAGCGAGTTTCTCTAGCAGTACTTGTTGTTCGTTATCTACAGCAAACCATGCATTTACAGTTTCACTAAACGATGATTCTTTTACAGGTACAATGTCCATTACTCTTACATTAGGTTAAGAAAATTTCTGCGGAACGCAAACAAGACGGAGAAGTCTGATTAATAAAACGCTGTTGACGACGATAATAATAATCAGGAAAACATGGTACAAGCAAATAAGCCATAAGTAAAAATACATTTCATTATATAAAATCAGACCAATCGGTTCAAGCAGATTAGACCGAATCTCTAACTGCCCTGTTTTGCTTTTAAAATAATCTTGACAGGTTTCCCACAACATTTACCATATTTTTACATTATTAAGACTTGAAATAAACGCATGTCGTCTGGAACGAGAAAATAAAATACGCTAAAAACGTATAACAGAATGGCTGATCATATTTATGAACCCAATAGCGAATTTGCATTTAAAGATGTTACCTTTGTTTCGCCGGTTTCTGTTCCTGGAGGAAATCATTTTATTCGAAGTTTTGCAAATAAACAACAAAAACCGTTGTATTTACAACCTCCTAAATGCAAACTGAAAAATGGCGTTGTCAAGGTCGGAAAACGAATGTATTGTGATTTCATTTTTACGCAAGCGGATGAAGAGTTGATTGAATGGATCGATAAATTCGAATCGCTATGTCAGGATCGGATTTTTGAAAATAGACAAAAATGGTTTGAATCTACTTTAGAAAAACATGACATTGAAAATTCCTTTAGTTCTATTATCAAGTTGTACAAAGCGGGCAAACAATACTCCATGCGAGTCAATATACCAACACGTTTAGGAACATCCGCATTAAAAGTATACAATGAGTCGGAGGAAGATATTCACATTGATTCACTGAAAGAAGGCTCAAGCGTTATCGCCATATTGGAATTTCAGGGAATAAAATGTTCGGCCAGGAATTTCCAAGTAGAAGTCGAAGTGAAGCAAATGATGTTGCTGAGTGACGTGAATATATTCGAAAGTTGTTTATTTTCTAAAAAAGGACAGCGCGCAGCTAAAATTGATACGGTGGAAAAAGAAGAGGAACATGAAATAGAACAAGAGAAAGAACCAGAAATAGAAAAAGTAGAAATCAAAGAGGAAGATTTAGAGGAACGAGAAGAAGAACTTGACAATGAAATGTGCGAAGTTGATTTGCCTTATCATGATCAAAATGAAGTCGTGACAATAAAAGAGCCTAATGAGGCATATTACACCATGTATCGGGAAGCCAAAAAGAAGGCCATTATCGCTAGGGATATGGCTCTTGCCCATTATTTAGAAGCAAAACGGATAAAAATCCAGTTTTCTCTCGAAGATTCTGATTCGGCCCCGGGAGAATCTTTAGAAAATATAGGTAAATATTTAGAATTTGATATTGTATCGCCTTCTTCTGAAGTGGTACATTGAAAATAAATGTCACGGTTTAGGAAAAATCTTGTATCTGCCGTTTATATACACGACAGAAAATGAAATTATACGGTTTTGTTTCGGGATTTCAACGATTTTTTAGCAAAGAACGTGTAATGATTTTAGCTGTCTTTATCCTCTTAGGAATGTTCTTACTTTGGTACTCGAACGGTAAAACATATGTTCAAGATACCATGACTTCGTCGAGTTATGGAACTGGAGCACCTACAACTACTACACTAACCCCTCCTTCCGAAGAACTACCTCATCCTAGCGAGGTATTCGGACAATCTGGAAGCGAAGGAGGAAATTATGCCGCCAAGCCAATTGCCAACCCAAGTGATTTACTTCCGACAGACACAAATTCGCAGTGGTCATCATTAAACCCAATGGACCACTCTAGTCCGGAATTGCCTGATATGTTGCAAGCCGGATATCACATTGGTCTTGATTCGATTGGACAAACGCATAAAAACGCGAATCTTCAACTGAGATCGGATCCGATTATTCCGAAAGCAAACGTTGGCCCATGGAACAATAGCACATATGAGCCAGACATGTTACGTCAACCTTTAGAAATTGGATGTGTTTCAAACAATTAAGTTTTAAAGGATGTTTATTAATATATTTCGGTAAATATATTATTAATTATGCCTCCGGTCATTTGGAAATTTCAAAATGATTGTCGAGTAATTTATGAAAAAAAAACATGCGCTGATAAGAGTACGATTCTCATTTGTTGCAATGTGGGATCTATTCATGAAACTAAAGATACTACGGGATTTTGTCATCTTCTTGAACATTTATTATTGGTGAGTGGCACTGAAAGTCAAACGTATTTGAATATTTTTAAAACATTTGACCTTACCGGCTCAGATTTCAATGCATTTACTACAAAAACACAAACATTTTTCAGTGTAACTTGTCTTACTGAGCATCTAAAGGATTTTATTGTACTTTTTGGCTATATTATGTTTACCTCTAACGTAGGAACCCGAACAATCGAAAAAGAGCAACGTGTTATACAGCAAGAGAACTTAAGCGATGCGAATCAATCTAATTTGGCGATATTCGAAATATTCGAAGCGCACATGTATAACAATACTCCGTACCAAAACCCAATAGATGGACAGAAAGGCGACAAATCGAAACAATTGAATCTAAAACACCTTCTTTCATTCTATAAAAAATATTATGTTCCGGGGAATATAACCGTGAGCATTGTTTCAAGTATAACATCAGATAAGTTACTTGAATTTTTTAAACATTCTCTTTTTTTCACGATGAATAAAATACATGTCGATGCGGAAATTAAAATCAAAAGAGTTGTCGAAGCAATTGTAAACCCAGGTTATTACATTGTTTCAAAAAACATGGATACTTCTACCGTAATGATTGGATTTTTCATTCCAGTATATAAAGAGGACGAAATTGGTTTTTATTTTGAAGTCCTGAAATATTACCTGAATAGAATGGACGGATTGTTATTTAATTATTTCCGTACAAATCAAGGCAGTGCTTATCGCTTTAATGCAGACATTGAGCATGAGGAAATCGGCGGCTACTTTTCAATCAATGTAGAAACAACTCCGAATCATGTCATGGAAACTCTTGGATTTTGCATCTCTACTTTTCGTACCTTGATCAATCATGGGATTTCTGAAAAGGATTTATATGACGTGAAGAAATTTATGAAAGAATCCATGAAAATGAAATACGACAATATTGAAGAGTTGGCAGAGTATAACAGTAAACAAATCAATTATTTCAAGAAAGAGCCAATGGTTCCCTTTACACATATTTATAAAAAATATTACAAACCCATTCAGACTGTTCAGATTCACGAGATGATTAGGAAACACTTTATTTCTTCTCAGTTGGTGGTATCAATTGTTGGAAAAAACACTCCAGCTCATTCTGAAGTCGAAAAACTATGCGCGAGTTTAGCATAAAATATTATTTAAATGTATAGAGTATACAAAATGTTATCACAATCGACATTGTTTTATTGTTTCATCGTCTTGGTATTAGGCATTTGTTTATATATGTATTTTATCGATAATGATAAATTGGATTTAAAATGCGTTGTATCGGGGGTTGATGGAAACACATATTGTGTGAGAGACCGAACAAAAGTTAAGGAAGCTGCTGATTTATTGGCAAGAGTAACTATGAATTGTAAAAAGTTGGTCGAATATGTTGGGAACAAGTATCCTGAAAAAGAAGAAGTCATTCAATTAGTCAAGGGGTTTAATCCAAAAAAGGTGATGGAAACTCTTCCGACAAGTTCTTATACTGCATACAGTGAAAATAAAGGAGAGAAAATTGCGTTTTGCTTAACTCCCAAAAAAAATAAAGATGAAAATACGTTAATTGATGAGCATACTCTTACTTTTGTGGCTATTCACGAACTCACGCATGTTGCAACGAAAACGATTGGTCATAAAGCCGATTTTTGGCAAAACTTCAAGTTTCTTCTTGAAAATGCAAAGGAATCCGGTATCCACAATCCACAAGACTATAAGAAAAATCCGCAGACATATTGTTCCATGGAATTGAACGACAATCCATATTACGATATGTAGAATGTTGATTATAATCTTGGCTTATAATATACATCCACATGAACTTTACGAACAAACCAGACACTGTTCGGAGGACAGTCTTGAGAAAAATAAAAAATGGAAACATTCGACACCGGCTTGAAAACAAAAAAACCTCCATCATGTTTTCATTCAACCCAAATACCAAAATCGGGGTTTTATCTGCAGAAATAACTCCGACAATCAAAGAAGTTACAGAGTATGCAGTATATGGCGAGGCGCCAGCGTTACCTATCGAAGAAACGAAAATCATCTCCGCATTACAACAAGTCTTGAAAACATACAACACTCCAGATGTGGCAGTAAACGATCGTTTGATCGTATATGTAACGAATGCATATTTGAAAACAATAGATCAACCATATTCTTTTATTGATTCGAAGAGGATTCGTCGAATAGTAGAAACCTTTTTAAAGAAATCCATTAAAAGCACAAGCACAAACGAAAATAATTTATTAGAAGAATATGGAAAAGACATTAAATGGCTTAAAAGCATGGTACTGCAGAAATCTGAAATCAATAACGATGTTTCTGAGGCAAACGTAAAGAACTTGATCGAAAGTTTCGAGCGGAAAATACAAGAAGTCGCAAATCAACTCCCGCACATGAGAACCGAAATTCAAACAAAATTGCAAGGTGACGAAACCCGAGTACATGATTTGGTAGAAACGCTTAGAAAGGAAATTCTCACGAAACTAGACGACGAATCCAAACATCTGAAAAAGGAATTTCATCATCATGACGAAACCCGAGTACATGAATTGGTAGAAACGCTTAGAAAGGAAATTCATACGAAACTAGACGACGAATCCAAACTTCTGAAAAAGGAATTTCATGTTGATGAAACCCGAGTAAATGAATTAGTAGAAACGCTTAGAAAGGAAATTCATACGAAACTAGACGACGAATCAAAACATCTGAAAAAGGAATTTCATGTTGATGAAACCCGAGTAAATGAATTAGTAGAAACGCTTAGAAAGGAAATTCATACGAAACTAGACGACGAATCAAAACATCTGAAAAAAGAAATTTACACAAGACTAGATGACGATTCGAATATTCTAAAAAATGAAATTCACACGAGACTGGATGATGATTCGAATATTCTTAAAAAGGAAATTTACACGAGACTAGACGATGATTCGAATATTCTTAAAAAGGAAATTTACACGAGACTAGAAGACGAATCCAAAAATCTGAAAAAGGAAATTCACATGAAACTAGGCGACGAATCCAAAGAGTTGGGGAATCTCAAGACAGAACTACAAGTAAATATTAAACAACAAATCGAGGACATTACAAAACGGTTTCCCACAATGGACCTGTCACAAGTCGTTGAAAAACTGCAATCAGATCTTTACGGCTCTATCCAAAAACAAATCGATGAACTGAGAGATGCCGCATTTATAGAAGCATGTGTTGAGAACTACTGGAGTAAACTTGTTTCAGAAACAGAAGAACTGAAAAGTGCACGACCACAAAACATGGAGATTATCATTGAGAGAATTGTTAAGCGATATGTCGAAAAAGACCATTCTATTGCAGATTCTTGCGTCGATCATACGTTACAGTATGACGAAATGTATGGGGGGTCATCAGAATTCCAGTCCATAGAAAATACAAATCCGATAATCGAACACATCATGAACGGAGGAGGGAAACAGCCGAAATTAGAAGAAGAAGACATATATATGGACGACGTGTATCAAAAACAGAGCGAAACATTTAATATTGTTCATCATGTAAATGAACTACGTTCTTCTGCAGATAAAAAATGGGTCCCTTTTGGGAAAGGAGTTGGGAATACTGTTATGGATATGTATGTTGATCCCGAGACGAAAAAAATATACATTACCGGATTATTCGAACAGGTAGATAATGTCGCTGCAAACAATATTGCATCTTATGATATAACCAAAAAGAAATGGGAACACGTTGGAAACGGCATTAATAATCTGGGAGTTTGTCTTGCTATGGATTTAGAAAATCAAATTTTATATATCGGCGGAATTTTCAATTCTGTAGATCAAGAACCAAACGCGTTAGCTGCGAATAATATCGTTTCCTATAATTTGTTTAAAAACGAATGGGAGACTTTGGGTGAAGGGTTTAATGCCGAGTGCGCATGTCTTTGTTTCGATAATGAACATAAAATATTATATGCTGGAGGTGCCTTTACTAAAATCGGTGATGAAAATATATCCTATGTTGCATTTTACGACCGTGTTCAGAACAAATGGTTTCCATTATCGGACGAAGTGTTGAACGGACCCTGTAGAACTATGTGCATGGACACTGAATCGCGTGAATTATTTTTAGGTGGCGTATTTACGGAAATTGGAGAATACATGTACTATTATGTGGCTTCATTTGATACAAGAAGCAAAGAATGGACGGAATTATGTGGAGGGCTGCAGGGAAATTGTAATTGTTTGTGTCTGAACAGTGATGCAAAAATCTTATATGTCGGTGGAACATTTGACAGTGTGGGAAGTGAAGAAAACCGAATAGAATCACGGCATGTAGCATCGTATCATTTAGAAAACCATGAATGGTCACCTTTGGCTCAAGGGCTAGATGGAGTTTGTCACACGATGATTTACAACTCAGAACAAAAAAGCCTTATCATTGGTGGGGCATTTACACATGTAGTGGATTCAAATATAATTGTGAATCATGTCGTGAAATACGACACGGTTGAAAATGTGTGGCTTCCTTTTGATAATTTTTTCGACCTTAACAACGCACAGAAAAAAGACAATATTGGTCTAGATGGAAATTGTAATTCGCTATGCATGGACGAAAATGCGTATTATATGTGTGGTACCTTTAAAAAAGCTGGAACTGTACATGCTAATTCGATAGTGAAATATTTACATCACAAAGTAAAGCTATGATATAAGGAGTATTTCTATTATTTCTATAATATATAATAATAATGGAAAACGGCAAACTAAAAGTTTGTATATTAGATTCAAATAATTCGCCCAAACATTTGCTCGTTTTTGGAAGTGGTCGCGAAGAAAGTTTGTTTAGTAATATTGAAACTGAATTTTATGCAGCTCAAAACACAAATATTATTTATACGGACTCAAGGATTTATCTTGACGATACTATTCAAACGACAAATCATAAAATTTGGAGTGCCTGTAATAAAGATGATAACATACCCAAGTTTTGTCTAGAGGAAATGTATTTGTTTGGCGTCGTTGAAAATCCATTTCAATTATTGCCATGGTATAAAGAAGTAACCAATTACGAAAAAGAAGAAGTGACAAACAAGACGATTGCCAAATTGTTGACTAATTATTATATGGACCAGGAATTGGTTGTGGATTTGCTATTTAAAACCGAGTCTTTTCAGAACGATTCCGATCCCGAAATTTCGTTTGAGGATTTGGAAAATTCCGATTGGTTCCGTGAAAAAACCAAATGGGAAAAAATGGGACTTGGATTTGAGTTTCTTTTTCCGACTCCGCCGAATTTGAGAAATCGCGACGCGTATTTTTGCGTCAATCCACTTGAAACAAAACTTTTTAGTACTTTACACGAACCTACCGGTGAACAAATTCAGCAGCAAAATCATTTCTTATTTCACAAAGGTACATTCAAGGACAATACGATTTTTTTATGTTTGGCAGAGTTCTCATTGGATTATTGGACACGTGAAAATGTTCCTTATGATAAACTGATGGAACGATATTATCCGGGTATACCAAAAGACTTTTGGTCAACGGGAAAAGACACGCTCTTAGAAAAAAACCGTACGACCGTGTCGCAGCCACATTTGCTTTTACAAAATAAGTATATCGACGCAATCCTTGATATGCAAAAAGAACCCGAATTAGAATATCAAAGCAAGGGAATAAAATCGTTTTATTTTATCAAACATCCTTACGAAACAAAAAACCTACCGATTCTGACTATATTCAAGCGTATTACTACTACCATTGATGTACCAATGATTCAGTTCAGTTCGCCTAATAAAGAAAACAGTATTTCGCGGATTCATACAAGACAAAAAACACACGAGGGAATAAAAATACCTTTATTGAACCGGATCATGACAAACGACATAAACTTGAAAGAACTGAAACAAGGAAGTCGCGAAGAACGGCTAGTACTTTTCATTAAATACGACAACACGAACCCAAATGACCTTACCCCCAATGATTTGATCCGTCTCTCGTTAGAAAAGAATGGGAATATTCATATTCATGGCACTTTACAGAAGTTTATCGATTTACAGATTTTCGAAACATGGATCAACAAATTATTAGAGCCCGCTATAAATCTTCTTAACGAAGTTGTCATTCCACTGGGCTATCGCATAGAACCATTTGAAAAGATTGATCATCCTTACGTAGAAACCGTTTTTGTGAATTTCGGATGTGAATTGGACTTGATACAAGTTCTTGACATTTCCAAAGTAACGAACTGTCTGTCGTCGATATTTATTCAGCGCATTGAAAAGCAGAAACAAAGAAAACAAAAAGGCGGCATGGAAATGATTTATTGGAGAGTTGAGAATTATGAGAAATTAACTGACGAAGACGTGTATATCTCTCAACAATTGCGGCTTCATTACAACCGTGTTTTTAAACGTCAACAAATAATAACCGAACTAGCATCACAGTTTCCTGGTAAAGACCCAGAATTGTTGTTGACTGCTTACGAAGGACGGCAAGGCCAACGCATAACACCCAGTCGATATACAAACCAAAATAATAGCCAGAAAACAAACAGTGGGTTTTTAACAACGATTTCCCGAATCTCCAACTTTTCTTACAAATATAGAGTGGAAGTACAATTTATCCACAATATGAGTTACTTGAAAACAGTTCCCATATTTATTGATTCCATGTTTAAAATGATTTTAAAGCCTACCGATGCTATTCAAACATTGTGTTCATCTGGAACCAAGGTCGCTGTTGAAAAGTTCGAGGTTGTTAATAATATGCCTCTGGTGGAAACAGTTCCTGAAATTCTATTAGAACCCGAAGATTCGATAAAATCAAACGTTAGTGACGAGGAATCGGAAGAAGACGACGAAGACGATAAAAGCTTTAAAAATGAAGAACAAGAAGAAGAAGAAGACGATGAACAAGATGTCGAAGTGTTGGTATATGATGATCAAGAAGAAGAGGAAGAGGAGTTTGGAGGAGGGAAAAAAAAAAATGATGTCAAAGAATGGACCCCTCTACAGTATTTCATGGCGCGTATAGAAAAACGAGACTCTAAACTGTACAAGATATTGCATGAAAATCATTATGCTAGAAAAAGTCAAAATGACAAACCTGTTATTCTTACAGAAGATGAAAAAAATGAGGTGGATCGACTCATTTCCGATAAAACGAAAGACTATGGTCCCAAACAGCAATATGAAAGTGTCAAATATCGAAAGGGCGAGGATGGTAAATATTTACATTATATATGTCCTAGATATTGGTGTTCGAAACCGAATTTAGAGAGGCCGCTTACGGAAGAAGAGGCAAAATCGGGAATTTGTGGAAATATTATTACAGACAAAGCGAAACGTAAACCTGACGAGTTTGTTTTGAAAAACGATATAAACGGCAACGGAAAACTGTATGTAGGATTTCTGAACTCGAACAAAAAAAATAGGATAGTGGACGAAGAAAATAATCCCATTTGTTTTCCACAATGCATGGAGAAAAATGCGCCCAATATATTGAAAATGAAGGCAGAATGTAATCCCGATGTCTACGCTACGTCCAAAACATCAACTACAAAAAAGGGAAAAAGGGAATCCAAGAAAAAAGGGAAGGTAGTAGATGAAGAAGAAGATGATGATGATGATGATGATGATGATGATGATGATGATGATGATGATGATGAAGACGAAGACGAAGAAGAAGATGCAAAGGGACAGAAAGAACCAGTGCAGAAAAAAGGCGAAACGAACGAGGTTGAAGTAGAAATTAATAAAAATAAACTCAGGACTCTTATCGATCTCCCTGTTTCTGACGATAGAATGGGGAGGTTGCCTCCTGCAATCCAAGTATTTTTAAATAGTAAGTATACAGCAAATACATTAGTTCCAGGTGGTGAAAAGGTGCTGCTCCGATTTGGATTAACCCTAACCAAAAATAATAAACACAGTTTCTTGGCATGTTTGGCAGATATTTACAGTTTACTCCAACCAAAAAAAGTCGATGTTGATGCCTTTCGCGAAGTTTTGGTAAAAAAGGTGACACTTGACGCATTTGTTTCTCTTCACAATGGAAGTATCGCTTCTATTTTCCAGCCTATAACCGAGAGAAATATCAACATTGATAATTATAAAAACACAGAATTATATAAATATATCAACACCACAGAAGAGTCACAGTTGAAATTTTTTAAATCTTCCATTGCGTCGTTGGAAAATTTCCATGCATATTTGCTGGATAAAGATAATGTCATAGAACCAACATATTTATGGGAAATAATTAGCGGAAAGTTGTTGTTTGGTGATGGATATAATATGATTATTGTCGAGCATTTTGCAAATAACAATCAGGTTGGAATCCAATGTCCAAACAACCCTTATATAAATAATATCTTCCAGCCGCGTAAAGAAACATTTATACTTTTGAAACAAGACGATACATATACTCCTTTATATCTCATCCGTGCAGAGGAGAAATTAGCGACACGCGTCGACGCAAAAAATATATCATTCTACTTAACGAAAGTATTCTCAAAAAATGAAAGTCCGAATATGAAGGCACTATTAGACATGTTTGAGAGAAATATAAACAAGTTCTGCACGCCACAAAACACAGTAATAACGTTCAAAAAAAGTTTGAACGCAACGTCTACGGTTTCTTTACTGAATAGTTTTCCAGAATCGTTGCAAATCGTAGCAGCTGTTTGGAATTATCAAGGGAAAATAATAGGATTTACTGTAAAATGGACCAAAAATAATGAAACAGAAATCGTTGACGGGAAAAAAATCATGGACGGAAAAAGTACATTTTTTCTGCCATGTTTTCCTTCAACCGTGACAAAAAGATTTTACCCCGTAAAATGGATGGACGATAATTCGATTTGGAAAGATTACAAATCAACTATTGAGTTTTTAAACCATATACAAAAGATTGGAGATGACCTTAAAATTGATAACAATTCCAAGCCGCTTATGAAGGTTATCGAAGACGGTTATGTCATTGGTATTGTAACGAGCAGTCATAATTTTATCCAAATAAATCCTAAAGTGAAAACATCAGACATTGACAAGTCAGATACGTTAGAAGAGTTAATCCAAAGTAATCCGTTTGACTCGGATAAAAATATAGCCTTGAATAAACCAACGGCGACACAAAACAAAAACAACAAATTATTATGGCTACAACAGCAATTCTACACCTTATTCCGCAATAAAATCCGGATACTCTTGAATACATTTTCGAAAACAAGAAATGTACGAAAGGAAATCATCACTTTCGTGAATCAAAAAAGAACGTCATCCAAAGATAAAGCCGAAGCCATATTAGAAAAACTGAAACAAATCGGCAAATCACATTTCTCCTTCTCTCCGTATACCGACGACGAGCTTATGAAACTAAATAAGATATCCTTATGTGATGGATCATGTGAAACAACTCCCTATTGTATCAAGAATGAAGCTGGTGTTTGTGTGTTGAAAATCCCTTCGAATAATTTAGTTACAAACGAAAGTAATGAACTCATGTATACCCGTTTAACGGAAGAGTTGATGAACAATAAAACGTCTTTCAATTTCATGCTCTTTAATAATTTCTATTTGGATTTTGACACACAAGACTATGTTCAGATAAACGACGAGGTCATCTTACCTTTTTCAAAAATGAATTCGAAATATTTTCGTTCTCTCGTTCCAAAGAAAGACTCGAGCTATGTCCATAAAAATAATTATCAAACTACCGGTCGTTCTACAGTCGATGTAGCATTAGACTGGAAATCACAGTTTACTGGAACAGCAAAATAAATTATGATCGCGATATTATATATACATGGAAGCGGAAATTGAACAACTCGAATCGTGGTATCAGAAACAACTGGAAAACATTCGAAAACATGCGGAAAATATGTATGCGAAAATGTCGGCCCGACAAAAGAAACAAAATCAGGTCAGCATCGGAAATTGGGTCAGAACACAAAGTCAACATTTAGCAAATTACCGTGAACAATGTCTTCTTTCCATTAAATCAAAATGGATGAAGAGCGATAAAAAGGCGGTCTTGGTAGGAATAAACTATACAGGGACGCAAAACGAATTGAAAGGCTGTGTCAATGATGTTTATAAAATAAGGGATCTTTTAGTGTCCAGATTTGATTATCGTCATGAAAATATCAAGCTACTACTAGATAACGAGGCAACTCGTGCAAATATTCTAGGCGAGTTCACAAACCTTGTTCAAAATGCACAAGAAGGTGATCATATCTGTTTCACGTTTAGTGGTCACGGATATTTCCAGTCAGATTTATATAGCCCAGACGAGAATGACGGGAAAGACGAAGTCATTGTATCTGTAGATAATCTTGCAATTGTAGATGACGAATTCAAGGAAATTTTACAGAAACGCTTGAAAAATAAAGTGACCATGTTTGCCATGTTTGATAGTTGCCATAGCGGTTCTATTCTCGATCTCAGATATCAATATTTTCATGATAAAGAAAATAACGAGAAAATAGACCCTCGCTCTCTCGACACACCAGGTCAGGTCATTTTACTCAGTGGATGTAAAGATAATCAAACCAGTATTGACGCATATATTGGAAATAAATTTGATGGAGTTTTGACTTGGGCCTTTGTTGAAACACTTTCTATAGGAGACGGCAAAGGGACATGGGATGGTCTTTTAAAGCAAATCCGTAAAATTATGACGGATAACAAAATGGAACAAATTCCCCAATTATCATCAGGTAGACACATGAATGTCTTGACAGAACAAGTCATGTTATAAAAAAAGGTTGGCTTTATTTAAAATGTAGTTTAAAAATATGATTACTCTCGTAAAGGACCCCGGATGCGACGGGCGAGCTGAATATCTTTTGTCATCAAGGTGATTCTCTTTGCGTGAATCGTACACAAATTTGCGTCCTCAAACAACCCAACTAGATGCGCTTCGGCAGCTTCTTGTAATGCAAGGATGGCTTCTGCCTGCCAACGGTATTCTTTTCTAAAGAAATATGTCTGAATCTCGCGTACCAATCTTCCAAATGGGATTCTTCTGATAAGAAGGTCGGTGTTTCTCTGGTAGAAACGAATCTCACGCAGCGCTTTTTCACCAGGTCGATATCTTCTTTTTTTTGTTGTTTCCTTGACATTTGCCTTTTTTGGAGCCGACTGTTTTCTAGATTTAACCTGTTTTACAGCTTTAAATGCTTTTTGTCCTCCGCGGCTTCCTCCTATTATTTGTTGGTCGTTTACCATGTTGTTTTTCACTATAGATAAAGCCAAAAACAACGTGTCAATAATTCCACTATAATATTCAAAAAATTAAACTTTTTATAATTTTTTGAATTCTCTCTTTTTTTTACTTCTCTATTAGGTTTTTATTGTTATTAGTTTGTTTAAGCAGACGATGCGGGAGCCTCCTTCTTGAAGTGGTGCTTCAAGTATCTCTGGAGGTTAAAGTAAGTGAGCTGGTCATCCTTCGAATCGAGAAGCTTCTTCAGCTTGGCGTCAGGGTGGATGATGCGACGGTTCTCCTTGTTCTGGAGGGAGTGGGCCTGAACGTACTGGTGAATGAGCTTGCTCACCTCGGTACGAGCCATCAGGGATCCAGTGTCTCTACCGAAGAAGAGGGCAAGTTCATCACTGATAAGAGTCGGCTTTTCGAAGCCCGAAAGCTTGTTTCCCTGGGGATTCTTTCGGCGCTTGGTTGTCTTCTCGGCATTCTTGGAAAGACGAGCAGACAGCTTACTAATGTTGCGAATGTTCTGCTTCATACTCGAAGCAGTAGCCTGCCAAACAGCAAAGTTCTTGTTGAACTCTTCGACTTCGCTGAGAAGGGACGAAGAAAGGCTAGACTTGTCGCAAGACTCAGTTGCGTCTTCAGCCACCGGAGTTTCAACAACAACGGGAGCGGCAACAACAACGGGAGCAGGAGCTGCGACGACACTTTCTGATTTCTTAGAGGCGGCCTTCTTTACGGAAGGCGCCTTAACGGCGACGGGAGCAGTCTTTTCGGCAGGGGAGGAGGAAACTGTTGATTTACCACGAACCATCTTCTTATTCTTATATGACCTATAAAGCGGTGTGTATTTAAGTAGGTTACAAACAAATATCTTCTTTTGATTTATAGACCGTAAATTAAGTTTCTTATTCGTTCTTATTCTACACTGGAAAGAAACAATCTAAATACTTTCGTTTCTGACCATATAACTTTTATGCAAAAAGTAATAATCTTCTGCTTTGCCGGAAGAGAAAAATATATCAGCATCCAATTACAATATATCATGCAAATTCTAAAAAAATATAAAACAGTAGAATATCATTTATGGGACTTTTCCAGAAACAGTGAGGATCATAAATATTTGAAAGATATAAGTACCAAACACGCACAAATCGTACTGCATGAACAATTTTATCAGGGAGAAAACACAAATTCAACCTGCGTGAAACAAGTAGGGCGATATTGTTCTTGTGTCAAGTGCAGAGTTGGGAAATGGACAGAACCCTATAAATATTACGCGTCTTCGGTCTACAAAGATTTCACTTTTATCAAAATAGACGATGACATCGTTTCATTTCCTTATAAACAACTGCAAAAATATATTTACATGATACAGAAAAACCCCAAGTATATTGTGAGTGCAAATGTAATTAATAATGGTATTTGCGCCTTTTACAACAATGAGCTGAAACCGATTGTTCAGAAGAAACGCATATGTGAGAAAATACACTCCCTCACCGATTGGTTTTACTTCTGTACAAATGTCGATTTTTTCAAGATTTGCCACGAGTTTTTTCTCAGTAGAGAACATGAAGATACAAAACCAGATTTATTAAGTCAGGTTCCTTTACAAACCAAGTTTTCGATTAATACGATTGGTTTTATGCATAATATCATGAGAGAAATCTCTCAGAAGCTAGATATTTCGAGCAACGACGAAGAAACGATATCGGGCTCATTTCCATTTTTAATTTATAATGGGTTCACATGCGTTCATTTTCATTTCTCAGACCAAAGAATTCAGATTAGTGATTCAAATGAAAAAGAGTTGTTGAGACAATACAACAATGTCGCGAAAAAATATATAAGTATTGCCGGGGACATTGCATATGACTAAGATTTGTTACATCACTGCAATTTACGGGTCATATGAGGCCACCTGTAAAAAATACGAGAGACAAACTGTTGCTAGTGATTTTATTTGTTTTACAGACAATCCAAATATACAATCAAACGGTTGGACAATAGAAACTACTCCTTACCATTACATGTACAAGTCAGATTTCGAGAGAAGCACACAAATCAATTCATTATATAACAATACACATACCTTTAATATTGCGAAATTTTACAAGCAGAATTTTAAAGCTATCCCCATATTATTCAAATACGATGTCATTGTGTGGCTAGATGGAACAATAGAATTAACGTATCCTGGTATCAGCGAATATATATTAAACCGCATATACGACCATAAAATACTTGGATGGCACCATGAATATCGTTTTGGTAATTTGGAAAATGAAGTGAAGGGATCTTTTGACGAGAGATATAGTTCAACTTTTTGGAACAACCAAGTACAGCCCGTACAACATGTACAAGCCCAATATGACGAATATATAAAGGATGGATACGACGAAACTTTTTTTCAAAAATGCCCAGAGAAATCAAGCGAACACTTTGGCGTTTGGATTACTTGTTTTGTAGCTTTTTTAAATAAAAACAAACAAGTCGCCCAATTTTTAAATCTGTGGTATTTACAAACATTACAATACACTACGCAAGACCAAATCGGATTTTCTTATAGTGTTCAAAAAACCAAATTATTACCATTTACATTACCAAACCACGAAATCCAAGGTGGCGAACCTTGTTACGAAACGCCGTTTTATATAAGACATGTCCATGGAATATGAAAAGAATTCAACCGATCCTCAGAAAATTAGACAGCATTGCCTGACTTCTTTTATGTGCTTGTTCGCTTTCGACTTGACTTTTGAATTGTTTTTTCCTCATGAGTTGTTCGTTTAGTAAGCGTTCGTCATTGAAATGTTGTTCCGCCTGACTTTTCTGCATAGGTGCAAGAGTCTCTTTTTCTCTCGCCGTAACATAATGGTCCACTGAATTAAATTGTTTCACATGTTGAAATTCTTTCTCGCTGACACTGAATACTGTTTGATCCTTGTGTACTTTTCTCAAGTCGTCGAATTTTAGTTTACTGAAAAGATCCGCACAGATATAGCTTGCATTGTCTTCTTCTTCCTCGTCATAAAATCCAGAAGATCCTCCGTTTAAACAAATCGGTACTACCCCCGTATATTTCACCATGTCTGCTCTTTGCTTTTCTTTATATGTTTCGAATGCTGCGTCCATTTCTGATTTATTCTGTATCTGGGTTATTGGAGGCATATATTCGTTATTCTTGAACCATTCGTTTTTGTTTTTATCCTTTTCTCTCGTATTGCTGTGGGTTTCGAATAAATGGTTGAATTTGGTATTGAATTGAGAAGAACTCATACTTTTCATGGTTGTTTCAATCTGGTTAGTAGCAATGTGTGTTTTTTCTGGAATATACACGATTTCTTGATTATTCGGAACAGTTTGATTTACTTTATCATTCATTTCATAGACCCGGACCACGATATCAAGTGCCTTTTTGTAAAACAAGAAATATTCCTTGGGCAAATTTGACTTGTCCGGATGCATATACAATACTTTCTTTTTCGCTTTTTTTAAATGGTCCGAGGTAACATTATTTTCATCAAGTGTAAATAATTTAAGTATGTCAGCAAACGAATATGTAGAAATGTCCAAATTGTGATTCATTCTTATAGAAAATATATAGAAAATGATGAGAGGGATTTAAACGGAAGATTCTATTATCACGTATAGCATGAAAATCAACGACCCTTTGATTACACGCGTCGACCTAGGCAAATTACTTGAAAAAAACAAGGGTGTTCTCATCATCAAATTTGGTGCTAAATGGTGTGGGCCTTGTAAAAATATTGAAGGGCTATTGAATCAATATTTTGAAATGATGCCTGATAATATCTCAACCATCGAAGTTGACATTGATGACGCGGTAGATATTTACGGGTTTCTGCGATCTAAAAAAGTTGTCAATGGTATTCCCGTAATTTTAGCTTATTATGAAGGAAACACACATTACATCCCGGATGATATTGTGGTCGGAATTGATCCTACCAAAATCAAACAATTCTTCCAGCGGTGTGTAATACAATCAAAAAATTAGACTGACTTGCGAATTCACCGTTGAATGTTATCGATATTTTAGACAAATAAATAAATTTAGAAACTATATATGTCCAATCCAACTGCTTCAGTTGATATATCCAATAGAACCACTACTTTTCCTACTCCACTTAATTTTACAATAACAAAAACAAATGTTAATTACGGAATACATAAAGATATTCATTTATGGAACACCGAGTTAGACGCAACCCCAGATACTCGTTTCATGAAAAGTGAATATGGTACCTGGGATTGCTCAAACCAAAGTGTAACTACTAGTATCGTAACTTATACTCCAACGAGTACAGCGTTTTATAAAGCCACCCCCGATTATTGCAATTTTTTAATTTCTTTAAATAGTACTGGAGGTATTGTATTTCAATCTCTTCGCATCTACGCCTACGTAACATTCCCTGAAGGTACGTTATCATCGAGATTTTCCGGGTTGAATGGACGGTCCAAGTTCACTTTAAATATAAAGGACGAAGCCGAAGCAAGTCTGGTACAATTTTATACATCTTTAGGAGACCTATATATTCATCAAGCCGCTGGGCCAGGATTTGAGGAAGATGCTCGATTTAATCAAACGTATTTATTTGGACCCGTTTCAAATAGTCCTTGTGATATACAAATATTGAACACCAGTTATATAGCAGCAGCTAGAAGCTATGGAACGGCGAAGTCACAAATGCGAGCAACGGTATTCTTAGCATACAGTGATTATCGACTAAAACATAACGTTGAAACTTTGAATAAGACACATACCGTGGATGATATAAGAGTGGTTAAGTATACCAGTGACGACAATACTCCGCATTTTGGAGTGATAGCTCATGAACTTGCTGAAGTATACCCCGAGTTAGTGAAAGGTGAAAAAGATGAGGAAATGCTCCAAAGTGTCTCTTATATTGAACTTATACCTCTTTTGATTAATGAAGTTCAAACGATTAAAAAAGAATTAATAACATTAAAGAAAGAAAACGAACAATTAGCAGAAAAAATAGAGCAGCTCGAACATGATGAAAATTTAAAAAAAACTGCATGAAAAAAGGTCGGATTGTTTATTATTAAATTAAAATCATTGTATATATTCTGTAATTTCTGTGCACCATGTTCTACATAGTGGACAGTTTGCGTGTTTATCGCTCCATTTCTTGAAGCATGCCGCGCCAAAACGGTGACCACAGTTGACCAAACACGTATGAACCATCGAATGATGGTTCATGCAGATCGCGCAAGCTTCTTCCATCTTTGCTTTGGCTTCTTCTTCCGTGAGCTGTTTAAAGACCTTTGGTATAAGTCCCTGACCTTGGTGTTCAGGCAACCACATAGAAACTACTGCTACAGGAGCTTGTCGCTCCAATCTCCGGCGAGAAGATTCGACTCTCTGGTGTTCCCGTATGCTCGCTGCCTCGACAGGGAACGCCAACTTTCCCAGTTTTTCTCTCATAAACTTGAGTTTTTCTTCGAGTCTTTTTCTGTACACAAGAAGACGACCTATATGAATATCAGGGGTCTTCATACCCACGTAGGGTTCGGTATCTCTCCACATAGATTTCATCTCGACTGTGAAAATGTTTGACCGGATGCGTTTACTGATTTCCTCTTTTTGCGTAGGATTCATGTACTCTTTGTATGTCTGGTACTTACCTGTTGCCCAAGCAGAGAAGCTCTCGACTTGTTCGGTTGATGTCGGGATGACTTTGGAAGTGGAGATGATAATGTCCATGAAGTTTATAGAAGCTTAAAACCTTTGATTTCTTTTTGTCAATAATTCCACTTTGATGGCAATTACCTCACATCAACGTACAGAAAAAATTGACAGTTTTCGAGTCGTAGGAACTCAGGTGCATACTACCAATAGCAATCACTTAAAATGGACCCACTATCTCACCCTTGGACGCTAGAACAATTCCGAAACATAAGACCCGAACAGGTAAAGTACACTTCAGACATTCTTTCTTCAGAAGAAGAAGCCAAGTTCAAGGTAGTACATGCGCCGGTTAAATCTGGTAAACGTTCTTTTCCTGAAATCGCTTCTTTACTGAAACCAACTTGTGTGCATATTTTCGTTTCATCGCTGAACCGAAAATCTGAAAAATTACAACACGACGAATTAAAAAAATATGGTATTCTTGTTCTCTTAACTTATAATAAAAAAACTGCCGACTCGTGCATAGATATAGTCATGTTCTTGTCGAATGCCGGTCAGGAGGTGCTGATTCATTTGGACGAGCTGGATTATGGGTGCAAAAACAATCAGATTCTGAGTGGTGTTTACTTCAAATTGAAAGACGAGGACAACGTAAAATTCATCCTCTACAGTGCGACAATCGACGTTGTCAGAACCGACTTTCTAGATGACGATAAAAACGGGTTTCGTGTGTTACCACCTTTCGTCCCACCAACCGCGTACTATGGAATCAACCAGTACATCGAAAACAAAAAAATAGTCCAAGCAACGCCGTTCGTAGAGTTCCCACCATCGGGAAAAATGGTTCTAACCGACCAGGGAAAAGAATGTATCGCGAACCTCCTGAAAGACACGTATAACCCCATGAAAAAACAACATGTTGGCATATTACGCTTGTCTGGAAAAAAAGAAGGAGAACAAGATTTCAAACTATTCGAGAATAATGTTCATGTAGTAGAAGAGTTTGCGAGAGAGTGGTATATCGCGAACAATATCGAAATTAAAGCCGCTGGTGGTCTAAACGTTCTATTTGTGAGCAGTAAACACGGATCTGTGAACTGGGATGATAGCGCATTCTGGAGTAACCTAGATTCTGTTGTTCCTGTACTGATTGTCATTTGTCAGATGTCAGGAAGAAGCACGGAATGGAAATGTCATCCGTACTTGTCCTGGTTTCACACTTGCCGTTCTCTCTCATGCAGCGCGAGTACACAAATACAAGACCAAGAAAGAGTGGTTTATTATGAAACCGAGTACAATAAAGGCACAGACATTGTCCTTTACGGGAATGAGAACTGTGCACTTTACAGCGCAGGTCTAATTGACTCGAAAGAACTGATAGACAGGACAAACAAGATGCTCGCTCTTACATTGAATGGTAGATGTCAAAACTCTTTTCGGGTGTTCATGAAAACACCTGAGGTATACGATAGTTGGGAAGAAATACCAGAACCAGTTATCTCGAAATTAAAACTGAAAAAAGTTGACTTGATCAACGAACGATTACGTCTACGGAAACAGATGATTTACACGCAGCATAAAAACAACGCGACATTACATCATCTGGTGGAAGTTGCGGATTATTCGTGGGAGGACGATGGGATGTACACGACTGCTGACTTTCTCAAGTTCTGCTACTTGAAAGAAACTGGTAGAAAGGCACCCAAATATAATCGAACGGTGTGGCGCAAGACCGAACTACTGAAGAACTTGTCTGCGGGGATGAACAAGAAAAATCCACTGAGACTCAACCTGTTCTACGAAGATGACGAGAGAAATCCAGAGAATTATAAATTTATGGTAAGGGAGATTGATCGAACAGAACCTGTCATGTTTAAAAACGACAGCATGTATAATTTTAGCGACGGTTAGAGAGATTTGTTTAAATTTTAAATAATAATGTATTTTTTCCTGTAAAATATAATATGATTATAGGGTAATGTCTATCTACGCTGTATTGATTATAAGTTTTTGGTGTATTTCCGGGTTTCTGATGCTAGTCTTTCTCCGTTGTCTATGCATTACTTATCCTGAAGACCGAATAAATGAAAACCGAATATAAAATGATATAAAAACAAAATAGGAAATTACCAAAACATGGACTTGGAACAATCCAATCATTTTCTAATCCAGAAACTCGAAAAAAACGAGCCATTTCTAATCACAAGACTCGGAATAGGTGCGGAAACCATCGTTACTTATTTAACAGCGCATAACCTGAATATTGACGACAGACTTCTTCGAACATTACAAAATAACGCGGGGATTTTATGTGAAGATTATCAGCAAATACGAGAATATTCTATCAAATACGAAACCAGTCTGAAGCATTCCACGGCTTTAGCAAAGTGGGATGGAGATATGTGTGGATTATCACAATATCAGGAATACTTTATAAGAAAATACGATTTACAGTGTGTTACCACCACGGTTTTAGAACCATTTTACTGTATTGAATCAAACCTGATACCGTGGAGTCACAGTTTGTTTGGTAAAAAAGTGTTGATTATTAACCCATTTACAGAATCCTTTCAGCTCCAAATCAATGCAGGGTTCCAAATGTACAAAGATCCGAACAAAAAAATCTTCTTGGATGGTCAGGAGTTTGTCTTTTACAAAAGTTACCAAACGTCGGGTTCCAACAAAATCCACAAAAACTGGATCGAGACGTTTGAACTTATGTGTAAAGATATCGAAAAATTAGATTTCGATATTGCGCTGGTGGGATGTGGAGGTTACGGACATCCATTATGTGATTTTATATTTACTAAGATGAACAAATCTGCTATTTATGTAGGAGGTGGGCTGCAATTATTATTCGGAGTAATGGGGAACCGATGGGTAAACTTACCTTTCTGGAAAGAATTAGTAGATAAAAATGGCAGTAAATTTATCCGACCTAATGCAACCGAACAAATTTTAAACCAAACTAGAATAGAAAATGGCTGTTATTGGTAAAAAAAAGGTTAGATTAAAGCATTAAAATTCAAAAATCATTCTTCGTACGCCTCGCTGCAATATGTGTTTGGTAGAAGAATATTAACCTTTTCCGCGATACAACGCACAACTCCTCCTCGGGATCCGTTTGCCGTTCCAATTGATTTCAACCAGAACCAGAAACGGTCAGCGTGCTCCACTGGGGAAACACCTGGAGCCTTGAAACTAAGATACATCCCGATGAGTTGATACGTTGTAAATACACCCGCACTCTCTAGCGCAATTTTACTTGCACGACCTATTCCTGGAACTTCCAAAATATTTTCTGTTACTTCAGCCCTCAAAAAATCCATCAGCGTGTTTCCACCGACTTGAGAACGGTTTGGATGATAACCTTCAGCCATTTTATTGTGAATTGATTGTCTTTTTATTCGATTAGGTAAGGGAAAATTCTTCTTGTCAATAATTCCTCTTCTTCTGAATGATGGTGGGCGAATTTTAGTGATTGGTATGTGGTTTTTGCCATTGTAAATAATACAAAACGATTTCTGAAACTTGTCTGTCTGTTTTGTATTATTTTTTCTTTTTGTGTGCTTTTTTTAAGGAACTGCGTTTTCTTCTTTTTGCACTCCTCTTTCTTTTCGTTTTCTTTCGCCTTTTCTTCCCACCTTCTTTCTTTTCAATTTCTTCAGAGGCTTCTTCTGCTTCTTTTGCGGCAGCTTCTTCTTCTTCTTCTTCTGCTTCTTTTGCGGCAGCTTCTTCTTCTGCTTCTTTTTCCGCGGCTTCTTCTTCTTCTTTCTCTTCTTCTTCTTTGGCTTCCTCTTCTTCTTTTGCAGCTGCAGCTTCCTCTTTCTCTTCTTCTGCCATTTCCTTCTTCTCATCCTCTTTTGATCCAGAAAGGGGTACCAATATCCCGATGGTAATGAGGGTTAGTCCGACAAATCCTGCAGTGATCATTGGTATATTTCCAATGGAATATGTGGTAATTTTATTCTCAACATTTTTTGGCCGTATACGTTCCCAAAGAACACTAAAGTCGAAAACTGCCATTAATATACATAAACATTATACAAAAAACTCTAAATAAAGAAAACGGTATATAAATAATTTGTGTACTGAAGTATGGAGAGTTATTTAAAGATATACGATACTTTGGAAAGGAAAATTGTATATGATTTCCGTTTGGGGTCAGGTGGAATCGGCGATTTAACAAAATTTTTCGTGCACTTGTTGAATATCTGTATTGATCAAAAAATCAAAATACATTATTTGATCAACAATATTCCAGCTGAAAAATATCTGAAACTGTGCCACCCAAAAATGTATATAACGCCGGAAACAATACTGAAAAGCAAATACCACATTATCCAGCAACCATCTGACATTGCAAACATTAATAATACGGATTACTACGTTGTGACTCCTTTTGCCTTTTACGACTCCTTTTCTTTCGATGCTATAACCATTCCTCTTCAAGATGTGTTTTATTTTACAGATGAAGTGAAACGCCACATGATTCTTAAAAATGAAAAATATATTTCGCTTCATTTACGCATGGGAGATAAACATTTAGAAACAGATAAAAGGTTCGTATGCTGTAAAGAAGACAGTCGTACATTCCACGAGGCAAATATATTCGAGTTTATTGAAAAAAATCAGGACAACAAAACAATCTTGTTTTTGTGCGACAACAATAATTATAAATTGAAACTTAAGTCCAAGTATGAAAATATCTTAATAACCGATTTTGATATAGGTCATACTAGTTTCATAAACACAACAGAACTACAAGTTTTAAACACATTGAAAGAGTTTTATTTACTGTCGAACTCGGAAGAGATATATATTGCTTCTTACAGTGGGTTTTCAAGAATGGCTTCAAAATTTAAAAATATCCCCATTCATGAGTTGTATTAAACCAAAAATCTTTTATCCGGACAAGATATAACATGAACTTCAAATTGAAATATATCAGTGTTCCGATTTTTCTCGTCAGTTTTGCTTTGGGGATATTCGCGGTATACATTTACGAGCCAGAAAACAAAAAGATTATGGTGTACCCATCACCTGACAATGTCGACTACATACAGTATAAAGACAAGGCCAATAATTGTTTCCAATTCAAAGAGCAAAAAGTAGCGTCTTGTCCAACAAACGTTGAAAGAATACCGATACAATCCAATTAAAATGTCCGCTCAAACTATAGCATGCATTTAAATCGGTTATTAGCATCGGGGTTTGGGAGATATTTAATTTCCATTTTACTAGGCTTGGGCTTGGCGACCTTATTTAGAAAAGCGTGCAAAGACCGTTCGTGTCTATCGTTCAATGGTCCTGTAATCAGTGAAATCGACGGTAAAACGTACCAATTCGGTGAATATTGTTATAAATACGATTTGATTCCAGTAAAATGTGATCCCAAAAAAAGAATCGTGGAAATAGATGATGGCGCGGCAAAGATAGTAAAGGAAGATCAGAAAAAAGGGACTCAATCAAACCCCCTGTTATCCATGTTGGGGGGAAAATAAAAGTTCGTTCTTTCGTACATCTTTAGATAATTCATATATTTTATACAAAGATGTCAGACACTACAAAAATTATGGATCTTCCTGAAAATGTGACTATCCACTCATCACAACAATACCAGCAACATAATGGTCCACCACCTCCGCAACAACAAAACAGGCCTAGAGCAACCAACACGACCACATATGCGCCGATCGATTCCCATCCGAATCCATACGGTCATCCTCCTCCTTCCATCCCAACTCCATCTTACAGCGACAGTGGGCAGACGAATGTGATTAGTTATCCCCCAACGAATTCATCATATAATACGAATGACCTCCGGCAGCTTCCGCAGCAGCATCTACCTAGTCGCGATATTCCCATGACTTCTGTACAATATACACATGATGAAACAATACAATCTAATTACATTCCTCCTTTACCGAATGATGTGAGGAAGAGAACAACCGAATATTTGAAGCAATACGACGAGGCAACCGAGAGAAAAATAGAAGGTCATGAGCAATCAAAACAGAAACAATCTCGAATGGATTCTCTCATTGAGCAAGGACAGCTTCCCATTCTAGTGGCCATTTTGTTTTTCATATTCCACATGCCAATTGTTTCGTCGTATATTTTTACGCGATTGGCCTTTCTTGAGATTTACAACTCGGATGGCAATTTCAACGTTTACGGTCTTTTACTCAAAAGCAGCTTATTCGGTCTAGTATTTTACGGATTATCGAAAGGAATTACATTCTTGAGTGAGTTTTAATGTCACTCATTCATTCATTGAAATAATCGTCTCTCAAACTGTTCATTTTTTTATCCGTGATTCTTCCTTTCTTTCCTAAAAATAGTTCAATGGCATCTTGTGTAGTTAATTTCTCTCCGTCTTTTTCTTTTATGAGCAAGGTAATGATAAAAAACAAAGAATACATTCCACACTCATTATTCTGTAACTGATGCTCCATTTTTTTATTTTCATAATAGGCCAGTTTATATTTAGGCGTCATGGCCTCGCCTTGGTATTTAACATTTTGTACAAACTTTTTAATTTGCGGAGGAATAGGCTCGGCAGTGCTGTCAAAATAAAAAATGAATTGTGCATCCAAATCAATGAAAAGAGAAACCCAATGCGAACCGCCTTCATTATGCTTGTCCAAATTAAACACCACTCCAATTTTCCGTTTGCCTTTCGTGAATTGATCTTGTAAATTAAAATTGCATAAATTAGGACATACACATCTCATGGCTTCTTCCGTTTTTTTATAATCATAATCGATTGCCGAAGGGCCAATAAACGTAAAATGAGAATATGTTTTTTCGTATTGATTCAAGACTCCTAAAATGTCATAGTTCGAAAGCCACGCACTTGGGTTTTTCTTCCATTCATGAGGTTGAGCGGGAGCGAACAGAAGAGAAAGTAGTTTATTCTTTACAGAATCCTTTTCGACGTGCTGGACCCAGCACGATTCTTTTTGACATTGAGGCATTCGTTTCTGGATCATCTGGTGAACTTCTCTCGGATCATTCGAACGAATCTTGTCAGTATTGTATTTATTATATGTCGTTTTCAAATCGAGAATGGTTCCCTTGGTAAAACATGAGTTTGGTGCAATCGACCTTCCTTTCGAATAAGGACTGCATTTCTCTTGTTTGAATCGAACAGATTTCGTTTTATTCTTGGATTTACTTTTTATTTTTACCGTGCTCATTTTCTTTATTGAGAGAAAGTATTCTTTCCTCGGTTAAAAGATTCTTTCAAGCAGGAGGAATTTTAAATACCTGTTGCATCTTCCAATATTCTATTTCGGTTGGCGAGTGCTCGGGGACGTGAGCAAACAACGTTTCTTCTTCTTCAACTACTTCCTCCTCTTCCTCCTCCTCTTCAGCACCACGTTCCTTTTCCTGTAACAACGCTTCCACAAACTGCTCAAATAAATGCTGAATTTTAAGATTATCGCTCGGCGTTTTGATTAAATTCTGGAATTTCATGCATAATAAAGCACGAGACGTTTTCAAAGATTCGTACAGTTTCGCTTGCTTGTCATTTGTATCTGATTCCGTGGTTTTCACGTATTTTTTATACGCGCTTCGGTTCATCAAACAATCCAACGTGATTTGGTAGGTTTCGTCTATTTTAGAAGGTTCCATTAAAGTATTATCTGTTATGATTATATATTTAATCTGATTCATGAGTACATCTAATTTAGGAGGACCCTTTACAGGATATTCAGGACCACAAAACTCTTTAAACTACAAAGACGGAAACATTACAGTTATGCGAAGTGTTTTGCGAAGAGGATGGAATACGCAATTTTCACAGGGCATCATTAATGGTGTCAGCGCGAAACAAACGCCTTTTCGATTAGTAAATAACTCGGGGGATTTTTTGTCCAGAAAAAATTATGTTTGTGGTGGATCAAGTCCCAGCGACGCAATGAAACCCGGTAAAGGACGTCGGTTTGGTTCTCTCATATCCAACTGCGATACGACAAACATTCCGGGTTCTTATACGAATGTAAAGTTCGTTCCAGATTCATCAGACTATACGCGTTTTAAGAAACAGCAAGCATATGTCCGTAATTACAATGACATTACAAATGGAGGTTCGGCGAATCCGTCGTACGTTGACTTGATGAGAGTCCGGAGATAATATTTTTAGACGTATATTATAAAGAAATGGCACCAGCGAATCCACAACTTATTGGTGAAGGGACTTATGGTTGCGTTTCGCGGCCTTCTCTCACCTGCGAAAACAGTCCTTCGATGGATTATACAAATAAAGTTTCTAAATTAATGACCAAGAGACATGCTCAGAAAGAACTCGCTGTTTATAATACCGCGTTGAATATTCCAGGAATTGAAACGTATTTGATACCAAAGCCACATATCTGTAAACCTAATGATAATTCTGCTTTTCGTGAATTTTTCTCTCAGTGCGGGAACAAAAAACTGAGAGATTCCGAACTTAGATTGCTTATTTTAGAAGACGGAGGTGTTGCACTAGAAGATGTCTTTGCCCTTCTTCCGAACATGTCCGTGGTTGACTTCACATTATTTGTTTGTAGTTGGGGTAAAATAATCGACGCTGCGTGTTTTTTAGCAACACATAAAATTATGCATCATGACTTGAAACTCGGAAACATTGTGTATAATGTACAAACTGGAAGTCTTAAATTTATCGATTTCGGAAAAGTGAAACCCATGTCAGAGTTCGTTTCGATTTCCAGTAAGAATCAAAATCTCGAAGGCACTTCATGGTTTAATTATCCAGTAGAAACAAAATGCACAAACAAGGAGGATTTCCTTCAAAAAAAAGACTGTTCGGTTTTCAGACACGGGATGGATTACGACGCATTTATCATGAAAGCAGCCGAGACGTTCGACATGTTTAGCATTGGACTTGTTTTCAAGGAATTGGTTGAACTCATGGAAAAATTTCACGATCTTGGCAACAACAAGCTCTTTGGTGATGGGGGCATTCCAATAGCTTTTTTCAAAGAATGTTATGTTTTAGGAGAGCAAATGTCAAATCCAGACTTGAAACATAGAGCCTTTTCGCCATGCGAATTTCAAGAATCATTTGCAAAATTATGCGCCAGACATAAACTAAGATGTACTGCACCAAACAAATTATCTGCTTCTTTAGTCAGGCATTTGGAAGATGTAGAACATGTTGTTGACATTGATAACTTTGCTGATAAATGTAAACTGAAAAAAAAAACATTGAACCCTTATACCAACAAATGCGTAAAGAAATGTGGAAAAGGATTCGTTCGCAAGAAAATGCCCAAGTCACAAACCCGAAAAAATGGATTATTCAAATGCGTCAAAAAAAGGACGTAAAAAACTAAATATAAGGAAATTATATGTCTTTATATTTAACTCCGTGTAAAACAATCCCAGATGAATTAATTGCGCGTTTTACTTTAGAAGGAACCATACCTGTATTGGATTGGTATTTAGATAAAAATTATTCCAAATTTCTTAATTGGACGAACCCACTCATTGAAACATATCTCAAGGATAACAGTATTTCCAATATTGTCATGGGGAACGGACACAGCCCTTATGGGAAAAATGCATGTACATTGTTATTACATGCTTTTCAAGAATACGAGATTCGAAACAAAAAAGTTGCGGTTGTTGGCTCGACAACTCCATGGTTAGAGGCTATTTTATTAAATTTAGGAAATAAAGTAACCACTGTAGAATACAATGTCCCCATCACTACTTTTCCTAACTTGTCTTGTGTGGACGCAGAAACATTTGAAACAACGTGCATGGAATACGATTGTATTGTTTCGTATTCTACAATCCAGCACTGCGGTTTAGGTTGCTATGGCGAACATTTAGATCCTGAAGGAGATTTGAAGTTAATGGAAAGTATACATAAAAATCTGTCGAATAATGGTGTACTTATCTGGAGTTGTCCTGTAGGAAAAGATGCTCTAGTTTGGAATGCTCAGCGTGTTTACGGGGAACTTCGGTTACCTATGATATTTGAAAAATTTAAAGAGTTGAAATGGTTAGGGTGTTCGAAAGAAGAATGTTTTGAATTGCCGCTAGCTAAATATCAGAAAAATATGCCGATTGTTGTGCTGGAAAAAAAGATTGCTTTTTAATTTAAATACTTAATTAATGTTTTTAATTTAACAAAATGTCTATGCCTTGGATTTCTTAACGACCATCTTCTTCTTCTTCTTTTCTCCTTCCCCATCTTCGCTTGTTGGCGCGACTACTGGTGCAACTTCTGCAACAACTACAGGAACTGGAGCAGGCACAGGAACTGGAGCAGGCACAGGCACAGGCGCAGCTTTAGTCCTAGGCTGGTCGTCATCACTATCTTCTACATATGATGAGCCGCTTTCTTCCACTACCTCGGGATATTTCGTCTCATCCAAGTCCTTGTTGATCTCTGCGGAAGCCTCATCCGAAATCATGATATTGCACTTTCCAAACACAGACTCCATCTCTTGAGGCTTAACCACACACTGAGCTAGTTTCCAAGTGAGCCCCCAACCCTTACCACCTACCCAGATGCCACCGCATTGAAGCATGCAAATTACATTACTTCTCTTCGGAACAAACTCCATTGGTGTTGCATTTTCATTTGCAGATGGAAAGAGTAGATTCGACTGAGTGTCGTAAATTTCCACCTTCCACTTGCCGTCATAATTAGGAACCTTGGGACGAATCGACGGCGCCTTGGTACTGTCAACTTCCTTGGTATCCTTGTTTTTACTGTGCTTCAGAAACGAAAAGTAACCGTACTCTACGATTTCTCTGGACTGCTTCTTACCAAACCACGCTTCAGAATGCTTTACAGCATCTGTCAGGATTTGTTCCTCGAAATCCTTCATCTTTTGAAGAGCTAGATCAGTGTCCGGACGACGTTCTTGATCTCGGGGAAACTGAATCGAAATCGTATATTTACCGTCAGATTCGCCAGTCTTCTCGTCCGTATAATCACTAATGCCCCATGACAGAAGCATTGGAAGAGTCACATACAAACTTCGGTTTGTTTGAGTGCTAATAATTGTAATTGATTTGCCACCTCGGTCGTTGACCTTGGGCTGCATATATCTGAGGGCGGAAGGAGACCATTTTTCGGTTGAGAGCACAATTGAAGAAGACATTTTGGGTTCGAAGAGTTTGGTTTGAATAAGAAACTTTAAACTTTATGATATACTAGTACTGTAAAATCCTTTATATCAATTTTTTATAAAATTCATTTAATTTTTGCGGCAGTTTTGAAAAATCGAAATATATGTGTAATTCATCAATGAATTTCTTTCTTTTTTTCTTTATTGTCCAAACCCATTCTTATACAATTTGTTCGAAATGTGTTCATTCTATTACAAAAGGCGATTTAGTTCACTGCAATCTGTTTGGTTTACATCCTTTATTCAAAAATAGACCCGATGTCGATAATATCGGTAAAGAAATTTGCACAAGTAAAGGAAAATATTTCCTGAATGATACCATGATCTATGACTCCAATATATTTAAAGGGAATTTTCGTAAATCCAAATGAACTCAAATTCAAAATGGTACATTAAAACTAATTCTGACCGAAAAGGCGCTTTTAATCTTCTTGACGGAAGTGATAATGTTTTATTTCACTTCAATCCACGTCCTTCGGAAAAAAGTATAGTCATTTCTTCAAGAATAAACGGTATTTGGGATACGTCTCATAATTTAACAATTCCTTTCCCGTCGTATCATCCGAGTGTGAATACGAACATTCCATTGCATGGAGAAATTGAGGTTGACATCTCGTCGGGATTCCATATCAATATTGAAAATCTCGACCAGAAATTTGTTTATCCGCACGTTCTTCCTTGGAATACCTTCAGAGGAAACGTTTTTATGCATTATCAAAGTGATCAAATGTTTGAAAGCAAATGGACTATAACCAGTAACTATAGAAGAAAACCCTCCTTGAGCCGAATCGCGGTTATACTTTTATGCCGATTCCCACATAAAGTATGGTTTGATTTTCTTGATACTTTTAGTCATATTTATACCGTATATGTTGTTATTGACGACAACTCGGTAGATTACAAAACTACCGAGTTTGGAAAATACCCAAACATTCACATTCTACAGGTCGAGGATTCGGTTTGTAGAAATGCAGGTTATACGAAATCTAGCGTTACTATGAAAAAACCCGAATGTGCCTGGGACAAGGCGTTATATTTTTCTTCTTGTGATTTTATGAACTTTACACATGTATGGTTTCTGGAAGAAGATGTCTTCTTTTACAGTGACCAAACTCTCATGGATCTTGATGAACAATTCCCCGAAAGTGATCTTATCTGTAATCAAGTTACAACCAAAGCAGAAGAACCAAAGAACCATACCTGGAAATGGTGGGGAAGCGTTTTAGAAGCGACCGGAAAAGAAAATTACACCTTTTATCGAGGAATGATGTGTGCGTGTCGAGTATCCCAAAAAGTATTACATGAAATTGGGAAATTTGTAAAGAGAAAAAAAACACTCTTCTTTATCGAAGCTCTTTTCCCTACTATTACCCACTACCTTAAAGGAACCGTCACATTTCCGCTAGAACTCGGGAATATCGTTTTCCAATATCATTGGAATTTAACCAACATTGTTTCGAAACGACACCTTTACCATCCAGTAAAAAATATTCAATCCCACCTTGATTTTAGGAGTTGTTCTTGAAAACGAGAGAAAAAATTGATTCAAAGGTTTGCGAGTAGTCTACACGTCATATTCGCAAACAAACACTATAATAATGTCAGCCAACCTGAAGTATTCCAAGTCCAAGAGAACTTCCTTTTGCAAGGTCTGCAAGGATGCAGGCAAAGATGAGTCTGTTTATACAGCACACAACATTCGCAACGAGAGAAACAAGGTGGTTTGCCCTTTGCTGCTGAGCCAGTCTTGTTTCAAGTGCACTGCTCTCGGACATACCCCAAAGTATTGCCCACAAGGTAAGATTGACGAGAAGAACCAGAAAAGGAGAGAATACAAAGAGCGACGAAGCAGCAATTTGCGCGATTCAAGATCCGCCTCCTATTTCGGAGTGCTGTGCGTCGAGACGGAAGTCGAGGATAAGCCGGTGACGACTGCACCTACTCCTCCTTCTCTTCCCAGTTATGCGAGTATTCTTCGTACTCCTGTTCCAATTCAGGCACCTATTCATGCAGCACCAAAAATCGTGGTTGAGAAAAAACTCCTAAGCTGGGCAGATTGTGTCTCTTCGGATGATGAGGACGATGATGAGTTTGAGGAAGAGGATTATGATTACTAAGTAAGACTGAATTTTCATTTTAAAAATTTAATTAAAATATTTTTTTATGAATGAGAGAAAAAATTGATTTTTTGTATTAAACACAAACAACAAACCAAAGAAAACACATCACAATGTCGAAAACGTGTCACGAAAAAGGTTGCACCAAACTTGCAACTTTTCACAAAGAAAGAAAAACAAGCGGGAAATTTTGTGGAGAACACAAGAAAAATGGGATGATTAGTATCATGTACAGACATTATAATAATCAAGCAGACCAGGTATTCAGAGCTTTGCCACAGGCTTTGCAGTGGGAAATTCTCGTCCAATTTGTTGGTGGGTTTGTTGTTCGAAATAACAGACTGAGACGCATCATGTCGGGCGAGTTGCAGGAAAAAATCATGGAACATAATTTCAGTCTTAACTGGCTATCGCTACGCAGACTATGGTTAAAACCACTCGTCGAGTTTCCAACACCAAACCGACTATTCATGTCCGCTCTTAATCGCGGCAATAATGTATTGAATTTCAGATGCGATGGACAACCATGGACCGATACCGGCGACCCCGACCGTTTGCTTATCATATCGTCGGCAGAGTTTTCTCGGAAAGAATATTTTGTTACGCTGTTTAGTGACGGCGGGTACAATGGTCGACTCTCCTATGGTTATCGTTTCTCCTATCGATGGTACATTACAGAGATGGATGATTCGATAACATTGCCACCGTTTGAAAAACACGTGTATCCTTCGTATCCCTACACAAACAAAAAAATCGGAAGACCGTTACTGAAAATGAAACTCCACGCTCCCGTTCAGGGAAAAATACCTTCTGGCTTGAATTACGCAGAAACCAGATCTTGGTTGGAAGGGCGACGTATTTTGAGCGGAAAAATTGACATGCCGATTTCATTTATATTTGATTAACAAATTTAATATTACTACCTTACAATGGACCAAGTATTCAAGAGCTTGCCTCGGGCTTTGCAGTGGGAGATTTTAACAGTATTTGTCGGTGGGTTCGCTGTTCGATTCAATCGGTTGAGACGATTTATGACGGGCGATGTGCAAAAACAAATCATGAAACATAATTTCGAACTGCACGATATTTCCTCGCGTAATCTATGGGCAAAAAATATCGTGTATTCGACTATCCCGTTCCGACTAGAACATCTCTTGAATCGAGAGATTCGAAGGGTTTATGTCGAAAAAAATGGAATCCCTGGATTTAAGCTCGATAAGGCTAGCATCTATCAGGCGATTGCATTGACTGAGTTTACCAGACGCGAAATATTTGCAGTCTTATTAAAAAAAAAAGACACTGGAAGCCTTTCTTACGGATATTATAGTTGGGGAAGAGATTGGTACATCACGCCAATAAACGACTCAATCGTATTGCCTCCATACGTGAAGCACTACTATCCTTCGTACCCACACACAAACAAAAAGCTTGGGAGACCAGCACTTAAAATGAAAGTATACGACCCAGCTGGAAAGGCGGTTGTAATGTCTTCTTGGAGATACAGAGAATACCGCGCTTGGAAAGAAGGTCTTTACTATGATGAAGAAGACGAGATAGAAGATAATGGTCGGGTTGCGCTAGAGTAGAGTAGAGTAGAGTAGAAGTAAATTTAAATTAAACATTAACAAACCAAATCTTTTTTTTCACAATTCGACGTCACTTACGACCATCTTATGATCACTCCACCATTTCGCAGAATTCTCTCCGTGAACAAATGAACTTTTCACTGCCATATTTTTCACGTAAATCATATCAATCCTCTGACCCGGTTCTTGTTTATATAACGTACTCGCCGGCCAAGTATGTCCTTTATCTGTTTTATCTTTATTCGCAGCCCAATAGGTATCCACAAAACCTTGGCTTTCAAAAAACTTGGAAACGGGGACATTTATTTCTAAATCTAAGTGAGATGGCTCGTTAAAATCCCCGGCAATTATGGCTCGGCTATACGTTTTTGTCTTGGCTAGTTCTACTTTCACCCTGGGCAATCTCCTTTCAGCACACAGTTTCAGAATCCGTTTCATATCATAATGTAATGGAATATGCTCACTTGATTTGTAAACTTGTTTTTTCATGTGATGTGTAACTGCCGGAATGTCATCTAAATGCAGTCCTCCAATGTAAAATGGTTCCTTTCTAGAATTTACCAGCTTAACAATGTTGTTGTCGAGTATAGCTAGCTTTTTCGGATTAATTAAAACACAGGTGCCGTCGCCCTGGCTGAATGTTAAGATTTTCAGACCTAATTCATTCGCCATTCTCTCGACATTATACAATTCCATTTCCTGTAGAAATAAAACATCTCCTTCCATTTCGGATAGAACCGCAATCCATTTAGTAAGCAGAATGTTCTTGTTTCCAGGATACTCGGAGCACATGTTCAAAGTCAAAATTCTCAAGTTGTGCTTCATTATAATACAGTACATTAAAAAAACAAGGACATATGTGGGGTTAAGCAGGTAAGCGTGCGTCCTCATTAATTGGACTGAAAATGAATATAGAGAAACAAATCGTAGAACCTAAAGATGCAAACTAGTAGAAACGAATCCACTCTCGAATATGTCAGTAGCAGAGGAATTCTCAAATCCTGCGACTGGTTTTCTCTCAATCCACACTCATCTATAAGGTTCATGATAGATTATCCGCCTCTCCCCTCTTTTTCTACCATTCCAGTCCTATATGTTTGTAGCAGTAGTATACCATATTTTAAAGAAACGGTTCTGTCTGTCCTAAAAATACCTTTTATTTTGGTTGGAGGTGATTGCGACGAGACAATCCCCAATGATATTTTTAAAAACGAAGCCGAGTTTTTACAGTTTGTGGAAAACCCATTCTTGATACATTGGTTCAGCCAGAATTTGGTACGGAATCATCCAAAAATGACGAAAATTCCCATCGGAATGGACTATCACACGATGGCATCGTCGACTCAGTGGGGGCCAGTGACATCACCTTACGAACAAGAATGCCTTCTCAAAACATTAAAAAATACTGCATTGCCTTTTTGGGAAAGAAAACTGAAATGCTATGCAAACTTTCATTTTTTAATGACTACGAAACACGGGTATGACCGTAAAGATGCCGTTAAAATGGTAGACAAATCTCTCGTTTTCTATGAACCAACCCATATTCCGAGAGAAGACACCTGGAAAGCACAAAGAGAGTACGCCTTTGTGATTTGTCCTCACGGCGGTGGATATGATTGCCATCGTTTATGGGAAGCACTCATTCTCGGATGCATTCCGGTTGTGAAAAAATCAAATATTGATGAATTATATCAAGATTTGCCAGTGCTGATAGTGGATCAGTGGGAGGACATTACCGAAGACTTGTTGAAAACCACCATTGTAAAATTTCAGGAAAGAAAAGAATCGTTTCGTTATGAAAAGCTAACCTTGAAATATTGGATGGACAAGATTAGGACGTTTTCTGTTTTACGTGCTCCCACTGGCATTTAACCTTGAAGGAAGGACATATAAAAATTCTGCCCTTGTTTTTTTCTCTAATTTCACGATTGAAATTAGTATGCTCGCAGGTGGCAACTTTATGGTCATGTCCCAAATATTTGCAGTTTTTGATGATAGCCATCCTGTAAATACCAAACCCACCAAACGCCGAGTGGACCGGGATAAGAGGTTTCGTTTCCGGAATAATCACTTGGTTCCTGTACACATATCTTTCCCTATCATATTTCTGCCAACAATCATAATCGATGACATCAGGCCATAAATCTCCATGGATATCATTCTTCCACAAAGATGCTTCAATCCTCAACGGCCAAATATCATAATAAGGTCCATTACAGTTTGCAGTTAAAACATCCCACGTCGAAATATCATGCTTGAAAATCTGTTTAAAATCGTCATTCGTATATAAATCCATTACATCAAAATCTGCCATGACCATGTAATCATATTCCGGAAACTTGGCATTTACATAATCTAACATTTTATTTCGACCTTGCGCAATCACAATAGGGCGGATATTTTCACGAACTCCGTTTTCACTGAACAAATGAAAGTTTGTATGTTCTTTGCCGAATTTATTCAGAATATTCGCAGTGGCATCTGAAGAATCGTTCTCGTATATTACCATTTGAAACTCTTTAAAAATATCCCGCATTTTATACATGTTTTTTAGAACTGCTTCAATATACGCCGCGCTGTTTTTTGTGCATCCACAGACGACTACTTTATAATCGTACATTCACTACGTAAAAAATGATGTAATCATATATTTATATCATTTTCCTGTTTTCAATTTAAATTCGTTTCCAACGCGGCTACTCTCTGCTCTAATTCTTGTATTTTCTTCATCATTTCTTCCACCATGCTCTGATTTTGATTTTTATCTTGATTATGCTGATTTTGCTGAATTTCAATATTGGAAATATCTAAAGAACGCTGTGACTGATATTGCAGTAATCTCTCTTCCATATTTGTAATGACATCGTCATCTACAACGGGTTCTTCAAACATTTTCTTGGCATCTGGTAAATCCGGTTTTTTCGTCATTTTTTGATAAACCTCTTCCCTCTCTCGAAACTCTCGAACCGATCTATCTTCCGATGACTCGACGACGATTTTGTTCATCGGTTGAATTACCCGGTCTAGAATTCCACGAATCGTCTTTTTATTCAGTTCTATTAATTGCTGATAATTCAGTTGCACATGTTCGTTCTCGAAATAAATGGCTTCGATTGTTTTCCTGAAAAGTTCATTTTTCTGAGAGAATTCCATATTATAAAACTGGGGATGTTGTTGCAACATTCGCCATAAAATCACTTGGTTTTCCGTAGTTACAAAGACAGCCATTTACCATTCTATAGGAATATGTATTCATATAAGTTTCGTTCACATATCCGACTCGGATGTACTATCTTCGTCCTCTACTATTTCTTCTTCCTTTTTCACATTTTTATCCATGAACCGAAAGATTCGCTTGATATCAAGTGGCTCAATGTCGTCTTTCTCAAACATATTTTCGAGAGACTGATACCAGTCATTATTTTGTTTTGAGTTACTGTACATGATGCGCAGCTCTTGGAAAAATGAAAAAACATCCTT